AAACACATTAGCCTGACTGAAACGGGCATCGAGTACGTGGAACGTGGAAGAAGGTTCGATTCCTTCATACTCAATTTCAGTAGTGTGTTTTATAATGGGCCTGACACAGGATCGATTGGGTCACAAGTATTGAAATGGACAGTCCGGCAATGTAGAAGCCGTTAGGATTGGGGTGACCCGGTCGCAGAAGCAAAACAAAGTAACCGCAAACGACTCACAGTTCGCATTAGCTGCCTAAACTCAGCTTAGGGTAGTTATACCTCGTAACAGAAAATAACAGAAAGCACCTTCGGGTGCTTTTCTTTTGACTAAATATTTGTCAGGAGGACACAACCATGAAACAGAGAAAGCTAGTAGCTAAACTGTACAGGGCTTGCGTCGACCACGATGCCGAGAAACAATACGAACTTCGTTTAAAAGAGTTCGCCAAAATCTTGAAACACAAGGCCGAAGGCAAACCGTTTACACACAAATGGACTTTGGTAAGGATTTAAGATTGTAATACAACTGTAATCTTTTAAACATAATACTACGATAAATATTGCTATGCAAAAAACTTATCGTAGTATTTTTGTGAGTGATGTCCATTTAGGTACAAAAGACTGTAAGGCGGAACAGCTCAATAATTTTCTCAAGCATAATAGTTGTGATACACTATATCTTGTAGGCGATATCATCGACGCTTGGAAAATACAACAAAACAAATGGCGTTGGAAACAGAGCCACACTAATGTGGTACGCAGAGTACTAGGACACGCCAAGCGTGGCACCCGTGTTGTATTCATAGCAGGCAATCACGATGAATTCTTAAGACCAATGATACCCTATGGTTTCAACTTTGGTCTAGTAGAAATACACAATCAAATAGAACATATAGGTGCAGACGGCAAACACTATCTAGTCACTCATGGAGATCTGTTTGACGGCATTACCCGTCTTGCACCATGGATAGCATTCCTGGGAGACAAAGCCTATGACGTTGTTCTTACACTCAACAATAAGTTTAATTGGATTCGTCGCCGTATGGGTTTTGGGTACTTTAGCCTTAGCCAGTATCTTAAGTACAAGGTTAAAAAAGCAGTAGACTTCGTGTTCAAATTTGAAGAGAACTTGGCCAACTATTGCAAGAAGCGTGGCTTCGACGGAGTTATCTGCGGACACATACATCACGCAGAGATAAAAGAAATCAACGGTGTCACATACATGAATGACGGTGATTGGGTCGAGTCATGCACAGCACTTGTAGAACATTGGGACGGACGTTGGGAAATAGTTACTTGGACCAAGGAGAAAGATGATGTGGATAATGTTATTGTTAGCGATACATTCAAAAAATCCAAACGACATCCCGGGAAGAATAACATTAATGTTTCCGGATCAGACATCGTGCGAATCGATCCTGAAGACAATGTCGTATCAACTAAAGTTTGAAAATTTTAAGGTAGTAGGCGAATGCAAGAAACAATGAAATTCAGTGATAAAATTACTATTGTAATTCCTTGTAAGAATGAGGAAAATTACATTCCGTATCTATTAACGCACTTACGTAATCAAATGATAGGTAGTACCAGAATCATTATTGCAGATTGTTCAACGGACAACACTCGTGAAGTTATTCAAGTATCCAAGGGAAATCTCAATGTTGAAGTTATTGAAGGCGGCCCTGTTTCTACTGCCAAGAACAACGGAGCACGGCTAGTTACTACTCCATATATTTTATTCATTGATGCTGATGTACGTTTCTTTAAGGATACGGTTATCCGGGATGCTGTTGCTGAAATAGAGTCAAAGAACTTAGATCTTATCGGACTAAACCTCAAATGCTATGATCAAGACATTCGAGCAAAGATCGGATTTACACTTTTTAACGTTATAAACAATATTCTAAAATATTTCTCACCGTTTGCTATTGGTGCATTTATGCTAACTCGTAGAGATCGTTTTGAAGAACTAGGTGGGTTTCCTGAAAAAACAGTAACATCTGAGGACTATTTTTTATCTAGGCAGTATAGCCCTAAAAAATTCAAAATATTAAATCATTATTTTGGACAAGATAGTCGAAGGTTTAAGAAGATGGGATATTTTGGAATGGGATGGTATCTCATTAAAAACTTTATCAATCGTAATAATCAAGAATATTGGGACCGGTTAGATTCGTCAAAGTACTGGAACTAATAAGATACTCGCCTGCTGACGGCGTACAATGTGATAAGTAGTCAGCAGTAAACCCGCTTTGGCGGGTTTTCTTTTGGCAACATTAGACTCAGATTTAGTTGACATCGGTGCTAATACTGATATATAATAGTAGATGATGAATTAATCATCTATTTTAAAGGAAATTAAAAATGAAGAAAATCGCAATCGCATCTCTAATCGCAATGGCAGCAATGTCTGCATCCGCATTAGAAGTTGGTGTAACAGCCGCACGTGAGTACACAGGTACAAACACAGACGGTATGGGTATTACACTAGGTCAGAAGTTTGGCAAAGTTGGTGTCACTGCTGGATTTGAGCGTTTCACTAAGGAAGTCAACGACCAAGATCGATTGAGCCTAACAGCTGGTTACGATGTTGCAAAATTTGGTCCTGTAACAGTTACTCCAAAAGTCGGGGTTGCTCATCTCAGAAACTCTGCCGCAGTTGACGGCTATGCTCTAACACTCGGTGTTGGTGCAAGTGTTCCGTTAAACAAAACTGTTGACCTCACAGTTGATGCTCGTCGCCAATACGGTCAAGACCGTGTTAACGCATTTGACGGTAACACAGTTACCGCCGGACTAAAAGTTAAGTTCTGATCTTAACTTTAGTAACCAAAAGGCTACTCTGGTAGCCTTTTTTTATGTTATAATATTTTATGATTGGTATAGATATTACAAGAATATCTAGGTTTGAAAAAATGTCAAACTTAGAACAGTTTATCAAACGATTCAATGTGGACGGTACTACTGCTCTAGCGGCCGCAAAGACCTGGGCTTGTCTTGAAGCAGTTTACAAAGCAGAAGGCGGCAATGTTAACAGTGAGCAAATCAGAGTGCTGTTTCCAAAAAATTCTGCACCCAAGATTGTGGATGTTGATAACACCTTAAAGTATAACTACACAATGACACTTAGCCATGAAGACGATCTAGTGGTAGCAGTAGCATTCGGAACAAAGGAATAATATGGGTCACGGTGGTAAGGGCGATAGACAACGCCCTACAGATTTAAAAGCATTTAGCACAAACTATGATGCAATTTTTAGGAAGAAAGATATGCAGGTAAGAGTTAAAGAAGATGAAAGTAAAATTGGGCAATGCGGTTGTGGTCGTAGTCCAACAGGTAAGTGCATTGGGTGGCATGGACTGAATGAAGAACAATTAAAAGCTGCACAAGAAAAATATGCAGCCGAAGGAAAAACAAATGGCTAAAATTCAAGAAACTATTTTTGTTATTAAACTAAGTCAATTGGTTAGAGATCGAGGTGGCGACGGCAATACATTTGCTGACTTGCCTGCAACAATAGAACAGGTCATTCAAGAGCTAGTGCCCGGCGATGTTGTTGTTGAAGTAGAACAAGCATAATTAGGTACAGTATATTTTGTTAGTGTTTCTTCGGAAACACTAAAATTATGTTTGTAATGTGCTATCCTAAATTTTTGTTTAACGCTGAGATGCACTATTGCAACCGGATATAATCTGTCAACCAGTGGATGTCCTAATAGATATTTTTCTATAGATGCTACTAGACAGTCAGTGGGATGTACTATTTTATGTAGTAGCCAATAAGTTCTGTTTTCTTCACCGGAGTTAGTTTCGTGTGAATTAATGAGGCGGCATAAAGGAAGATAAGCAGTTATCTTAACACTCATAAAAATATCAAATACATTTAAACTTTCTCCAATCATCACACCCAATGTTAATAATGCAACTGCACCAGTGTTCCTACTTTCGGGTATAGAATTATCAGTTGGCAGCGTTCCGGCTAGCATTAGAAATCCAAACTGACTAGAGTTCGGAAACGAATAGATAGAAAATGAAATTAAAACATTAGTAGATAAATCTTCAACAGCCAAGACACGGTATTCTGAATTTTTATCTAACAACATGTCTATAAGTATCCTTTCGAAATCCTCGTCAGATTTGATATTTTTAAGAGAACCTTGTATATGTGATTTGGATCGATAGATAGATAAAATACTTTCGCAGTCCAAAAGAGAACATTGAAAAGCTCGAAAGTTACCATATACTAGTTCCATAATAATATTTACTGTTTGGTAAAATCAATGGTTGCACTATTGGTTATACCGAGTGTATACTATGTCTATAGGAGGTTCATAATGAACGCTGAATACACACTTACACAATTGAAACTATGGTGCATTAACCAATCTAAAGATGAACAGATTTGGTTTAATAAAGATACTACATATCAATGGACTAGGGGCAAAGACACTGCTACTGGATTGATTAATGGTGTAGTACGAAAGTTAGCAGGCATTGATCCTGCTGGCAAACAAATTTGGGTAGTAGCAGGATCTCTCAAAATTGCACCTAACGGTCAAGTACTGAGATTTACTGGCATTCCTAGCAAGGTCCAAAAGTCATTTGAACCACACGCATCGAACACTGCTAATCCTATTGACTTTCCCCAAACTGAGTTAGCATAATGTCAATGCATCTACATCACCCTAGCCTTAGTCTCAATGGCAAGAAGAAGGGCAAAGTTAAATTTCGTAATGCAGACGAGGCTCGTAAAGCACGTGACCTCGACGAGTCTTGGAAAGAACTTCAAAAGAAATGGGCAGTAGAAGCCGAGGACAAAAAACGTAAGCGGGCACTGTCAGCTGAACCGTTGTCCTACAAATTATCTGCACCACCGGGCAGAGAAAACACATCACGAGCCCCTAGTCGGGGTGACGGAATGGGCAGTGCAACTCTTGCACCTCCTAAAGTATATACAGGCACAAAAGTCAAGGGCATTGCAACAATGCACAAGTCTAATGCTGTTCCGGTTTTCTCAGATGAGGAAGCAGTTGCAATTTCTAACATGAGGAGATAATATGACATTTTTTGAAAAATACGGCATGCCTAGATCTAGCGAAGAATTACGTGAAGAATATCTACTACAGAAAGAACAAGCAAGGATTAATCCCGCGGCAGAAAACGTTGATCATTACTCAGATCTAGGTTTTAAAAAAGTATGCTCAGTTAGAAGTACTCGAGTGGGCAATTACTGGGAATATACTCATATTGATGAATCAGTAATGTATGACTCACATAGAAGTTGGGTATACGTTATTACTCAACATGGTCGTATTGTCAAGATAGGAGAAACAGGTAATCCGTTAGGAATAAAAATGTCAGATGGACAACCTAAGCTAGGCACACAGTGCCGTCTCGGTCGATATAGGAAAGGCGGCGGCACCGATGAGGATATTCGAGATATCCTAAGGATAGAAACACAAAATAAATTTCACATTCATGCTATTGAAATATATGCTATGAAATGTCCTGAGATTGATTTTCCTATTAAGATCTGTAATGAAGAAAAAATTATCAAATCTCAAATTCACAAAGAATTAGAAAAGGCTTTGTTAGACTATTTTAAAGCTAATATAGGTAAGTATCCTGATTGTAATGCAGGACGCTGTTAATAAATATCTCTTATGAAACCAACATTAAATGAAAAATTTCTCGCCTACCTAGCATTACTAAGCGGTATAACTCTTTCGATTGTAGCAGAGTACTACAGTATTCTCGGCCTGACTGCAATTTTCTCAGCCGCAGTTATCCCTGTTGTTATAATGGGTATTGCTTTAGGCATAGGAAAAGTCACTGCTACATTATGGCTAAAACAAAATTGGAACATTGCACCCTGGAGTATTCGAACTTACTTGCTGGCTGCAATCGCAGTATTGATGCTGATCACATCAATGGGTATTTTTGGATTCTTATCTAAAGCACACTCAGATCAAAGCCTAGTATCGGGTGATGTACAAAGCAAGATTGCTATCTATGACGAAAAGATTAAAACAGCCAAGGACAATATAGATGCGAACCGTAAGGCTCTTAAACAGATGGATGAGGCTGTGGACCAAGTCATGGCAAGAAGCAGTTCAGAAACGGGTGCCGACAAAGCTGTTGGGATTAGACGCTCACAACAAAAAGAACGTGCCCGCCTTCAGTCTGAGATCCAAGCCGAACAGAAAACTGTTGCCGCTATTAGCCAAGAACGTGCTCCAATCGCGGCAGAGGTACGAAAGGTTGAAGCCGAAGTAGGGCCAATCAAATACATTGCGGCATTTGTCTATGGCGAAACAGATGAAACAATTTTAGAAAAAGCAGTTACCTGGGTAATTGTTATTTTAATCATAGTGTTTGATCCGCTGGCTGTTATTTTATTATTATCCAGCCAAATTAGCTTTCAAAAATTCCGTGAATATGAAGAAGGTGATTTCTTATTACACAATACAGTTCCTGCGTTTGTTGCAGATGTCAGTGAACCGCCTACTAAAGAAAAAATCAAGGACGACCTGTTTCCGACATTTGAAGAAATTACGGAGGGTGACAGCCCACCAGGACCGGTTGTTGACATAGTCTCCCCAGAATCCACTGTCACAACATCTATACTAGAACAACATCCTTATCTTAATAATGGCTTTACACATTTTGAAGGCTTAGAGCCTATGGTGTATACACCCGAGCCAGTGGTTGAAAAGCCAAAAGAATATGTTGTAGAGGCTGCATTAATTGATGCACTAGAAGGCACAGTTAATCGACTGCAACAAGAAAACGACGACTTAAAAAATCAGTTAGAAGACTTGCAAAAGGCAGACTTTGAAGCTAAACTATCTAATGCACAGAAAACTGAAATACAAAGTTTGTATAGCAAAATACATCAATTAGAAACTAAGCTAACAGGATCTAGTGAATATGTGCAGAACGAAGAACAATCTAAAAGTGGATTGTGGAGAGCTATTAATTCGAAGATCAGTGAAGAAGAATACATAGACAAAATACGTAAGCAGAATGATAACACTGATAACGCCGCCTGATATATTTGAAAACGAGAACGACAGTATTCTCTTTATGAATATATCAGACCAAGAGCAAGAAGATGCAAGCAAATGGTTCTCGGATCACTTGTTAGAGAAACCTATCAACCTATATTACTATCAAGGCGAGACTGATATAGGTTGGTTGTTTCATGCAATTTCAAAATCCAAAGCAGTGTACATCAACTGTAACAATGACAGCGATGTTACTAAATGGATAACTAGTTACGTACTCGGCAAGCCGCATGTTTTTTATTCGGCTGCTGATGAGAATTTCAAAGCGTTGATGAGTTATATTAACCAACAACTCGTTAACAATATTACTAAATTTCTAGAGGTTAATTTTGGCAAATAAAGATCACACTCCCAGTTGCAGTTTCTGCGGTAAGAGTAAAGAAGAAGTTGAAAAACTAATTGTTGGCGGTGACAACATTGCAATTTGTAATGAATGCGTTGACCTGTGTCTTGACATTCTCAAAGACGACAAGGTTAAAAAATTCCCTACAGATTCTGCTCAGTTGCTTAATCCAGTTCGAGTTAAAGAATATCTCGATGAATACGTGATCGGACAAGCTGATGCTAAAATGGCACTGGCGGTAGCAGTATGTCAGCACTTCAAACGTATTGCTAAAAATAATCGTAACATTGAAATTGACAAGACTAATGTGCTGATGATGGGTCCAACTGGCTGCGGCAAAACCATGCTGGTTAAAAAACTAGCCGAGTACTTAGATGTACCATTTGCAATCTGTGATGCTACTGGACTTACTGAAGCAGGATACGTTGGAGACGATGTCGAAAGTGTTCTTGTACGTCTAGTTGGCAATGCTGATGGTGATATCAAGAAAGCAGAGCACGGCATTATATATATTGATGAAATTGACAAGATTAGCCGCAAAGGTGAAAGTGCCAGTATCACTCGTGACGTATCAGGCGAAGGCGTCCAACAAGGGCTGTTGAAAATGATTGAAGGCAGTGTGGTTAGACTGCCAGCAGGTGAAAAACGCAAACATCCACGCGGTGAGATGAACGAAATTGATACTCAAAATATTCTGTTCATTTGCGGCGGTGCATTTGTGGGACTGGATAAAATTGTAGCACGTAGAACCACTACTAGCTCAGTAGGTTTTGGCAGCAAACTAAAAGGCAAAGATGAAAAGAAAGATCTTTTCAAAGAAGTTACTACTAAAGACCTAATCAGCTTTGGATTAATCCCAGAATTTGTAGGTCGTTTTGGTACAGCTACATCAGTTGATGAGCTAACAACTGAACAATTAGTGCAAATCCTTAAAGAGCCAAAAAACAGTCTATTACAACAATATCAGTATATCTTTGAACTAGACGGAGTTGAACTTCAAATTGAAGATAGTGCATTAGGTGCAATCGCCGAACAGGCAAAGTTAATGGAGACTAACGCACGTGGTCTCAAGAATATTTTGGAAAAAATACTTTTACGTTATCAATTCGAAGCCATGGATCTTGTAGCCCGTGGTTTAACCAAAATTGTGATAAGTAAAGAAACAGTCGAAGGAAAGCCGGCTGTGCTAATTTTTGACAAAAAAGAAAATGAAAAGAAACAATAATAAAGGTCTTAGTGTTGAAGTTAAGGATGACAATGTTAACGTTGCCCTTAGAAAATTCAAAAAGAAAGTAGAAGACTCTGGAAAACTAATTGATGTAGTTAAACGTCAACACTTTGAAAAACCCACCACTGAGAAGAAACGTAAAAAAGGAGCCGCTCGAGCTCGCTGGCTTAAAAAGCTCAGAGATGAAAGTCTTCCTAAAAAAATGTATTGACACCTTCGTTATTATCTGCTACAATATATACATGAGCAAAAAACTTGAAATCAAATTTGCCCCTGGATGTTTTGATAACTTCTCAGGATCCCAAGATGAGCTCGACGAGCTGATGGCCGAAATCCAAAAAATGGCAGAAACCGGAGAGCTTTTCGAACAATCGAAACCTTTAGATATTGATGAACTGATTGACGAGGATCCAGAATTTGCAGAAGCACTTCTGCGTCAGATCAACGATGTTCCGTCAGAACCAAGAAAGTTACAATAAATGCCAAAACACCTAATGGTCGATATGGAGACCATGGCGGTCTCACCTAATGCAGTTGTCTTAAGTCTAGGTGCTGTACACTTTAATCCACACGGCAATGGTTACGGTGATAAACTTTACTTTAAGATTAACTTAGATGATCAAGATGCATTGGGCAGAGAAATTGATCCTAACACCTTAGATTGGTGGTCTAAACAAGATCCAGTTATTATGGAAGAAGCGTTTAGTCCAGATAATCGAATTAGTCTAGTAGATGCAATGGACCAGTTTCATAAATTTGCTTGGGGCTGCGATGCATTTTGGTCACACGGTGCAACCTTTGACTTGGTTATTATTGAAAACTTGTATCGTTCATTGAACAAACCGTTGCCTTGGAACTTTTGGCAATTACGTGATACTCGTACACTGTTTGATCTAGGTGTAGACCCGGACATGCCTAAAGGCAGCAAGCACGATGCATTGCAAGATGCTATTCGTCAATCAGTGGGTGTGCAAAACTGCTATGCTAAACTAAAAATTCGTCCAAAATGAACTGCAATATTGATCGCCTGCGGGCACGTATCTTCCATGGCTTAAAAAGTCTGCTCAGTGACGGTGACACATTGCCTCCTCGATTCCTTGAAGTAGCAATTTGTGAGAGCTTTGGATTAGAACACGTAGGCGACGGTAACTTTTATGCTGACGGCGTTAAAGACAAGATGCAGGCTAGTATCAAAACTCGCATGATGAATCCTCACTTGTTAAAGCGTAAACAAGGACGAGACTTTCAAACAGACCCTGCTATGTTTCTTGGTCCTAAACAAAACAAAAAACATAAAAAGTTTTGGGCAGGATTGGAAATTGTACAGCGTCGACAAGCATTGCCGTTTAAAGATGCTACAGCGGCAGCAGTTAAAATTGGAACTGCAACTCTCGAAGCTTTTCAAACTAACATTAAAGAAAGTTTTGAAAAGTTTGATACTGATAAGAGTTATGAGATTGTAGGTGTACACGGGTATTCAATTGAAGGCGATTACATTGTCAGCCTTTACTGGCACGAATATGCTCCTATTGATCCAGCTACTATCAAGTGGACTAAAGAAGGTTACGGAGTAACTGGCTATGCAAAAGTAGGTGATCAAAGCATGGTGGTCTGTGAGCGTATTAACGGCAATGCCAAACGCGAAGCTACTTGTTATAAAGAATACAAAAATTTAACCAAGCTGCCTAACAGTATTCACATCAAAGTTCCATTGCCAACTCCGTGGTCTTTTAACGAGGCAGAAATTCTTAAAGAATTAAACAGTGTCAGTAATTGTTAAAATTCATTGGTCTCGTGAATTTGAAAACGAGAAGATGTGGAACGAAGTATGTATATGGGCAATTGAGTACTTTGGTTTGCCCGGAGATCGATTTGAAACCCGGGCAAACGTCAATTACATGGAATTCATTTTTAAGAGCCGTAAAGATGCACTCCTTATGTCTCTTAGGTGGAACGCAGAGTTACTTGAACCAGCCGACTTTGAGACCGTTTGATATACGGTGTTGCCATTCTTCAACGCTGCCTGGATAACGCCAAGCCCACACAGCACACAGCATCATAAACAATCCTGTGCCTGCTACCGCTTTCCAATTATAGGTAGTAAACCAAATAATTAGTAAGCTACAATCCATAGTAATGAACATGGCCCATTTGGCCTTAGTGGGGAACACACGCTTCTCGCCCCAGTTGCTCAAGAACGGTCCAAATAACTTGTGATTCATAATCCAGTTGTGCATACGTTCGCTTCCTCTAGCAAAACAGAATGCGGCAATCACTGTGGGAGTCGACCACGGGATACCCGGAGTTACGATTCCGATGTAGGCAATGCCTAGGAATATAAATCCCAGTGTTACCCAAAATGCTTTTTTAATTTTATTCATAATATTTCCTTTAAACTTCGTGTTAGATAATCAATGTCTGCTTCTGTGTGATTAGGAGTTGGAGTTGCACGAAGTCGTTCTGCACCCCAAGGTACCGTTGGATAGTTGATGGGCTGAAGATATATAGCACGTTCTTCTAATAGCCAGTCACTGATATGTTTGCATTTTCTAGCATCGCGAATCATAATAGGAACAATGTGCGTATCACCTGGCATCACGTCGATATCGTTTGACAATAAATGTTCTTTAGTTTGTTGTGCTACATTAAAAATTCGTGTTCTAAGTTCAGGATGATCTGCAACGTACTTAACACTGGCCAATGCCCCGGCACATAGTACCGGGCTCATGGATGTGCTAAAGATAAAGCCTTGTGCATAACTGCGTACCATATCAATTAAGTCACGCCCGGCGGCAATATAGCCTCCTTGAACTCCGTAGGCTTTGGCCAGTGTTCCTTGAAACACGTCAACACCTTCTACGCATCTCTGCTCTTCGGCAACTCCGGCACCGCGACTGCCATATAGTCCTACAGCATGTACTTCGTCAACATAAACCATTGCACCGTATAATCGAGCAATATCACAAACATCACTAATCAGTCCTTTATCTCCGTCCATAGAATATACACCTTCCATTGTAATGATAGGTTGTGCGTCAATAGACATAGTCTGTAGTATTTCTTTTAAGTGTGCAAGATCATTGTGTCGCCAAACTGTAACAGGTGCTTGACTGCTTTTCATTCCTACAATCATACTGTTATGATTATTACTATCACTAATGTAATGTGCTCCGGGTATCATGCGACCCATAACACTCAATGCAGCTTGATTGGCCACATATCCGCTAGTGAACAATAACGCACTGGTCTTGTCATGCAGCTTGGCTAACTCCCATTCAAGTGCTACATGATAATGTGTAGTTCCTGAAATGTTTCGTGTGCCTCCCGAACCTGCACCTGCTGTATCTAATGCTGTGTGCATTGCGTCCAATACTACTTTGTGCTGGCCCATGCCCAAGTAGTCATTTGAGCACCAGTTGGTTATGTGTTTGATATTGTATTTGCCATAGTAAACCGCTTTCGGAAATTCTCCTCGTTCACGAAGGATATCAGTGAATACTCGATAATTTCCTTCAGTCTTGAGTTTTTCCAAACTCTGTCCTATAGCGTCTTGTGTTTTTGGCTTTATCATAATGTTAGTATTTAACCATATAAATATTCAAAAGGTAAGCAATGGCTAAAACAACTGAAATTGAATTTGACGGTAAAGACATAGTGCTGTTAGACGACGATTTAAACTACACTACGCATACAGTAGAATCTGTATTAAGTAAAGATCTGTCATTTTGGAAGGGCTGGCATTGTGCAATTGGCCTTCGATCGCTCTATATTGATTATGAAGGAAATGTAGTACGAGGAACCTGCAGGGAAGGTGGGGTAGTTGCTAACGTATACAAGAAATCCATTCCGTTAGACATTGCAATAGGTAATAAATGGACAGTTTGCGGAAAGCAGATATGTTCTTGCGGTGCAGATATGGCTGTGCCTAAGGTAAAGCATCAAGAAAGCATACTGAGATTTTTTGATTCTAATAAAATTAGAGAATTCGATCTTAACTACAAATTGCCCAAAGTAGACGCAGAAGTTGTATATTCAACCAACTACAATTATAAAACCATAACATGGGCCATAGGCCGTAGATGTAACTTTGACTGCTGGTATTGTCCAGAAAGCGATCACAATAACTTTGAAGCACACAAAGATTACGACACTTTGATGTCTGCTTACAATATATTATCAACTCAATGGATCAAAGGTGAACCTACTAAGTTCAGTATGCTAGGCGGAGAACTGACTGTATATAAAGACTATCTGCCATTTGTTAAAACCTTAAGAAAAGACGGTCATGGATCTATCACTACAACAAACGGTAGTAGAGATGCTGCCTATTATGCAGAGCTGGCACAGGTTAGCGATCTATGCTTTAGTTTACATTTGAATTACTTAAAAACTTTAGGGATTGAAAAGTTTGTAAAAAGTATAGATGCTGCTATTCGAAATAAGGCTGAGAATTTTATTCGAATCCGCTTAATGGTAGACCCGGGTAATTTGGAATATGCTAAAGAAGTACACGAAATACTATTAGAAAAGTTTAATGGTCGTTGCCTAATCGCTATCAAACCTGTCCATGACACACAAGGTAAATTATTTCCATACGAGCCAAAAGAGATCATTTGGATACAAAACCCTATTGACAAATAGCATTCTTAATGCTATACTTGTTTATCAACATAGGAGAATTCCGTGAACAGTGAAATTATGCAACGTTGGATGGAAATGGTTCAGTTTCGAATCACTGAAGGCAGTGATTACGGTTGGCAGTGTTTTGGTTATAATGCCTATACACTATCATCATGGGATGGCGATCAAGCTGGCACTAGTTTTAATATTACCTTTGACACAAAGGATCAAACAGTTTTTATGATAGAAGCTCACGACTTCTCAAATGATCGTGCCTATCGTTGGATTGATCCTACTCATCAATCTCAGTTTACGCAAGAAGTTTCAAATCGCGGCATAACTGATGAGGCTTGGGAAGATGTTCAATATGTAGATCTCGAAGTAGTTGACGACTGGTTTGAAAAAGCCACTGCTATATATAACGGAGAGCCGTATGATCAACGAGTCCAGATGCCAGTTGACTTTAGTGACGAAGAGTTGTTAAAGTATATGAAGCTGGCACACGAACGTGATATGACTTTCAACCAGTTTGTAGAAGAAGCTCTGCGAGCTGCCATTGAAGATTACAATCGTGACCCGGAGGGTACGAAGCAACGGGCAAAGGATTTTGTACGTGGCAAATGAACTGGCAAAATATCTAAACAGTCGCCGACGACATAAGGACGAGTCTGCTATTAAAAAACAGACCAAGATTGCTAAACAGCACAGAGTAAGCGAATACAATCCTGGTGAAGTTAAGCAACCACATCGTTTCAATAAACGGCATGCAATGGACTGTGGTAACCCAGAATGCTTTATGTGCGGTAATCCACGCAAAACGCACAAAGACAAATTAACTACACAAGAAAAGCGTCTATTCCAAGATGTGGAAAAGACTTCCGATCGACACAGTAACGGATTGCCTCCAGATGACAAAGAAGATATACTATGAGAAAGTTGGCCGCCGGTATATTCCAGTAGCCGAATATGATAACATGTTGCTAGACAGTTTCCCGAAAGGTGACCACCTAGTTATGTGTTACCCTGGTGGATCTAGCCGCAGATTCAACATCGATCCACACTATGCACCTATGATTGCGGCTGGCCGTGTTGCTGAAGATGCTATCAGTAAAGCAGTGGTCAAAGCCAGCGAGATGCGTCCCCACCGTACACCCATTACTGAGAAGCAACGTAAGGCTTGGGAATCTCTGGCCAAAGCATTTGACAATGATCGCTACTACATTGAAATCCCTAGTGCAAGAGAAATTGCCGAAGCGGGAGTTAAAGCAATGATTGATGAAGCCGACAAACTAATGGAGCACGAAAGTGTACGCAAAGCCTACGATCATTTCCAACTAATGTGTAAATTGGTTAAAGAAAACGAACGTGAATGACTCGCTTTTTATTATTGATGCTAGTTTGCGGATCTGTTTGGGCTAAACCGTTACCTCAAAGTGTGTTGCTGTACAACGATACTACCGGACACCACCTAATTCAATCTAATGCAGACACTGTTCGTCCTATTGCCAGTATTACTAAACTAATGACTGCTATGGTTACGTTAGATTATGACAAAGACCTTACCCGCACATTAAAATCTGCAGGCAAAGTCGGAGGAATACTGCCTCGAGGTACGTGGACACGAGGAGAGGTGATGCACGCCATGTTGATTCGCAGTGACAACGATGCTGCCGAAACATTAGCAGCAGATTACCCCGGAGGTCGCAGTGCCTTTTTGGCAGCTATGAACGCTAAGGCTATATTACTCAATATGCCTAACGCTAATTTTGGAGATCCGAGTGGACTCGATTCTAAGAATGTTACAACATTGCTCGGAGTTAAACGCTTACTGTTGGCAAGTTCAGAGTATCCTATTATCCGAGAAATTAGTGTAAAGAAACAGGCATTGTTTGATCATCGATTTAAAAAGAAAATACGTAAGATCGAATTACCAAATACCAACAAAGAATTATTATTTGAGTTTGACAATATTGTTGTGACTAAAACAGGACTAACTAATCCTGCAGGTTGGTGTTTAGGTATGGTTGTAGAACAGGGTGGACAAAAATATGTCATAGTAATTTTAGGTGCTAGAAATAAATTAGAGCGACTTAAAATTGCCAAAGAAATCATGTACAATAACATAACAGATACGGATTTGCGATGATATTAGTTGATCACGAGTATCATGTTGTTGAGTTACACACATTTAAGATACCACCTGCAGAAATGTTTGAGTGGCTACAACTTAAATTCGGTCCGGGTGACGGTTACCGTTGGATGTACAAGCATCCTAAAATTTATTTTGCAGATCCAAAAGATCACATGATGTTTTTGTTGAGGTGGTCATGAATCGTACTCACTTGGATTATGAAGTATTTCTAGACTCCGGACTACACAATAAGGCAGGACGATGGTGTGCCCAACAGTTCGGACAGCGTTGGGAAGTAATAGGTTTTCAATCCGGGCGTTGGTCAATGTTTTGGGGCGGAAGAGATAGCCCGGGCAAGTATAGATTTTGTTTTGCCCATGAGCAAGACAAGCTGATGTTTATGTTGAGGTGGTCATGAATATTGAACAAAGTGTAATTAACGAAGCAGCTCGCCAAATGGCTAAAGCTATTGACGATGAGTTACTAATGACCACAATGGGGTGGCACAAACTAGAACTAAGCGAAGGTACTGTTTACGGTTCTCGATATCTAACTGTACATCCTAACAACGGCTGGCACTGGAATGAAATGATGGATTGGACAGTAAAGACATTTGGACCCACAGCACACGACGGAGTCTGGACACCTAACATGCGTTGGTATGCTAACAATGCTAAATTTTGGTTCCGAAATGAAAAGGATCGTACAATGTTTATTCTGAGGTGGGCATAATGGCCAGTATTAATACTATTATTGGCAGTGCTGAAACAGAGCCCGAAATCCAGCCAATGCAAACTGGCAAGGCCAAAGGTTGGATTGGTGAGTATCATTGGGTTAGTCTTCCTGTTACTGATCAAAACAAATACGAAAACACAACTGAGTTAGCCACTGAATGGTGTCGAGATCAGTTTGGTAAGAGTGGTGCTCGTTGGTTTGAAAAAGAACGTAAATTCTATTTCAAAAGTGAGAAGGACATGACTATGTTTATTCTGAGGTGGTCGTGAGTGATACAGCAAGCTGGATTACATTTGGTAAAGAACGGTATTGGCAACATCCAGACATGGAACAATGGTGCCACGAACATGTAGGAACCGGTGGTTGGTCCTATCAGACTCCTGAAACTTGGGAAGGCATGAATGGTAAGATTTGGGTCATGCATAGTATGTTTGGTAATACTACATTTGCCTTCAAGGATGCTAAACATTTAACAATGTTTTTATTAAGGTGGTTATAATGGAGTTGACAAAATTAAAAAAATTTGTTAAAGTATTAGATAAACATACAGAAAGAATTTTATCATGACTATGGATCAAGCAGCGACCTGGTTAGCAGGCAGTATTTTAACAATGTTAGGTTTTATTGTAGTAATTGGTGCAGTATTGGTAATCAACAATCTACTGCATAAGTATTGGAAACCAGTGCAATTCTTTAAATGGGCAGAACATCCTTCTACTCGTTTTATGACGGAAGAAGAAACTACAAAGATTGCACCAGTAATAGACCAACAGAATAAATGATAAATACTTGATGCAGATTTCCGAATTGCTTTTTGAACTAGACTTTCAGGGTAGCCCCTGCACTAAAGATTGTAGTGGGCACAGTGCTGGATATGCATGGTCCATGAAACACGCTAACAAAAATTGCGATTCAAAAAACGCCAGCTTTAACAATGGCTGCAACATTGCAAAAAAGCAGATTGCCAGCAAGAATATTAAAAAGCCAGTGGTGTCACAAACTACAAAACCTAGTGATCAGCCTGCAGAGGAGCCAGTATGAAATTTGCAGTAATTCTTGCATTGATGCTAACAGGATGTGCTTCAAATCTAGATTTAGAAAAAAGCATCAGCAGAGATCGAACAATGGGCGATATGGCAAAAACTGCATTGATCAACGAAATGCTTAATAGTCCGGATCCAGCAGTAAGACTAGAAGGATCAAGAATAGCCAAAGAGTTCATTGTTCCAAAAAAACGTCTATTTGATTTCTAAATTGGTAAAATAATCACTTTACAACAGGAAAGAAAACCTGTATAATAAATACATACAGCAAAGAGATAGACTCGTTGCGTACATTATTCAAAGGATTTTTGAATGTCAAAAAAATATGATACCCTTGTCCTCATCGGACGTTTTCAACCGCTTCACTCAGCTCACTTAGAGATTATCAAGCGAGCCACAGCACTAACTGATCAACTTGTGATCATCTGCGGTAGTGCTAAACAACCCCGAACTTATAAAAACCCATTTACATTCGATGAACGTGCTCGAATGATCAAGTCAGCAACTGCTGGACTTGCTATGCAGATCTATGTTGAGCCAAATATTGACACTATCTATAACGATCAGGCATGGGCTGTTCGTGTCCAAGGTATTGTTTCTAAATACCGTGTACTAGGTGGTGCCGGAGTGGGCATTATCGGTCATAAAAAAGATGACAGCTCATTCTACTTGGATATGTTCCCACAGTGGGGCTATGAAGATGTTGAATTAGTAGAATTCCTCAGTGCTGTAAACATTCGCGATCTCTACTTCAAGCGTGATGTCAATATGAAGTTCATTAAAGGTGTAGTGCCAGAGTCTACTTTAGACTTTTTGGAGCAGTTCCGCACCACAGATCAATACGAACAGATCATCCGCGAACGTGAGTTCATCATAGAACACAATAAACAATATGCTGGATTGAAGTATCCTCCGATCTTCTCAACTGCTGATGCTGTGGTTATCTGCTCAGGACATGTATTAATGATTCGTCGTCGTGCTGAACCCGGTAAAGGATTGTGGGCATTGCCAGGCGGCTATGTTAACGCCAATACGGATAAAAGCGTAGAGGATGCAGCCATTCGTGAACTGCGTGAAGAAACACTAATTAAAGTTCCTGCTCCGGTGTTGCGTGGTAGTATTAAACGTAGTAAGGTCTTTGATGCAGTTGACCGTAGTCCGCGAGGTCGTATTATCACTCACGCATTCCACATTGAACTGCCTGACGGCGAGCTGCCAAAGGTAAAAGGCGGCGATGATGCTGAAAAAGCACGTTGGGTTCCTATTGCCGAAGTTCGCAGTGAAGAATGTTTCGAAGACCACTACGAAATCATACAACACTTCTTGGGAGCATAATATGAACGAACGAATTAAAGAACTTGCCGAACAGTGCCACCATCGGTATAGTGAACATAACATTGATTTGGAAAAGTTCGCCGAGTTGATTGTTCGGGAATGTGCTAATGTTGCCGCTGATCATGATGCCTTGGACATTTACGAAGAGATTAGAGAACATTTTGGAGTTGAAGAATGAATGGTACACCGGCAGACAAAAGCCCGGGCATAACGGGCTTTATTGAAATCTTTGAGGGCAGGCTTAACAAAATGAAGCTACACCTTAAAGAAGAATTGAGCAAGGCCAAACACGATAGAGACCGTAAGTGGATTAAACATCAGCTGGCCGATGCTCGTAAACTCAACAAGACACTGAAAGAAATGCGTAATGCTTCAGCAAAGAAGTGTCCGCATTGTGGAGAGAAACTATGAACGAACGAATTAGAGAACTTGCTGAACAGGCTGGAGTGGGCTTTATGTTTGATCCTGATGCAGTTGTATTAGCTTTTAAGATGGAAAAGTTCGCTGAACTGATTGTGAGAGAATGTATTAAAAAATGTAAGGACCATCCATCCATAATTTTTAAGAATGAATGGGATGCTGATGTTGTGGCTCCGGACATTGTCAGCAGATTAGAATCACATTTCGGAGTTGAAGAATGACATTAAAACATACTAAAGGTAATCTACTCGACCTAGCAGAAGCAGGTGAGTTCGATGTTGTGGTACAAGGCTGTAATTGCTTTAACACAATGGGCGGCGGCATTGCCCGAGAGATCCGTGAACGATTTCCAATGTGTGCAGAGATCGATAATCTAACTGCCAAAGGCGATCATATGAAACTAGGTAACTGGACAGAATTTGACCAAGGTACTTTTATTATCATCAATGCCTACACTCAGTACAATATGAGTCAAGGTACTGATGTGTTTGAGTACACTGCATTTCAATTGATACTTGAGAAATTAACATTTATGTACGGTAACAAACGTATTGGATTGCCTTACATTGGATGCGGACTTGCCGGTGGCGACCAGGAAACTATTTTGGATATGATCGAACGGTTTGCCGCCCAGATTGCTAAACGAAGTGGTCAGGTTACACTCGTTGAATTTAGCCAAAGAATTAGTTGACGCAGAAATAGGTCTGTGTTATACTATAAACAAGTCCAAGCGATAGACGCCTGGCATAACAAGTAAAGGAACTTTACAATGAAACTCGCAAAAAATCTTATCCTGAACACAGACTCGTACAAAGTCTCGATGTTCAAACAATACCCAGCAGGAACCACAGGTGTATATTCATATATTGAATCACGCGGTGGGCGTTACGATAGAACTGTATTCTTCGGACTACAGGCTTTTATCAAGGAATACCTACTTGCACCCATCACACAAGCAGATATTGACATTGCTGAAGAAATTCTTACCCTACACGGTGAACCCTTTAACAGAGAAGGATGGCAGTATATTCTTGACCAGCACCAAGGATTCTTGCCCGTTGTTATCCGAGCAGTCCCTGAAGGAACTATTGTCCCTGTCAAAAACGTACTCGCTACCATTGAGAATACCGATCCAAAATGTTATTGGTTGACCACTTGGTTGGAAACTGCTCTGCTTCGTGCAGTGTGGTACGGTACTACTGTGGCAACACAAAGCTGGAAAATTAAACAAGTCATTCTTGACTACTTGGAGCGTACAGGTGACCCTACTACTATTGATTTTAAACTGCACGACTTTGGTGCTCGCGGTGTATCTAGCCTCGAAAGTGCTGGGATCGGTTCTGCGGCTCACCTCGTTAACTTTATGGGAACGGATACCATTACTGGTATTCTTTACGCTCGTGAGTATTATGGAGCTGGCATTGCTGGGTTTTCTATTCCTGCTGCCGAACATAGCACAATCACTTCTTGGGGTCGCGACGGTGAAGTAGATGCTTACAGAAATATGCTTACTCAGTTCGCTCGTCCCGGTACTATCCTCGCTGTTGTTAGTGATAGTTACGATATCTACAACGCAGCCTCTAAGCTCTGGGGCGAAGAACTTCGCCAACAAGTTATCGATAGTGGTGCTACTGTTGTCATTCGCCCTGATAGCGGCGATCCTGTTGAAGTCAACCGTAAGCTAGTTGAGATCCTTGGATCCAAGTTCGGATACACTACTAACAGCAAAGGCTTCAAAGTCCTGAACAACGTCAGACTGATCCAAGGTGACGGTATTAACGAACTTACTGTTCGCAGTATCCTCGGTGCGTTCATGGCCATGGGCTGGAGTGCCGATAACATTGCTTTTGGTATGGGCGGTGCTCTGTTACAGATTGTAGATCGTGATACTCAACAATTTGCAATGAAGTGCTCTGCAATGAGCCGTACTGTTAGAGTTGAAGATGGTGATCTCGGATCTGGTTTTAAAACTGAATGGTTTGATGTGATCAAAGACCCAGTCACTGATCCTGGCAAGAAGTCTAAGGCAGGCCGTGTTACACTGTGGACTAACAGTGGTGGCGAGTTTGCATCAGGGGTAACTGAACCTACTGGTTGGACTGATCGGGGAATCGGCGGGTGGACCAACGCACTGGTTCCAGTTTACTGGAACGGCAACCTGCACAAAGATTACACCTTTGAGGAAGTTCGAGCTAACGCTCGCAAATAAAAATTAACAAGGGGCTTTACAACCCCTTGTTTTTATTGTATAATTTACACATAGCAACAAACACACTGAAAGAATGCGATGTCATATTTTCTAAAGTCAGGTAATACATTCCGGGTTTCTTCAAAAGAAGCTATGGATCTTCACGATACATTACCAGCAGGTAACTACGTGGTTAAAGAGATGCCCATGGATGGTCCCCTTTACCTTGAACATATTGAATCATTTGAAATCAAAGGAAAGCGTTATGGCGACTTGGACAAGAACACTAATCGTATTCTAAATACATTCATGGATCGCTCTGCATCTACTGGTGTTATGCTGGCAGGCGAAAAAGGTTCCGGCAAATCACTGTTGGCTAAGAATTTGGCCATCGAAGCAGCCAAGCGTTTGAGCATTCCTACTATTGTTATCAATGCACCATGGGTCGGGGACAAGTTTAATGCATTCATGCAGATGATTGAACAGCCTTGCGTAGTCTTGTTTGACGAGTTTGAAAAAGTTTATGATTCAGATGACCAAGAGAAGGCACTGACTTTGCTTGATGGTGTATTCCCAAGCAAGAAGCTGTTCATTCTGACTTGTAACGACAAGTGGCGTATTGATCAAAACATGCGAAACCGCCCAGGCCGCCTGTACTACATGTTGGACTACAAAGGCCTTGATGCTAACTTCATTATGGAGTATTGTGCAGACAACTTGAAATCAGAGCTTCAGCATCACGCTGAAAAGCTATGTCAAATTGCCAGCTTGTTTAATCAGTTCAACTTTGACATGTTAAAAGCGGCTGTTGAAGAAATGAATCGATACGACGAAGAACCGCAAGATGCTCTGCGTATGTTGAACGTTAAGCCAGAATTTGACTCGGGCAACGCTTTCACTATGAAAGTTATCAAGGACGGAGAAGAAGTCAAAACATCGGACATGGAAACTTTTGAATGGAAAGGTAATCCACTTCAAGGACAGGTCAGTATTCATGTCAAAGAGTACGAGGAAGAAAAGGACGAAGACGGCGACTTTGATTGGAATTGGAAAAGCATTAAATTTGATCCTAGCCATATTACAAAAATTGACAGCCAATCTGGTAAGTTTGTTTTTGCCAATTCGGAAGGCGTACAGTTGGTTTTGAGCAGGATCAAAGACCGTAGCTATAACTATATGGACGCATTCTAAATAGTTTTGGACTAAATTGGACAAACCAGTTCTTGACAGGACTGGTTTTTCCTTGTATAATATATACATAGACAGCAACACACTACTGAAAGGTTCCAAATGATTCTTAACAATGCTCCACAACACGAAGCCATTGTTTCTAACGTGTCAGAAATTGGCGAGTTCCGTATTCGAAACAGTGCCAAAGCATTCTCTATTTTGAGTTCGGGCTTGTATGCTAACAAGGTCCGTGCTATTATCCGTGAATTGAGTTGTAATGCGGTGGACAGCCATGCAGCCGCAGGTTGCAAAGATACTCCCTTTGATGTGCATCTTCCAAATGCCTTGGAACCGCACTTTGCTATTCGCGACTACGGAACAGGACTATCACATGAACAAGTTACACAAATCTACACCACTTACTTCGAAAGTACCAAAACAAACTCCAACGAGTTTATCGGAGCTCTTGGATTGGGATCTAAAAGCCCGTTTAGCTACACTGACAATTTTACAGTCACCGCTATCCAAGCCGGACGCAAAGGCATTTACTCGGCCTTTATCAACGCACAAGGGGTTCCGAGTATTGCCCTGATGATGATGGAAGTTACTGACGAGCCAGCAGGTGTTGAAGTTAAGTTCTCTGTTAATGAACGTTATGACTTTGACAAGTTCCGTCAAGAGGCTCGAGTTGTCTACAAACACTTTGCTCTGCGTCCGGTTGTTTCGGGCAGTGCTGATTTCCAGTTTGTTGATGCTGAATACGAAAGCCGCGACATTGTTCCGGGTGTGCATAGTTTCAAGAACGGCAATCACAGTGCAGCCATTATGGGCAATATTGCTTACCCTATCGAAGTGCCTAACGCTGACAGTTCTATTCCGCCCGAGTTGAAGCAGTTGTTGGGTTGCGGTTTGGAAATGCACTTTGGTATTGGCGAACTGGACTTCCAAGCCAGCCGTGAAGGATTGAGTTACATTCCATCAACTGTTGCGGCTATCAAGGCCAAACTGGAACAGGTCAATGCGGCATTAGCAGTTGTGATTGCCAAAGAAGCAGATGCTATTGAGAACCTGTGGGACCGTGCTGTGTTTCTGTACAAGAAGAAAGAGCACCGTTTGTGGACTGCGGCTGTGAGCAAGTATGCACAGGATACCAAACTGCCTACTTACGATGAACTGCAATACAACCGTTTGAAGAAGTTCAATTTTAAAGTTGAAGACCTTGCTACAAACTGGAACATTCAGATCCGTCAACTGCAACAAGTTCGTCATAACAAGACTGTGAGCAATGGTAAGAGTGTTACTGAGTATGCAGACAATCGTGCTAAAAATGCCAACGGGCATTACATCACTTGGCAAGAATGGCAGATCCCTGTAGATGACACTTGCCACTTTGTTGTCAACGACTTGAAGACCGGTGCAGGCGAACGTGCTCGTTACCACTACAAAGAAACTGGTTGCGATGTGTACAGCCGTGCTATCTGGATCTTGGAAAAGGTAGACAAGACCAAGGCAATGAATACTCAAGCATTCTTTGCCGCAATCCAAGAACCTCCTACTGCTCGCCGCTTTGCCGCAAGTACCTTGAAGCAACGTGAGCGTGAGAACATGGGACGGAACGTTACCATCCTCAAGTTAGAACGTCGAGGAGGCGGTGGCCATCGTCGTGATGAGCAGGATATGGTTTGGCGTGCCGCTGGTGATACTAGCAAGTTTGTTAGTACAGAGACCTACTACTATGTGCCATTGAGCGGCTTCACAATGCTGAGTGCCAAAGGCTACACTAGTGGTAAGGAATTGCACGACGATGTTAAGAGCCTGTCCGGTTTGTACCACGGTGAGATCTATGGTGTTCGTAAGAGCGACATCGAAGAGATCAAGAAGAAAGCAAACTGGAAGAACTTTGAAGACTATGTTGTGGACCAGCTGAACGCCAATGACAATTCCAAACTGTTGATGAGTTTGGTTAAGAGCGGGTTGGAAAAGGCTGATGTTATCAACGGTATCCACAATAAGGATGTTTTGGCAAAAATTGATGCCAATAGTCCTTACGCAAAACTGGTCACAGTGTTTGAAAAGGTTGACAAGTTTCAAGGAAACCGCTACAATATAGATAGACTGTTCCGTAAGTTTGCTCCTAGTGCCACCCTTAGCCCAGAATCACTTGTGATCAAGTATCAGAAAGAAGTTGACGAAGTGAACAGTCGTTATCCGTTGTTAAGTAAGTTGAGCACTTACCGCGTAGAGGCAAGCGATATTGCCGAATATGTTAATTTAATCGACCAAAAGAAAGGCATTTAAAATGAGTTATCCATTCCTGATCCAAGGATCAAACATTGTTGTTGTAATTGGAAATAAGTCACATACTGTTTCCAAAACCCATATTACCTATCAAAAGGTACTAGATGCCATTAAGGCCAGTGACTGGGACACAGTTAAAGACATCATCGAACCTAAAAAGGTTGTGTTGAACTACGGTGCTGGCAATGTTACTATCCAGGGTGAGACTCTGTACTGGAAGGGCGAAGTGCTTAACACTGGTCTTGCTCGACGCATGATTGAAATGTTGCAGGAAGGCTTTCCAATTGAGCCAATGGTTAACTTTATGGAGAACTTGTATGCTAACCCTAGCAAACGAGCCGTGACCGAACTGTATGGCTTCTTGGAAAAGAACAACTTGCCAATCACTCCGGATGGCCACTTCCTTGCTTACAAGAAAGTTCGCGACACATTCATGGACGTACACAGCAACACCATGTTGAACGCACCTGGTTGTGTTGTGGAAATGGAACGTAATGCAGTTGACGACAACAAGGATCAAACCTGTTCCACTGGCCTGCACTTCTGCGGTATGAGTTACCTGAGTCACTTTGGTGGCGAGCGTACTGTGATTGTTAAGATCAACCCACGCGATGTTGTCAGCATTCCAAGTGACTACAACGATGCCAAAGGTCGTGCTTGCCGCTATGAAGTTATTGGCGAGTTGAACGTTGATCCAGACAAGGCTTTTGATCGATCAGTTCAAAGCGGTGCTAATGGTACTGCTGGTACACGCCAACCTATCTCAGCATTGACTCCGGAAAGTGTTCCTGCAATGGCTGCTCCGGACGTGCGAGTAGGCGACAGTGCCTTCAAGAAAGGTTACAGCGATGGTTTTATGAATTTGGACTATCACAATCGTCGTGTTGGCAAGGACTACAACAACTACGACAACGGCTACAATTTGGGCTGTGAAGATCGTGATGACGGTGCTCCAGAACGTTGGCGTTATCAGGCCAAGGCACCAACTGCTCCGACAGGTTGGATGTTTGCCGACGGTAAGGTAAGTCCTCCTCCAGGAACTACCTTCACTGCTCAATCCGCACAGTGGCCCTTCCCAACTAAGGACTAAAAATGATTGGAGTAATTTTACTCTTTTTGGTCCTCGCAGTGCTGATATTTTTTGGCATTCGAGGAGTCCAAAAGATGACAGGGAGTCAGGCATTGTTCTTGACGAAAGCAGGAATGTATGCTATAATTAGTGCAACAATAGCAATGTTGCTAATGTTTGGAATTGTAATTATTTTTTAAGGACTTATATGATTAATGATGTGTTGCTTCGGCCACTTTATTTTGTTCTTGGGTTTAGTGTTTGTTTCTTTCTTTTTACTACTGGAGTTATTTAAAATGAATCGTTTGATTAAATTGGGTTTTGTTATCGCCGCAGTTGCATTGACTTCTGCATGTACTCGAATTGAGACTGGTGAGGTCGGTGTTCGAGTTGGTTTCGACAAGCAGGTACAGGCAGGCGAACTGTTGCCAGGTAGCTTTAACCAAAGTCTAATTGGTACTATCTTGACGTTCCCTATCAAGGACGTCAATGTCACACTCAATGACATGACCCCTGTGGCCAAAGACAACTCAACAATGAAAGACTTTGATGCTGTGGTTGTGTATAACATCAACCCTGCTCAGGTAGCAGAGTTGTACTCAACGAAGAACAAGAGTTTCCATGCTGATTTCAAAGGCGACACTTATGTGATGTATAACTATATTGTTCAAAATGCTCGTAATGCTATCTACAAGGCAGCACGTAAGTACGAAGCATTGGACATGGCAGACAATCGTGGTGAAATGGAAAACTTTATCAAAGAAGAAGTTATTCGTAATTTGACAGAAGAAAAGTTGGATGGTTCTATCACCATTAGTCAAGTGCTGATTCGTAACGTAGTACCTGCTGACAGTGTTGTTGCCAGTGCTAATGAATTAGTCAAATCCAAGAACGAATTGAAGCAGAAGGAAATTGAAGTTAAGACCGCCGAAGCTGAATCGCGTCGTATGGCAGCATTGGCTAATAACTCAACTAGTTCCATTGCGTTTATGCGGGCACAGGCTGAACTTAATATCTCCGAAGGTATTAAAAACGGCAAGGTACAGACTATTGTTGTTCCAAGCAATATGACTGCTCTAGGTAACATTAGCGGTCGCTGATTAGATAAAAAGAAGAATAAGGGCCTTGACGGCCCTTTTCTTTTGTGCTACAATATATTTTCATACACTGCTTGAAAGATTTATAAAATGTTTGATTGGTTTAAAAATATTGGTCGTCGTGAATATCCTACTGATAGTCGAACTGACATGGAAAAGATTGGCAACGACATGAGCAAGGTTATTCCATTTCCGGAACTAAAATCAGTACCGCTTGCACCTCCTGAGGAAGAAAAGCCTGCTGTTACATATTACCGGCTGGGAATGACCAATAACAACAGAGTTAGTTTTGCAATGGGCTATAGTGAAATTACCTTGAACGCAGGCGGCATTGATAATCTAATTAAACAATTGGAAGTATTCCGCGACCAACTGCAAGAGGAAGACGAATGATCAGTTTAAATTTTAACATTCGAAATCCCTGGAGTAACACATTTAAGAATTTGTGGTGTACAAGTTTTGTCACTCTCTTTAAGAACAAATTTATTGAACTAGAAGTTACTAGAGATTCCACCCTAGTGTCTTTTATGTTTAATTGGACCATTAGGCAAAGTCACGCAGGCTTAGATTTAGAAGTCGGCCTGTTTGGATATAATGTACATTTTCAGTTATATGACAATCGCCACTGGAATACAGAAACAGGATGTTGGGTAATGTATGACGAAATATCCGGAGAGTCAAATGGGCAATCAAACTGATTACTTTAATAAAATTGGATATAAACACACTTATGACATCGGTGATCGTGTCATAGGTAAATGGCATAAGATTCCATTTGTAGGAACTGTGGGTAACGACCGCTTGATTAATCATATTACTGGTCCAGAAGTAACTATACACTTAGATCTACCCTTTAAATATCAAGACAAAATTTATAATTTTATCATTGTAAAGCATAAAGATATTAGGCGGCTTAAAGAGCTATGACATATGAATGGAATGATATATTAATTGTAGGGGATAGTTTTTGTGCAGACCGCACTGAGAAAAGTGACTGGCCAAATATATTTACATCTTCCCTTACAGGTCAGCTATTTCATCCTACTCTACAAGTTAGGGGTGAAGGATTCAAGGGTGCAAGCTGGTGGTCGGCTAGGAAAAAACTATTAGTAGAACTAAAACACAGACCTGTAAAAGTTTTGGTTGTTTGTCATACAGAACCTTACAGAATTCCAAACGATCGAGGACTGGGTATTAATACATTAAGTGTCGAAACTAAGAATATAACAACTCCTCCCGGTGTTGAGAAACCTTCTGAAAATTTTATCAAAGCAGCCCTTGGGTATTACGAATATATTATATCCGAAAAATATCATCTTTGGGCATACCAACAATGGTTTAATGAAATAGATAAAATTGCCGTCGACAATAACATAGAAAAAGTTATACACTTCTTTTGTTTTCGGGGAGACTATAATAATCATACTTTTGCCAGAGGAGTTACTATAGAAACTCCGTTAATCGATCTGCAACAATATTCAGCATTGTGGAAAAAGAACGATACTAGGAATCACTTTCCACCCTTACAAAATTCAGAGTTCGGTGATAAGTTAGCAGGTATAATAAAAAACTATCCCGGAGACGGTGTAAGATTAAATATCAAGTTAATAGGAAAATGAAATGACACAACTTAAAGGACTGGTTCCAAAAGGTTGGGGCTCGGAATTTATCTGGGCCACAAACGACAAGTATTGCGGCAAGTTTATGAACTTTAACGCGGGTGCAAAGTTCAGTATGCACTTCCATAAAGACAAAGAAGAAACTTGGTATATACAAAGTGGCAAGTTTCTTGTTCGATGGATTGATACTAAGACTGCTGAATTATACGAAAAAGAATTGCGTGATGGTGCAGTATGGCACAATACACCCTGTATGCCACATCAACTAGAGTGTATCGAAGCCGGAACTGTTATCGAAGTATCCACACCAGACAGCGTGGAAGACAACTACCGTGTAGGCAAAGGCGACAGTCAAAAATGACTCGAGTCATGGTAAATGGTACGTTTGATATTCTGCATCGCGGCCACCTCGAATTATTAAACTTTGCCAGAAGCAAAGGAGACACTCTACTAGTTGCTATTGATACTGATCGAAGAGTGAAAGAATTAAAAGGCGATGCTCGTCCCATTAACAATCAAGAAGATCGTAAATTTCATTTAGAAAATCTAAAGGCTGTTGATGGGGTAATGTTATTTGACAGCAAAGAAGAACTAATTGAGATTATGAAGGGTTGGGAGCCTGACATTTATGTAAAGGGCAGTGACTGGAAATCTAACTCTGGAACTGCACACCAATATTCAAAAGAAGTAATTTATTATGACAGAGTCGGCGAATACTCAACAACCAATATCATACAACGTATTGCTGATCGGTGATAGTTGTACTGATATCTATAATATAGGTACAGTAGATAGATTGAGCCCGGAGGCTCCTGTACCTGTTGTTAAAATTGTAGAAACATTTTCACTGCCTGGTATGAGTGCAAATGTCCATAGTAATTTAGTACATCTAAATATTGAACCAGATTTTATACACAACGAAACTTCTATTACCAAAACTAGATTCATAGATAAAAGGTCAGGTCAACATCTGCTTAGAGTTGACGATGAAGATGATGTTGTTCAATGGTCTGGCAGAACTACTGAGCCACTAGAGTCATATGATGCTATTGTGATCTCAGATTACAATAAAGGATTCTTAACCTATGAGCACATTGAAAGAATTATAGGGTCGGTAAAATGTCCAGTGTTTATAGATACAAAGAAACAAGACTTGTCAAGATTTAGGGCAGATCATTGCTATGTTAAAATTAACGAAACTGAATACAAAAATAGATTCAGTGTTCCAAAAAATTTAATTGTTACATTAGGGGATCGCGGAGCACAATATAAAGATCAATTGTATCCAACTCAGTCAGTTGAAGTCATGGATGTGTGCGGTTGTGGGGATACATTTTTAGCCGCACTAACTGCTGAATATCTATACACAAAAGATATAGAAAAAGCTATAATATATGCAAACAAGGCGGCTAGTATTACTGTGCAACATCGCGGAAATTATTCACCCACTTGTGAAGAAATCTCGAAAATCTCGGGATAAATAAATTTGTAGGACGCCGTTAGGGTTCTACAAATGGGGAATAGTTCCCCACAATGTTCTTGCTTATTAAGGAGAAAAACAATGAACGCACTTTCACGCTTTGACACAACAGCTCTACAACATCTGAATAGAGCACTTATCGGATTCAATCGTATTTCAAACGATTTCGAAAACCGACACGTAAATTCCACAACAAACTATCCGCCTTATAATGTCATTCAACGTGACGAAAATAACTTTGAAATCGAAATCGCAGTAGCAGGTTTTGACAAAGAAGATATTACAGTTGCAGTTGACCAGGATCAATTAATCATCAAAGGTAACCGTACTAAAGATGAAGATTCGGAAAAGTACATTCACCGCGGACTGGCTGCTCGTGATTTTGAACGGGCGTTTACGCTTGTAGATCACGTAGAAGTGGGCGATGCTGAGTTGACAAACGGCATTCTTCGTGTTAAACTTACACGAGTAGTACCTGAAGCACTCAAGCCTCGTTTGATTGCCATCAAGTAAGTTCAGGGGCTCCGGCCCCTTTTTAGAAAGTCTATATGGCAAATACCAAAACTAAAGATATTGTTGATATTGAAGAAGATTTTGACATTGTAACACCCGGCATGTACAAAGTGATTGTACTAAATGATGATCACACCCCAATGGATTTTGTCATTGCATTATTGATGCATGTGTTTAAGCACAACGAATCTAGTGCAAAAGAAATAACAATGCGAGTACATGAACAGGGTGCAGGTGTTGCCGGTGTTTATACTTACGAAGTTGCAGAACAAAAAGGTGTAGAAAGCACAATGCTTGCTAGACAAAATGGTTGGCCACTAGCTGTTAGAATCGAAGAAGAATGAAACAATACGCCGTTACTGGAATAGGAATCATTAATGGGCTAGGTGCAAGTGTTCAAGAAAACTGGAAAAATCTGTTAGCAGGAGAAACTGCAATTAAACAGATCAAATGGCCTGAAGATAATCCGACAAAATTTCCAAGAACACATAAATCTTTAATTGTCTCTTCTGGAGCACCGTGTCCGTTACCTGCGTTTGAAGAAGCAGAATTTGGAGGGCATCACCAGTATTGGGATCCGTGTGTTAAAATATCAATGCACACTGCTAGAGATGCTATCAGAGACAGCAATCTTACTAGCAAAAATGTTTCAGTAGTGTTTAGTACCACTGGTGGAAGTTTACATAGTAGAGCATACATGATGCGACAACTAGAAGATGGCCGCGAAAGAGTTTCACCAAGGCAGGTAATACAAGCAACTGCGGATTACATTAGCGGATTGATTGCTAGGATATACGAATGCAACGGTGGTTCAACTTCGATGCACTCTGCATGTTCAACTGGACTAACTGGTATTGATTATGCTATTAAGCAACTAGAATTTAATGACGATCTCGATGCTGTCATTGTGGGAGGTGCCGACGTACCCATTGAAGGCTTCCAAGTATACTACTTTCAAAATCTCGGTGCATTAAGTTTACAACCAGCAGAAATTGCCAGTAGACCTTTTGACAAAGATAGATCAGGATTTGTAGCAGGAGAAGCTGCTGGCACACTAATTATCGAACCGTTAGATAAAGCCAAAGCACGGGGTGCAAAGATTTACGGAATAATCAAGTCTGTGGGAATTGCCACAGCTGGTAATAATGATACTGCCCCAGATAAAAACGGTGACGCTGCAAAGTTAGCAGTAACCAGAGCAATAAAACAAGCAGGCATACAGTTAGCCGATGTCGGATATATTAATGCACACGCTACCGGAACTAAAGTCGGAGATGACATTGAATTTTATGCCATGCGTGAGTTGTTGCCAGGCACAACAATGACGGCAAATAAAGGACAAATTGGACACACGTTGGCTGCAAGCGGAATTGTTGAAACTATCTACACTGTGTTAGCACTACGAGATCAAATATCACCCCCTACTGTAAATTTAACTAACCCAATTGATGTAGGAATCAATATTCCTACCAAGGCCACGGTGATTGCAACTAAGTATGCAATAAAGAACAATTTTGCATTCGGCGGCAGGGCTGCTTGTGCAGTATTAGAACGTTACGAGGATTAAATGAGTCTTAAAGAATTAACAGCAGAAAATCACGATCGTGCAGAACACACACCTTTTATGAAGGCAGTGTTTGCAAAGACATTACCCAGAGAAATATGGACAGACTGGACTTTACAAAAGTCCTTATTTTACGGTGCAATCGAAGGTGCAGCCGGTGCTAACAGATTACTAGGCGACTTGCCCGATCTGCGTAGAGAATTTTATCTAAACATGGACTACAATGAGATGAACGGGCAAAATCCTCGTCACTCATATCGCCCATTGGTTATTGATTATTACAACTATATATTAAGCATCAGTCAAGATCCTAATAAGGTTATGGCACATTTATATGTGTGGCATATGGGAGATATGTTCGGCGGACAAATGATTAAGAAGATTGTTCCGGGTCCGCATCGCAATTTAGAATTTGAAGATGCTAACACATTAAAAACTAACATTCGTGCTAAGTTAGATGACAGCATGGGCGACGAAGCCAATGTAGCTTTTGAATGGGCTATCAAAATTATGGAGTCATATAACAATGAGCTTGGTCTGGAACAGTCTAATTGATATACAAACTGAGTTTGAAAGACAATTCAATCTCAGTGGTACAGAAGTACAAGAGCCGGGCTTAGAAAGATTCAGTTGGTACAACAAAGTCTGGACCAGTAGCTTATATCGCAGAGCACACATCGATGTAGTAGATGCTAGAGAAACCAAGGGCCTATGGATGATGCATTGCTGTGTGTTTCCGCATACTCATAATCCTGCACCTATCTTTGGATTTGATGTAGTAGCTGGCAAAAACAAAGTAACAGGTGCGTTTCACGACTTTAGTCCTGCTGGTGATCCAGAGCATCCGATGCTAGATTATTTTGCAGACGAAGCACAAAAATTAGAGTGGAACAAAGTTAGACGTTTGCCCGACTGGGCAGAGCGTATCTTTACTCCTAGCATGATCAGTGCGGGAAACGTTAACGATCCAACTGAGCTTCAACAACTGTATTTTACTGCTATTAATAACTTAAAGCATTTCATTAACACAGTAGGCGAGACAAACGGAACTGCATTAGACACTGGTCCTGCACAGGATTACTATTGTGAAAATCAAAGACAGAATCCCCATACTCCTAAAGTAATGACTGCATTGGGTTTGAATCCAGAAGACGTTCGTGTGTTTATACAGGACTGCCTGTTTCCTAAGATAGGAACACATCAATGAGCACAGTATGGACACAGATGCAGCAGTGTGCTGAAACTATGCAGGCCATGATGGAACATGCAGGGTACAGAGCAGAAGATCCTAGTTTAGATCAATACGACTGGGAAAATCATGTATACCATAGTAATCTGTTTCGTAGAGGACACGTGGAAGTAGTAGACAAGACTACAACACACGGAATATACATCCTACATGCAACAGTATTCCCACACCCAGACGATCCTAGTCCTATCTGGGGTTTTGATGCTGTCTGCGGCAAGAACAAGATCACAGGTGCGTTTCATGATTTTAGTCTAGTAAGCAAAAGCCATTGGTTGCACGACTGGTTTGCAGATACTGTAAAAGACGTAACTTGGAACAAGAAACGAGAATTACCCGGGTGGGCTCGTAATATTTTTAGCCCTGCTATGGTAGCAGCGGGTAATATTAGCGAGCAGCACGAGTTAGATAATATTATAGATCTAGGAATTAAAACCCTAGATTACTATCTACACAATGTAGGAGATCGCATTAACGGGGTCGATGTTACTGACCAACAAAATTACTACTGTCAAAATCAGAAACAAAATCCCCATGTGTATCGCAGCATGATTGCTATGGGAGTGCCGGAAGCAACTATCCGACAGTTTGTTGAGCAAGTGCTGTTCCCTGAAATTGGTAAATAACTTATTATGCGAGCACGTGAATTTTTAAAAGAATCTTTTCTAGTTGAAAAACTAATGAGCCAGGGCGGGTCAGATAATGACTGGCTAAAAGACAAATACTATATTCTATTTTTTGAAGGTATTTTAAACAATCAAGTTTATTCTTTCGGAGTAGGTGGTAGTACTAGTAAAAAGAATCCTAGTAGTCCAACAAACTTCATGGGTATAGTACAAAATCCGCAAGATGTGGTTGCACAGATGAAACGTGCAATTAAGAATAAAGATTTTAGTGATGTGTATTTCGATGTAGAGGAAGTCGACGACGAAACTTTGGAACCTAATGGCGAGATTTGGGAAAATGTTAGGCCGGGTAATATTTTCAAAGATGAAAAGGTCACCGGGGTATTAAAACCTAACATGGGTAATGTTTCCGAAGCAATTCTAGGATGTGCCGTTGCTGCTAAATTTAGCAATCAAGGCGGCATGATAACCGAAGCTCAGGTTGTTAATTTAGCAAAACAGTTAGCAAAAAATAGAGGGCAACTAAATTTACAAGCAGGCAAAGATGTTTTAGAATTTAAAGTTACTATTCCTTTTATGGACAAAAAGGCGTTTTACGCCTGGCTCAACGAGGATAGCAGAGGCAAAACTCTCAAAGACTATAAAGTTCCCGATGATAGTATAAAAATGTTCGATCAAAGACTTAAGAGTGCAATAGAGTACGCCAACAAATCAAAAAAAATATTAAGTGCAGTTAGTGAAGCAGTAGATGATCCGGGTAAAAATAAGATCGACGTTATCAGTGACGGTGCTGAAAAAGAAAATCAAAATACAACCAAAGTTGACTTAAAAATCTTAATAGATGGTAAAGAAACTGCTAAACGATTATTAAGTGTAAAGGCCGGAAACGTTGAACAGTTTGGTCAGGCCGGTGGACATAATTTTAACAACTTAAATGAGTTTTTTACTTCAATTGTAGGATTAGGTTTACCAGAAACTTTTAGAAAGAAATTTCATGAAATTCCTAAACAAGCACCTGCAGAATGGAATGTTAAGAAAAAAGAAAACTTTGAAAATAGTTTTGCAGTATCATACGAATTTATAGCTAAACAGTTATCTATACAGGCAAAAAGAGATCCCGACGGATTTGTTGAAAATGTTTATAGAGGGCTACTTAATCATTTAACTAGAAACGAAGCAGGAGTCGAAATGGTTATTTTAGATCCTGATAGTAAAAAAGCATTCTCTGAATTAGAATTTGGTAAAGATTTTGAAGATGCATTACGTCAGCTTCAATTAGTAGTGGATTTTAGACAGGCAACAGGATATGCTCTTTCTGTTTACGGATTACCAAAAACTCAATTGGCTAGTAAATTTATTCCTAAAAAACAAGGTGAGCCCACAAGATTAATTGATCTAAGATCTCAATATGATAGCAGAACTAATGCAATTAGAAATAGAATCAATATGGGTCCTTTGTTAAAGAAAATAGCAGATATCGAAAATTATCTCGAAAAGAATCCAGAAGATACTATGCAGCAGCCTGCACCTGTTTCAATGCCTGTTGCAAAAGCCCCAGTTGCAAAACCGCCAGTAGCTACGCCAAAACAGCCTGCACTAGCGGTAAGCAAGCCCAAAATAGGAGCACCGGTACAGCCCAAAGGCACACTGGGCTCAACTCCTGCACCCCAAACTGGTATCAAACCAGGAATTTAATCTAGATTAATAAACTGCTATGTAAATATCGCATTCTGACCCTGTAAATACTAATACACTATACTGGGGACTTAGGATGCGATTTTTAATTCTCGGCCTGGCCTTGTCTGCAATGACGGTACAGGCTGCACCAATAAATGACTTTACTTTTAAAAGTCCGGCCTTCAACGGAGCAGGTTACAGTAGTCACGTCTTAACTATCGAAAATCAAGAAGCGACTCGTAGAAAAGCTCTACAAGATAGACTTCAAGCAGCATTAGACAAAGAGGCTGCTGACAAAAAGAACACTAACTTGGCTAAGTTTTTAAACAACTTAGAGTCTAGAATCTATGCACAAGTTAGCCAAAACGTAGCAACTGCTATGTTTTCTAATAGCGGATGCACCAGTACTACTCCTACAGCAGATTGTAAAGGTGAGGTTGATTTCCAAGGCAGCAAAATCAGCTGGCAAAAAGTTATATTAGTAGACGGCAACTTTATTCGTCTAACTGTAGTAGGTCCAGATATCAATACCACTATTGATATTCCGTTAAGTCAATTTGTAGTTCCGGGGATATAATATGAAAAAAATATTATTAGTACTAGTCTTTACAAGTTTTCTAACAGGGTGTGCAATACATCAAAATAATCCTTTAGTAGAGGCGGACAAGCCCGAAGTTACCGCAGTGATGATGCAGAAAGAATTTGATACTATACAGGAGCCTGCACACGGAAAACCTGTTAGTGTTGCGGTGTATAGTTTTAAAGATATGACTGGTCAGAGAAAGCCGCAGGCCAATATTGCCAGTTTAAGTTCCGCAGTTACACAAGGTGCAGAAAGCTTCTTGATCAAAGCACTGCAAGATGTAGGTCGAGGACAATGGTTTGATGTTGTTGAGCGGGTAGGTATCGATAACTTGACCAAAGAAAGATTAATTATTCGTCAGATGCGTGAAGCATATGAAGGAGCGGCTGCAAAGCCATTAATGCCAATGCAGTTTGCTGGCATGATTATTGAAGGTGGTATAGTAGGTTATGACAGTTCAACAAAGAGTGGCGGCATTGGTGCAAGAGTCTTTGGTATTGGAAAACAGACTCAGTGGAGTCAGGATATTGTAACCATAAGCCTAAGAGCAGTGAGTGTTAATACTGGAAAAGTATTAGCATCTGTAACTGTGCAAAAAACAATTCTTAGTTCGGCTGATGCAATAACTGCTCTTAAATTCTTTGACCTAGGCACTAGGGCATTTGAAGGCGAAGCAGGATTAACAATAAACGAGCCAGGAACATATGCTGTAAAATCAGCAATCGAAGCCGGAGTGGTTGAACTTATCAAAGAAGGAGCTCGTAAGGGGCTTTGGAATTATAAGGGAGCAAAAAATGAGTTGGTTCAAAAGAACACCGAAAGCGAAAGAGCCCCAGAAGGCCCTTCCGCAACGCCGCAGTCCAGTGTCAGAAAAGATGCTGAAGGAAGCAAAGAAGTCAGGGCCAAGTAAGTCGGGGAGCAATACATAACACCCCAAGGAGCAGTTTCAAAAGAACTGATAAAAACATGAAGAAGCTAAATCAAGTAATGACAGCGATTGTGATGTTAGTCGCTTTACAAGTTTTCGCAGCAGACAATAGTATCTATATTGATCAAACAGGTGACAACTCTGTTATCACTATGCTACAAGATGGTGCAACCAACCGCGTCCGCGGCATACAAGGCACGGGCACAGGCAACACTACTCCGTCAAAAATCAAAGGTGATAATTTAACTTTGATTGTTGAACAAATTGGTAGTGCTAACATTTTAAACTTGGGTGTTGTAACTGCCACAGCTAGTGGCGGCGTTGATACTAGTGTTATATATCGAGTAACAGGTAATAGCGGTATCGGTACTATCAATATGAACAATAGCGAGCAGGGTACTGCAAATAGTAATACTGTTTCTATTGATCAAACAGGCGATTATACTATTGCTAACCTTAATTTACTAGGATCTAATAACATATTCAATGCTGTTACAGACGGTAACTTGAATCAAATTGTTGCTACAATTGATGCGGATCAAGTTACTGTAAACATCAATAAGAGTAGCGGAACTGCAAATAACACTACACTAAATTTAACTGGTGCAAAAGGCACAGTAGATTTAACCATATTAGGTGCTAGTAACGCAACGAATATTACTCAAAGTGGTGGTGGTGCCGACGGACACATTGCAACATTGAATATCAATGGATCTAATAACAATACCACAGTTGTACAAAGTGGTACTATCAATACCAATGTTAATCTTGCTGTGGCAGGAAGCGGAAACACAGTCAGCATTACTACTGGTAATTAAGGTGTGAGATGTCTGTATGTCGCTTAATCTTATTAGGCTTATTGATCAGTACCTCGCTGAACAGTCAAGCCAGCATCGGAACAGTGACGGAGTTGCTGAACGCACCTCCCAGCATACAGAGAAAGAATTCAACTCTAACAGGCAACAAGGGCACGGGAGTAGAAATGAACGACTCTGTGAAAACAGCAGCGGGCAAAGTGGGCATAACGTTCGAGGATCAGACTCGAGTACAGGTTAATGAAAACTCTAGATTGGTCATTGACGACTTTGTATACGATTCAAAATCAAAATCCGGTAAGCTGGGTGTTAAAGTTGCATTGGGCACTGTTAGATACGCCAGTGGACAAATTGCCAAGAACTCACCGCAGAACGTTGCAGTTAACACACCCACTGCTACTATCTCAGTTCGTGGAACTGATTTTACCGCCACCGTAGATGAAATGGGTGGCAGTACTGTAATTTTGTTACCAAGTTGCCCAAATGATCGTCCTACTCGTACAAATAGAGATATTGAAGCCAATTGTGTTGTAGGGACTATCATAGTTGAAACAGATGTTGGTCAGGTTATTCTTAATCAAGCATTCCAAGCAACCAAAGTAGCTAGCAGGGCTGCACTGCCTACTAAACCTGTTATCCTTACTCTCAGTGAAGATGCTATTAGTAATTTGTTAATCATAAGTCCTCCACAAGAACTAAAGCAGGGCGGTAAAAGAGAAACAAGTCTAAATCATAATGCATTAGATGCTGACTTCTTGAGAGAGCAAGGACTTGAAAACAAATTAGATCAACAAAATGCACAATTTTTTGAAGATAGACTTACTCGTAACTTTTTAGATAATAATTTTTTAGCTAACATATTTGATGTAATAGGTAGCGGCTTAGATGAAGATTATCTAAAAGACGAAACGGACAGCATATTGCCAGACTGGAAAAGAGCAAGCGGTATTATTGTGACTAAGGACGAGGGTCAAATTGGGTTATGTAGAGATAACGGTAGCGATATACAATGCGTAACAACACCGTTGACACAGAACAGTTTGATAACGCAGATACAAGGTAGTATTGAATTTAGTAACAGAGTAAATTCGGGCGGTAATACTATTATTACCATAGTACAAAGATGAAGAAAATATTATTAGCATTAATGTTATTATGTTCAAATGCCTTTGGTGCTATCACTGACGGTAAGTTTGGTATCAATCAAATATTCGATGTTCAATATTACTGGAGTGGTAACACACTAAACGCCAGCAACTTTATTGCACCTTATAATAAAAACTTTCAAACAGTAACCGTAACCTCAGGACAGTACTTCCAATTCTTTGACAGCACAACCAATCCAGGTAAGCACGGATTGAAGTTAATGAACAGCAATGGAACACAACACAGCATTGTTCACGACCACGGTGACATTACAGCACTAGGCAATGGTGCCATTTTTTATATCGGTTCGGGATTCTTTGGCAATGTTATTACTACTGCTCAGGGTTATAACTACGGTGCTAGTGCCAGTTTCACTAACATGGATACTAGTGTTACTAGCACAGACTTAAACAATTATACCTATGCGAGTTCAACTCCGTTATCAGCAGGACAAACAGCAGCCCCTCCTCCGCCTACAACTGATTGGAAAACAATCAAGACTAACAGCACGCCTGTTGTGATTAGTAACATTTACCCAACTAGTAATAACAGTCCAGCAGGCGAAGGTGCAGGCAATGCGTTCGACGGTAATACTGGTACAAAATACTTAAATTTTGATAAAAAGAATGCAGGAGTTACAGTTAAATTAAGTCAAGGTCGTGTAGTACAAAAATTTACCTTAACTACTGCTAACGACTTTGAAGGACGCGATCCTACTAGTTACAAACTCTACGGAAGCAATGACGGCGTAAATTGGGTATTAATTAAACAGGATACCGTGTCTTTAAGCGATCAAAGATTTTGGACCAGTCCGGAGATACAAACAGGCAACACTACTGCCTATGTCTATTACTTTATTTTATTCCCTACTACTAAATCAGGAGACGGATGCGGCCTTAACTGCGACAGTATGCAGATCGCTGAAATCACTTTTTACTACGACTTAAATGACGGAGTCACTAGCACTGCAACAGGTTCGGGCAGTACTCCAAACAATCCGGGTACTGCTGGCAGCGTCTGTGCTGACTGCGGTCCAACTGTAGTAGGCGGAACAATCACACAGACAAATGCACCATCAAATCAAACTATACAAAGTGGCGGTACTTATGTTAATAATTCTAGTAGAGCTGCACAACAGACTAGAATCAATACTTGGGTTAACAGTACTTCACCTTATAGTAATTCGGTGCATGTTGATCAGATAGGTGGGGACAACAATAACATAACTATCAACGTAACAGGAACAAAGAACCGAGTTGAGTTGACTTTAGACGGAGCTGGAACTAATACTATCGGCATCACACAAGTTGGTTCAAACTACGTAACAGCAGATGTTAATGGTTATCAAAATAACTTGACATCCAGCCAGACAAATACCATTGGTACTAATTATACTGAAACTGTGATAAACGGCAATAACAACACTGCAAATCACACACAGGGCAACAGTCAGTTGTTATTCAGCACAGTTAGCGGTAATAACAATACGCTAGTCACTAGCCAAACAGGCACGGGACAACATTATCTCGATGTTAAGATGACGGGCAACGGGCACAATGTAAATGTTAATCAATTTGGTTCCATGGCTAATAATGCAAGAATTGATGTGACCAATGCCGGCGGGGCCGCAACTGTAGATCTAGAACAAAGCGGCGGCAAGAGTTTTACTCTAATACAGAGTTGTGCAATTTTATCAGGATGTAACACCACAGTTAGACAGTAATAAATAGAGATATGAACTTTATCATATCTCTATTCCGTGAGTTCCAAGAGCGTAGACGCATACGTAAAAAATTAAAAGAGTTTCGTAAAAGAGACCCTTTCATTTACAAATGACTGTAGTAGGAATAAACGCTCTTAACCACGATGCTAGTATTGCGGTTGTGGACAATGGTCAAATATTGCACCATGAACGATCCCTGTGTGGAGTTGACCTTTGTCCTGAACTAGTTGATCGTGCATTATCATACGGAGCAGTAGATGCAATTGCTTGGTACGAAAGGCCTTGGCTGAAAAAGTCACGGCAGCTATACGCAGGGCAATACAGAGATGCAGTCAGCATTGATCAGCTACCTCATTACTATCTAAAAAAATTTAACATACCTTCTGTTCCAATTTATTATGTGCCGCATCATTTAAGTCATGCAGCCAATGCAGTATATGAAAGTAGATTAGCTGAGACTGCGGTCGTAGTAGCCGATGCAATTGGAGAGTGGGATACTGTGAGTATCTGGCATTATAAAGATCAAAAATTTAAAAAAGTATTTTCAAAAGGTTATCCTTATAGCCTTGGTTTGTTCTACTCAGCATTTACAGAGTTACTGGGATTTAAACCTGTCCAAGAAGAGAGCAAACTTACTATGCTAGCAACATCTGGTGATTGGGAACCAAACTACTTAACAGTCTGCGGCTACCTAACAAAGAATCTGCATAAAGGAATCTGGGATTGGGAAGTAGCAGAAAAAGATCGTGCAGACGTAGCTGCCAGCGTACAACGTGTGTTCATGGAACAGATAAAAAATTGCTTTAAACTTGCCTCTTTTCACAGTAATTCTTGTGTTTTTACAGGCGGATGTGCCTATAATGTGCCTGCAAAAAGGCTTCTTTCATCTACATTTAAACACAGCTATGTTCCAAAAAATCCAGGCGATGCAGGGTCAAGCATGGGTGCTGCACTATACATATCGGATAAACTAAAATAAATACATCATGAGAGCACACGAATTTATTAACGAAGACTGGAATAAAGTCAACAGAAAAGATAAGACTGATGGTCTAAGCCAAAAGGCAGTAAATGCTTACCGAAGAGAGAATCCGGGTAGTAAGTTAAAGACAGCAGTAACTACTAAGCCTAGCAAATTAAAAGCAGGTAGCAAGGATGCTAAACGCCGTAAGAGTTTCTGTGCCCGTATGAGTGGCAATAAAGGTCCTATGAAAAAGCCTAACGGAAAACCTACACCAAAAGCATTAGCACTACGCCGATGGAATTGCTAATTTATGAAACCTACCGTTGCCCTGTTTTTGTATGATCCTAAATGTAGCGTACAGTCAGGCAATGGAGTTATACGATCATTACAGTCACATTATAACTTTAAAATATTCAGCATCAATCCCTTAGAAGATAACTTCTTTGATGATGTAGACATGATAGTTATTCCTGGCGGCTTTGGTGATGCTAGTACATTTGACCGTGCATTTAAATATACTAAAGATAGAGTTAAAACATTTGTAAGCGGTGGTGGTAAGTATTTAGGTATATGCATGGGTGCGTATTGGGCCGGCCAACACTATTTTGATATACTGGACAGCGTTGATGCTGTTCAATACTCAACGCAACCCAATACAGATACACGCAGACCACACGCTAAAAATATCAGTATAACTTGGAAAAACCAGCCAATGAATATGTTTTGGTATGATGGTTGTGCTTTAGTAGGTAACTCTGCTAAGTTTAACACCATTGCCACATATGCAAACGGAGACGCTATGGCTATTATACAAAACAATATCGGTGTAATAGGTTGCCATCCAGAAAGTGAAAACTATTGGTACGATAGCTACTCATGGATGGCGGGCAAGTATCACAATGGACAACATCACCGTCTGCTTTTAGACTTTGCTAACCAACTAAATACTGGATGTTGAAAAAAATCCTAACAAGTCCATGGACAGCATTGCTGACATTGGCACTTATTTTAAGTATAAGAATTGCTGATCCTGTCTTTGTAGAAAGTATAAGACTACGCTATTTTGATACGCTGATTACATCTAAAGAAACTACTGTTAACAACATTGTTACAGTAAACATTGATGAAGGGAGCTTAGACAAATATGGACAATGGCCGTTACCTCGTGTTGAGTATTCCCGACTTATACGAGATTTATATCAGAGGGGAGCGGGCCTTGTGGTACTTAACGTACTCATGCCAGAAACAGATCGTACAGGTGGTGACAGTCAACTGGGTAAAGCTCTAAAAGAATACCCAGTTGTATTAGGCAGCATTCCTGCACAGAAAACAAAGAACGAACCACGCAATCCCGGTTCGGCAGTATTAGGTCCTGAGTACTTGGATCAAATTATACAGTATCCGGGTTTGATTGCCAACGTACCTGTGTTAGAGAACGCAGCAGCAGGTGTTGGTATCGTAAACACACTGCCAGAAGTAGATGGTGTTAATCGCAGATTGCCGTTAATTGTCACAGTTGACGGTAAGTTATATCCTAGTCTAGCTATGGAAACACTCCGCGTAGCGGCAGGCGATTCAACATTCCAAGTCAAGCTATTTGAAGGTGGAGTTGAGAAGATGCGTATACCTAAGTTTGGTCCTGTAGCAACAGATAACTTAGGTCGCATATGGATTGATTGGAGTCAGGCAAGTCACAGCGTTAGTGCAGTAAACCTGCCAAAAGATCTAGCAGGTGCTATTGTTATCGTAGGCCCAACAGCCGCAGGTATTGCTAATCCATTACCCACTAGTAAGGGTGCAGTATTTCCACACGAAGTACAGGCCGCAGTAATAGGCACAATGATGAACAATGTAACTATCCAGCGTCCGGATTACGCAGATGGTGTGGAAATTATTGTACTGTTAGCAGCAGGCGTACTATTATTATTTTTAACAAGGTGGGTATATGTTGGACTTGGAACAGTGGTTGCTCTTTCTATGGGTGGTGTTGCTGTCAGCATGTATGCTTATAGCCAGTATCTTTATCTGTTTGATGCTACTGCTTTTGTCAGTGGCATATTGCTTGTGGCATTACATGCATACGGAGTTAAATTCGTAAGCGAGTTTTTACAGAAGCAGGCAATCAAGAAACAGTTTGCAGGTTACGCTAGTCCTACAGTGGTTAGATTACTGCAAGAAAATCCAGACCTTATTAAGAAGGGTGTTAAGAAAGAAGTCAGCATACTGTTTTCAGACTTACGTGGCTTTACACCCCTAGGTGAAAGCTTTGGTGATGATGTTGCGGGGCTTACACGTATAATGAACGGCTACATGGACGCTATTACGCAACCTGTATTAGATGCAGACGGAATGATTATCAAGTACATCGGTGATGCCAGTATGCACATACACAATGCACCCATTGAAGATCTTAATCACCCGTCAACAGCAGTTCGCACAGGATTAAAGATGCTTAGAGCTGTAGATACTTTTAACCGAGACGTGATTGTTCCGCAAGGCAGACCACCAGTTGGTATGGGTGCAGGCATTAATACAGGATTGGGCTACATCGGTGAGATGGGCAGTACAGCTCGACACAGTTACGATGTACTAGGCGATGCCGTTAGCACAGCCGCACGTATCGAAAGCAAGTGTAAAGAATACGGTTGCCTGTTATTAGTAGGTGGAGCAACCGTTCAACGATGTGCTGACGAGTTCTTCTTCCTTAAGATTGACGACCTAGCAGTTAAAGGTAAGAGTGTAGGAGTTGCTATCTATACAGTACTTGACCCTGACGTAACTGTTGCCGCAGAATATTTGTTAGCACAAGAAACTCATAATGAAATGCACTCATGTTATAGACAGCAGAAATGGGACGATGCCATTACACTGTGTGAAGAACTGAAAGATGAGTTCGACGGGCAAATGAAAAAATACTACAGCATGTGGATAGAACGCTGTGAGTTTCAAAAGACTCAAATACTTCCAGCCGACTGGAATGGCGTATTCATAGCCACAAGCAAGTAATATCTGCAGGCCTACTATCCAAAATAGATCGCCATTTCGGTCGCAATCATTTTGGATAGCCTGTATAATGTAAGTTACACACTTACATTCACACTCCCATTATTCGCAACTTAAGGTGAAACAGCACCGGTAATTTTCTGTTGGTCAAGGTTCTGACGTGTGACCCAATGACCTAGCCTCATTGCGAGGGCGATTTCAATCCACTACCCGAGAGGATGCTTAAACGTCTGCCCACTGGCACGAAACGTTTGGATTGTCATAATAGTTGAAAAGATTTTCTATACTCTCATAGGAACAGTGACACCGCAGTTTCTTTAAAAGTCGTAGTAGGTTGGGTAAGGTACAGAGCCCAGAAGAGTGAAGATCAAATACCTACTGTCAAGTGTGTGCAGAGCAACTCAGCAAACATCATAAGATCACCCTCCGTAGAGGGTGTCGTATGGCTTCACAATCTAGCAAAACTTTCTCAAATCAACTTTCACCTGATGTAGCTGACTTAGTATCTTCGTTACCCTCGCTTTTAGAGCGGTCTATTTTATTAATTGCTTTCTCTGCTTCTACACGTTCAAACTCAATTGTCTTACCACGTAGATGTAACACTGTATTAACTTTTTGGTTAAGTCTGATAAGGTCATTATCCAACATACGTATACGATCAATTAGTGCAATCAAAACTGTGTTAGCATCGCTAATAACTGGTTTCACTTCCTTAGTAGCCCATTCCCACACATACTTGATAATGAATCCCATGCCTACTGCCATAACAATAGGGAATCCGTACTTGTTAACTAATTCAACGACATCCATTATAATATTACTCCTAGAATGAATCCTACTACTAATCCGAACATGCCGGCTCTCCACATGTCGCTATCGTGCCAAATTGGTTGGCTTTTTAAATAAATTTTGGTTGATTGGGGTAAACTGTCCCACCATGCTTCATACTTGCTCATACTGTTTACTCCTTATGAATTTTTCAAGAGGATCTATTTTGACTAGCATTTGCTTACCGTCGACATTGATAAACTTAAACATGTCGCCTGCTCGCCATCCTAATCTATCTGTATTAAGTTCTTCATCTAAAACAATCTTGTCTGGATGTAGATCCCAACGATAATCAATGTGCAACATTAATCTCTCCTTGCATCGTTTTTGCCGTCTGCACGAGCAATACGATCTGCATCAGGACGCAGACCTAGAGCATTGGATACAATTGTATCGATACGTATAACATCGTGATTCATAGTTTTTACACGATTGTCCAGTGCTGTGATAATACCAGCCATTCCTTTTATTGACCCAAGAACGCCCTGCAACAACAGCTTGATAGTTAAGTACACAAAGTACCCGCCTGCAAGTGCTGCCGCAACTGGCATACCGAGGTCGCCGATAATTTTAAAAATATCGCCCATTTTTGCTCCTAGTCCTAAGTTGTGGTGTAATCGTATTTACTAGGTATATAATTTTTAAAACCTGGTACTTAATAACCTATTAGCGTTATAGGAACAATCAATGGAAAACCATGAGATTTTAGTTGATTTCTATTGTAAATATATGTACAATAACTGTACAGTACATAAGATGTACAGAAATTTTTTCATTTAACACACAGGAGATATTATGAAAACAGTCGGTGACAAATTAGCCCCATTCGCAGTAACAGGCGTAAAGTTTGGACAACCAGAAGATGCATTCTTCGAAATTACAGAGAAGTCATTTCCAGGCAAGTGGAAAGTAATCGTTTACTATCCAAAAGACTTTACATTTGTTTGTCCTACAGAAATTGTAGCCTACGACAAACTAGCCGCAGATTTTGATGACCGTGACGCAGTATTGCTCACAGGGTCAACAGACAATGAGTTCTGTAAAGTCAGCTGGCAAAATGCTCACGCTGATCTAAAGAACATTCGTCATAATCAATTCGCAGACACACAGCGTGGTGAGTTGAGTTTGATTGAGCAGTTGGGCGTATTCTATGCACCTGCAGGTGCCGCACTTCGTGCAACATTCATTGTTGACCCCAACAACGAGATCCAACACGTAACTGTGAACAACTTGAACGTTGGTCGCAACCCAGAAGAAACACTTCGTGTTCTTGATGCGTTACAAACAGGCGAGCTATGTGCTTGTAACCGTACAGTTGGTGGCGAGACTCTATAATGTTAGAATGCCTTATCTTAGGCGATAGTATTGCTCAAGGCATTAGCACAGTTCGTAAAGAATGTGTTGCTTATGTTAAGAGCGGTATTAACAGCTACAACTGGAACAATAGAAATATTGTCAAAGATTTATCTGCCAATACTGTGATTATCAGTCTCGGAACTAATGATCCTGATACTATAAACTCTTTTAAAGAATTGTTGTTACTGAGGCAACAAATCTATGCAAAAAAAGTCATGTGGGTAATGCCGCCTATTAAACCAGCGGTGCAGGATATTGTTAGAATCATTGCTAACAGTTTTGGTGATACTATTTTGACAATCCCAGAGTTATCGAAAGATAAGGTACATCCTACATATAATGGATATAAACAATTAGCGGAGATGACAAAATGAGTTTTATTGAATCAGTAAAAGGTGCGTTGCCAGACTATGCAAAGGACACCAAGTTAAATCTTGATGCTGTTCTACTGCGTAGCACACTGGATGCAGATGTAGCCTTAGGGTGTGCTGTGGCTGCATTGGCTGCAACTGGCAACGGTAAAGTACTTAGCATCCTGTTAGCAGATGCCCCAGTACATGCAGAGTCAGCAATGACTGCGGCCAGTATCATGGCACAGAACAATGTATGGTATCCATATGTTGAGATGGCAGATGATCCTGCCCTAAAAGGCCTGCCAGCACAGTTACGCATGAACGCCATTGCGTCACACGGCGGAACTACCAAATCAAACTTTGAAGCGTTTAGTCTTGCAGCCAGTATTGTTGGAAAATGCCACTTCTGTGTAAAAGCACATTACGAAACATTAAAGACTGAAGGCTATACAGTGGAACAACTTCGTGACATTGGCCGAATCGCTTCTGTTATGAACTCAGTAGCAAAAGTTTTAAATAGCTGATGCGAGTTGTAATCACAGGACACACAGGCGGGCTCGGGCTCGCCTTTTTCAATTACTTAACACAATCAGGTCACGAGGTTGTGGGTGTGTCTAGATCAAATGGTTATACACTGCCTGAAAAGTTTGAAGAAGTTGTCAACTTAGCAGAGACTGCTGATCTGTTCATTAACAATTTACACCTTCACACTATACAATATGAATTTTTAAAACGTTTATATAATAAGACTTCTATTATAACTTGCGGATCTATGGCTGCTGACTACCCTAATCCAGACATTATTCGTTATGCTACTGCAAAAAAACTTATTGAAATTGAACATAAGAAATTAAAAAAGGAATCTCAATTTCCAATGTTGTTGCTGAAAATGGGATTCCTTGAAAACTGGACACAGTATGATTCAATTCCGTATCAACAGATTATAAATGCTGTTGACTTTTGGATTAAGAATCCTCGTGCAAGTTTAATAGAGTTTGATAATGTTAACTACAATAACGGCTTTACCAAATAAAGTTTTTAGTATAATACTTAACGATACTTTTCAACTCTGAATCAAACTTAGCAACTGGTTTCCAGCCAAGGTGTTGTAATTTAGCATCGTCAATTGCATATCGTACATCTTGACCTGGGCGTTTTTCTGTAGTGTCTAGATACTGATCTGGATCTCCCTTTAGGCCCATTGCTTTAATAATCTTCCTGGCAACTACAATATTTTGTTCTTCGTAGTTTCCACTAATGTTATATACTTCGTTTACAACGCCTACTTCTATAATTTTAATAACTGCGGCTGCTGTATCACTGGCATGTAACCATGTACGTCTTGGTGTGCCGTTATCGTGCAATGTTGCCTTTTTACCTAAACTCAAATATTTTATAGTGTGAGGAATAAACTTCTCAGTATATTGTCCAATACCGTAATTGTTAGTAGGACGAACAATTACATAAGATATACCGTAGGTACGTGCCCAAGCTGTAATTAACATGTCAGCCGATGCCTTTGTAGCAGAATACGGGTTGCTAGGCTTTAATAGATCTTCTTCTGTATGGAATCCTTTTTCAATATCTCCATAAACTTCATCTGTAGAAAAATGTAAGAATATAGGCTGTTTTCTAGCAGCCTTTATTTTTTCTAAAATATGATGAACTCCGTTAATGTTACTTTCTAAAAATACTTTGCTACTGGTAATACTGTTATCTACATGAGTCTCGGCAGCGGTATTAATGAAATAATCACACTCATACAATTTGTCTATTTCATTTATATCTTTGTTTTCAAATATAAATCTTTTATATTTTTTTAAGTCGTCTAGCAAATTCCAATTGGCTGCATAGGTGCCTTTGTCAATGCCACGAACGTGCCATCCTCGTTCTAAACAGGCCAGTGTTACATGATAACCTATAAAACCTAAACACCCTGTTACATATACTGTTTTAATCATTTTAATTCCTTGATAACCATTCTGGATTGGCCAAGTACCAATCAATTGTTTGTTTTAGTCTATCCTCTAAACTCGAAGGTTCTACCCAACCTCTATCATATAACTTCCAGGGATCTACTGAAAAGCATAAATCGTGTCCAGGCCGATCGACTGGCACATATTCTAAACTAATTTCTTTGTTCATTAGCTTGGCAATAATCTGAGCAAGGTCTGCGTTATTAACAAACTTCCTACCTGCACTATTCCATTTTTCACAAATGTCTTTTTGATTATCTAAAATGAATCTAGTATGTAATGCAACATCTTCTGCATGAAACCATCTACGTCCGCCTATTGCTTTGCTAGGACCTACATGAATAGATAAAGGTTCTCCCTTTAAAATTTTAGACATAGCAATAACTGGAAATCTATTAGACTGGCACATTGGACCGAATGTGTTATTGATATGAATAATACTTACCGGAAGCCCAAATGATTTACTATAAGAAACACATAATTCTTCGCCTGCTGCTTTACTTGCGGCGTAAGGACTGTTAGAATTGTATGCATCGTTTTCATAACTATCTTGCCCGATTGGAATAGGACCAAACACTTCGCCGGAACTGTAGTAAACAAACTTTTCTACTTTTGATTTTCGAGCAAACTCTAATAAGTTTACAGTACCAATAACATTATCTGTTACAGCACCCACCGGGTCGTTGATACTGTCGGCTGCACTAGGATTAGCACCTGCGTGTAGTATAATATCAATGTCGTGTATATTTGGTAATGGTTCTCTAATGTTATGGTTAACAAATTCAACCATACTGTATACGTCTAACAAACGATCTAAATTTTTAGATCCCGGACGAACAAGACACACCACCTTGTGATCTTTTAAAAACTCTTTAACTAAATTGTGGCCTATAAATCCTGTGCCGCCTGTAATTAAAACTTTTTTCATTTTGCTACATAAACTCTATCAGACCAGTACTCGGTTACAAACTCATAATTCCAACGAGCTAGATATGTTTCGATCATTTCAAGCGTTACACCGTATCGATGAGCCCATTCCTCCCACCATTCGATACAAATAACAGGTCTAAACTTTTCAATAGTTTGTTCTGCACCTAGTAGCCCAAAATACTCAAATCCTTCAGTATCTAAATGGATAGCATCGCAAGCATCTAATCCCAAGTCGTCAATGCGTAAAGTAGGTAAGATTCCCGATCCCGATACATGTGTAGCACCTACATCAGTTGCCCAATGTCCTAGTCCGTGTAATCCTCGTTCATTTCCTAAACAGGCTTGAAACTTTACTACATTAGAGGTATCTGCATTTAGCGTGAGAGATAAAAAATTTAAAGGATCTGGTTCAAAAGTATAGACACGATCAAACATTTCTCCGTACTTTTTAACATAGAACCCTACATTGCCGCCTGCCTGTACAAGAACGCCTTTGTTTGGAACATGTGTAGCAAACTTTTCAGGTACATCCGGATGGCTATGCATAAAGTCCCAACAACCTTGATCGTGATTGGGCCACCAGTATTCTCCACGCTCGCCTATTAAATTTGTTAAATTTGTTTTACTCATTTTATGTCCTTCTTATGTTTAGATAGCAAGGCCTGTCGTTATAAAGGAACTCTTCCCAAATATCGTTTAGCTCTTCAATGCTGTTTGGTTTATAAATCTTAATATTAGGAAATGCTCGTAATGCATCTTCATCATCGATTGCCCAATGACTAAATCCTAAATGGCCGTAATCTTTATCTCGACCTGTACCTACTAATTTAACAGGAGCACCTTCATGGTTGAGATAGTTACGCAACCATTCATATGGTCGGAAAATTACAAAAGGTGTGATACTGTAACAAATAGGAATTTTATTATGGTGAGTAAGTCCTACTGCGGCTCCCAGCATAAGCTGTTCAGCGGCACCTACGTTATATGCACGATCGGGTGCAACTTCTCTAGCTTTGTTTAATACACCAAATCCTAAGTCACCTGTTAACAGCCAAAGGCGACTGTCCTTTGATATACTTTCAGCTAACAGTTCTCCAAATCTATTTCTCATAATTGTGCATAGTCCTCTGGCTTTAATACGTAATAGTGTGTTAGAATACCTTCAGCCCATGGCCACTTAGGCGGTTCTGTTTCGCGAATGTTAATGCGTGGTAAGAAAGCACGTAACCGATTAATGATATATTCTTTGTCAATAAAGTCGTAGGCGATCATCCCGTTGACGTTTACATATACTTCTAAGTTATCTAACTTGGCTTCGTAGATAAAACGCAATGCTTCCCAAATACTACCTTCTCCGCATTCGCCGTCGCTGATAAGACAATGTACCTTTCGAGTTCTGTCTGCTAGGGCATAACCGGTGGCAACAGTAAGCCCCATCCCGAGACTACCTGTACTACAATAGATACCACTGCCAACATCACGATGAGGATGTACCCCATGCTTGTGGAATAAAGATTCTGCATTTTGTCCTTCATATTTTTCCAATACAACATATAACGCTAGGGCCGCATGACCAGAACTTAAAATAAAGGGCTCGTCTATCTTTTTATTTTTATAAATTTCTTCAATGATATTAACCGCATTAAGATTAGAACTAAGATGTCCAATCTTTTCTTTGTAGCTAATATCAATTACTCTACGTTCTACGCCATTCATACAAATAAACTCATAAAGCCGTCAACCTTCTCACCAATGTAGGCAATCTGTTCCGGAGTAATAACAGGACTAGTACCATGAAAGAAAGTATTCTTCATAGTGTAGGTTGCTACTGGAAAGTTATCACGTGCGTCTACAGGATTCATTAAATGACTATATGCAGGCTGCAACATAATATTGCCAGCAAAGTAAGGACGAGTTTGGATTAAATTTTCTTCTAAATAATCAACAATGTCCATTCGCTTAAACGGAGCACCTTCTCTAATAGTTAATGGAAAGGCAAACCAGCTGACATCTGCTTTGTCACGGGCACGTGGCAAGTGAAAGAATTGTTCATACTTTTCATAGATCTTAAACAACAATTCATAGTTACGTTGACGCAGTTGATGAATCTCCGGTAGCTTTTTAATTTGCTCAAGGCCCATTGCACTTTGTAATTCAATCGGCTTTAGATTGTAACCAATTTCATCGTATACATATTTGTGATCAAAAATTTCGCCGGGCATCTCTGGAATCCATTCCTGGAAACGTTTGCCACACGAACCGCATTTTAACTTGTTAGCCTCCGGACCCACACAGTAACAGCCGCGGCCCCATTCTCGTAGACTGCGAACAATAACTTCTTGTTGAGGATCATTCATTGCAACAAAGCCGCCTTCGCCCATGGTCATGTGGTGTGCTGGATAAAAACTGCACGAAGCCATTTCACCAAAGCTACCTAACGGTTTGCCGTTATATGTAGTACCTAGGCCGTCACAACAATCTTCTAACAGTACTAGATTATACTTGTTAACTAACTCCATGACTCGATCCATGTTAGGAGGATTTCCTAACACGTGAGCAAACGTAATAATTTTAATGTCTGGCTGTTCTTGTAGCAGTCGTTCTGCATGATCTAAATCGAGATTCAATGTATCAATCTCAATGTCACAGAATACTGGTGTAAATTTATTTTGAAGTGTAGGATTAAGTGTTGTAGGAAAGCCTGCAATAGGCATTAACACTTTTGTACCTTCTGGGAAGTTGTGTCCTCGTTTAGACTTCATTGCTGCCATCATCAGCAGATTGGCACTACTACCGCTATTAGTTAGTATGCCTCTTTCTTTACCGAACTCTTTAGGGAATTGGCGTTCAAACTGAATGCTTTTATTTCCCATAACAAGCCAGCCATTTAATAAAGTCTCTGCGGCTGCTACGTATTCGTCTGCTGAAAAATGTGGGCCTGCGTAGTTAACAAAGTCCTTGCCCGCAGTCCATGTTTTGTTCTCTTGTTTTTCTTCGATGAACTGTCGAATTTGGTCTAAGATTTCTTTCATAGTTTATTTTACTACTTCGTTCATAAAATGTCTAGCCAGTTGGAGGCGAAGATCCAAACTAGTTCCGGGCCAGTGGATTAACCAATCACTGTTTTGCCAAGTACCATCGTTACCTAGTAGATCGTATTTGCTTTGATGCGGGTACAGGTCATTCTTATAAGCATTCAAGTATCGTTGCGGAACAATCTTAATTTTATCTTTATTGTCTGGATACGAGTCAATCATAGCCTGTTGTTCTAAAAACATTGCAGTTTTATACTTAGGCCAGCTGTTATATATGTCTTGCAACCACTTTTTGCTCCAGGCTGTATTTTTAATTAAGAAACTGTCGTTGTTAATTTCATTGCAGTCTGTTGCTATAATTAGATCATAATCTGGAAGAATTTTATCCTCAATTTTGATTGTGAAATTTGTGATCATAGCATCGCAGCCAGTCCACCAAACCCACTCAACTTCTTTCTGTGTTTCAAACAACTCTTTGATTAATCTGCATCTTTCAAAACCTCCAGTTATGTTCTTATCAAAACCGCTGGTCCAATTTATTCCTAGATATCCGTGACGTTCACAATACTGTTGCTTGTTCTGATTCCATGTTAGATCAGCAAGCGGTTGATATTTTTCGTCGTTTAAACTTACAACTGCGTACATATATGTCCTTAAAAGTAAAAGCCGTTAGCACGGGGAAACCATGTGTCTCCATAGCCACCGTGTGGTGTTTTTGTCTGTTCGTAATCAGCACGTACTTCGCACCAATAAGTCTTGCCTAAACCGATTGCAACACTCAATGCGGCACTCTGGTTTCCAATAAACATTTCACTGCCTTGAATAAGTCTTGCAACTTCTAGCAGGTCTTCTGTTTTCTGATAGTGTATTTTTGTTTTGAATGTATCTTCAAAGCTAGCATGTTCGTCAGGTGTGCCAACAAACGCACCATATTCTCCGATCTGATTCTCAATGAACTTTTGCTCAATCCATCCGCCGCCGCCTTCTGCTCCGTGTAGATGCCTGTTAGTTCTGTTCACAATAATAGGCTTGCCTGGAATATGAATTGGTTGTACGGGAGTCAACCAAGGCTCGTGTAACAATTTCTTTTTAATTTCTGGATCGTGAATGTTCCAACCCATAGCAAGTGCATAACATTCTGTTTGATTGCCTTGCCAACCGCGGATTAGGTGCTGTTTCCAATGATCTAGCAGTTGAGGAAAGTCGTCTACTTCGTCTTTCCATACTGCAACTTTGCCAATATAGTCTTGTGCTTCTAACAATGGTGCTACAATGTCGAAGTCTTTTTGTGTTAGTCTGCCACTTGCTGGGCCTGCGTTAGGCCACCCTAAAACTTTTTGTGCAAATTCATCGTGATAGTTTAATCTCACGTATAGGTCGCCTGGACCAATCATTCGCATAACGCAGAGACTATAAACAATGTCTCCAAAAGTTGAGTGTGTGATATAGTTTGTATTTTTCATAAGCTCTTAAAATTATAGCTGTATTTAATTATAACTGCAACACCTAGAAAAATTTAAGGCATTGTTGCCAAAAAACAACACTGGATCTTGACAAGACTAAATAAACACTATACAATAGAGACTAGTTTGTAAGTTAGGTAGAGAAATTTTTAGCCACAGTTAAAATAGTGGTTGACAAGAGAACTAAATAACTGTACAATTAAGGCATAGTTAGTTAGAAAAGTTGTTAAAAAACTTTTTAGTCAAAAGATTAAAAAGAGGTTGACAACAACACTAAATAACTGTATAATTAACACATAGGCAGCAATGGTGCTGTCAATGTAAAGAAAGTTTTTAAAGAGAAAACAAAATGCAATCGAATTTTAGACATCAACAATTTAATACGATGCCCAAACAGGCAGGCTTTAACGCCTCCAATTGGTTATCTATTGAGTGTGGTAGTCTATCATATGATCGCACACCAGAGATTACAAGGGTCCGGGAGGGCTGGGATGGTTAAGTAACAACTTAATTACATTTCAAAACTTCAAGGACCCTAGGATTAAAACCCTGGGGTTTTTTGTTTTCCGCAAGGAAGAATGATAGAGAAAAAGATTAGAGAAGCAGAGTTTACTAGACAGCATACGCTTAGTCCAGAGCAACTTAAAAAATTGCTCGAAGGCAAAATGGCTCGTGCTAGACAGTATTACGAAGCAGTATCAAAGAAGCGAGAGGTAATCAAGGTTGCCGATTGAATCGCAAAGTGTGAATATACAGGAAACGAGGTCCTGGCTCTGCACTATAAACACAGAGCAAACGGGCGGTGACGAGGATGGCTTACCCTTATGTGGGTAAAAAAATTCGTCATATTAAAGCATATACTTGCCTGACTGCAAACGTCGTGGTAAACTACTAGAGAAAGGGGTTCGAATCCCCGGGACTGGTATGTGCTTTAATATACACTCTCCAGTCACTGACTCTGAATCAGCTGACAGGCGTAGCCGGAGAGTGTTAACAATTAATGGAGCGTGTTCCCTGTTGCCGGCTGTAACCCGGTAGTCACATTAAGCAGGGTGGCGACAAGAGGTTCGATTCCTTCACGCTCCACCAATAATTCCTCTTGTAGCTCAATGGCTAGAGCAATCGGCTGATAACCGGTAGACATAAGTTCGATTCTTATCGAGAGGACCAAGTTTATACCGCAGTAGTCCTCTGGGAGGGCAACGGATTGTCTATCCGACTTAGGTGAGTTCGATCCTCACACACGGAGCCATTATAGAAGCACATACAGATCCGCCCGAGTAGTAAGGGAGATAGCGACTAACCGTTGAAGGACTGTTTAAATGTGTTTCTATAATGGGGGCAGCAGAGGGCTGCGGAGTTGCCTTGCAAGCATCTTGTCTAGAGGGGTTCGATACCCCCGGCCTCCACCAATTTTATCTCTCTAAAGCGTTATCAGGTTGCGTACACGGTTTGGGGCCGTGTGGTCCAGGTTCGAATCCTGGTAGGGAGACCAATTAATGCACCTTTAGCTGATGTGGTCATAGCGGCGGTCTGAAGAACCGTTGAAGTTGGTTCGATTCCAACAGGGTGTACCAAATTTGCCCTTTTATCCTTAATGGTAGAGGTCCTGTTTTGTAATCAGGGTGTGTGGGTTCGATTCCTGCAAGGGGCACCAAGCAAATTATACTCCGGTCGTCTAGTGGCTAGGACGCCAGCCTTTCAAGTTGGAGAAGCGGGATCGAAACCCGTTCGGAGTACCAAGTTTATGGAGATGTAGGAAAATTGGTAACCCCAGTGGACTGTAAATCCGCCGCCCGAAAGGCACTACTGGTTCGACTCCAGTCGTCTCCACCATTTTAGGTCTGTTCGTATAGAGGTTATTACTGCGGATTGTCTATCCGCTTACGGGGGTTCGATTCCCCCACAGACCGCCAAGTTTTGTAAGTGTCAGCAAGAGAAAGACTCGCTAGGAAGATTCTTCGAAGGTCAACCTAGTGTTAAAGTAGGGCGGGTTCGAGTACCGTAAATGCAATGGTGCACCTATGTCAAGTATTCCAAGTGACTTACCTCCTCCCGTCCGGACTTGCATGAATCGGGTGAATGGTTGCGATTACAGAGGTGCAACTACTTACAAATTCATTTCAGTTGACAACTACTGCAAAAGGTTGTATAATACTAACTTAAACAAAAAGGAAAATTGACATGAAACGTTCAGGTAAACTGTAGTGTCATCCTAGACCCCCGTATGGTCCTGGATGGCACGTGAAAGACAATTCTTTACGATCCATCCACAGCTGGCGTTAACGGTAGCGTACTCGGCTCTTAACCGATGAGGTGTCAGTTCGAATCTGACGCTGTGGACCATATGGGGGTATAATTCAACGGCTAGAATAGCTGGCTTTTAACCAGTCTATCAGGGTTCGATTCCCTGTGCCCCTACCATATGCAAACACATTACTGCACAGCATTTTGACTTCCAGGTCTTTTTGTATGTTGTGGTCGTCTGTAGTGTGTTTACATATGGTGATGTAGCATAGTGGCTAATGCAGTTCCTTCATACGGAAAAGATCGTCGGTTCGAGTCCGACCATCACTACCAATTTATGGAGCTATCGTCTATCGGTTAGGACATCTGGTTTTCATCCAGGCAAGCGGGGTTCGATTCCCCGTAGCTCTTCCAAGTTTAGGATCGGTTCAGCAAACAAAAAGCTAACTTTTGGTGTCTAGCGACAAAAACGATCCTGTTATTTCTATTCCGTGAAATCCAAGCATGGTGCAAGGACTTGACTGTTAATCAATGATTAGGTGAGTTCGATCCTCACACACGGAGCCATTCATTAATATCCCAACGCTGATTAATCCTAAACAAGATTACAACCCGCGGAAGGATATTACAATTTTGAAAAGCATGTGGAACTTGTGTATTAACAATTGCAGGCTCATTTGTTTCCACTTTTCCAACAAACTCACAGTCACTGTGGTTGTATAGCATGTAGGTAACATTGCCTTGCCCTGTACCTTGTATTCTCGGCTCTGTAGTTGAAGAATAAAAATTTAGAAAAGTATTATCAAATCCAAGGATAGGAATGTTTAGACTATAAACAAACCCTCCTGTATCTTTGTGAATAGGATATGTTCCTTTAAGACTTACGTTAATAACTGCATAATGAAGATATTGATATAGTCCGTATGTTTGAAGTTGTTCTTTGAGTTCTGGAATATCAGTAAACTCCGAAGCTTTAACATATTGAAATAAAGGCTCATTAAGTTTTGTATGTTTGAGAACAACATCAACCATTTTATTTCTAATGGTGTCAATGTTTTCAAACTTGATTGATCTATAAAGTGCCGGATCCATTCCGATATTTATAGCAAGTATTATACCGTCGTAGTAATCTGGGTATTACACCTCCCTGTCTAGGAGATCAAGGCGAGTTCGATTCTCGTCGGCGGTGCCAATTTTAGGATGCGTTCAGCAAACTTTATACATTCAACTTTTAATTGAAAACGTAAAAAAGCATCCTGTTTTATTTTGTTGGTCTATGGTGTAATGGTAACACAACAGACTTTGACTCTGTCGTTCCAGGTTCGAGCCCTGGTAGGCCTGCCAACAATTCATACCCGCGTAACTCAGTGGACTAGAGTACTACGCTACGAACGTAGGAGTCGGAGGTTCGAATCCTTCCGTGGGTGCCAAGTACTTGGTTAGCATATTGATAGATCGTTGCATAGAGGGTCTATATACACATCCATCTTTTAAAGATGATAATACTAGACTGATACAATATCTATCTTCGATAGGATTAATGATATTATGAGGTACTCCGACTTGCACAACTGAAGGAAATCCTATAGGGGCTGAAAACAACAAATCAACTTCAGTTCGATTATATCCTATGTAATGTGAGTTAACCGCAGATAAACTTTGCTCAGTGCGAACAATATTATCTTTTGGTTTGTACCAATTCATAATGCTGTTAGCACCTCCAAATATCCAATTTATTTTAGTAAAGTCTCCATGTTTAACATCAACATGTATACCGCTAAAAAAATTAGGAGTAGAGTAGAACACTTCGCAATGATCTGGAAAAATATCTAAATCTGCTAGCAAGTCTAGCATGTCCGAGTTAATATGTTCCTTGATACTAATTGAAGAATGATAGGATTTTTTGCCATTAACTATGTTAGGAAGACTTGTTAAACTATGTTTGTTTTTTAACAAGTCAACATTAAAATTTAAGTTATGATGATACGTTGTCATCATTTATTTACCGAAAGACTTATTAGGTGTGGCTATGTTGTAATGGTAGCAACCTAGACTGTGACTCTGGTAGTACGGGTTCGAGTCCCGTTAGTCACCCCTAATAAGTTTTTGCCACATTGTGGCACCAATAAATACGGAAAGTAATGCAGGGGAGTTGGTTCCCCGACCAGCCTTGAAAACTGGGTTCTCAGAAATGGGATGGGGTTCGACTCCTCTGCTTTCCACCAATAATATGAACGAAGATTATTTTATCCCTGTTAACACTGACATTAATTTTTTACCTAAAGTAAAAGAATTTATTCCGAATGCAATTTGGAAATGGGTTCCGTCTATGTTTATTGCTACAAATTTATCTAGTACGCACATCGGTGATGATCAATTACTGAGTAAAATTCATAAGGAATTTTTAGGAGAGTTAAATCTTTATAAAATTCCATGTAAATCTGTCTATGGATGGCACCAGGATAAAAATTCAATAGGGTGTTCATTAAATATGGCATTAGATCGATATCATTGTCATACATTGTTTTCAGTTGGGAATCACGGAACTCCTTTCTTACAAAAAGTAATTGAACTTGAGTACGATCCTAATACATGGTATGCATTTAATTCAAAACAGGTGCATACTGTAATAAATCTAGACGAAAAAGATAGATATCTACTTTCATATGTACTACCGGGAATTTTTTCCTACACAGATCTAAAATCTTGGTTAGTACAGCATACATATACTTCTCTGATGTAATGGCAGCATAGCGGTCTCCAAAACCGTTCGTTGGGGTTCGAGTCCCTAGGGGAGTGCCAGTTTAAGGATACATACAGCAATGTCTAACGACACGTTGGTTCGATTCCAACATTATCCGCTTTGGATGATTCGCTCAATGGTAGAGCAATGGGCTTCATGCCCATCGAAACTGTATCCTGTTTTATTATGTAGGGGTTCCAGAGAGGCTTAATGGCACTGATTGCAAACCAGTTGATTCGTGGGTTCAAATCCCACTCCCTACTCCATTTATGCGTGGTTAGTTTAATGGTAGAACCAGACGTTGCCAACGTTTAAGCAGGAGTTCGATTCTCCTACCCCGCACCAAGTTAGTTGTAAATATTGTTATGTATTTTGTTAAATTAAAAGAACAATTTTTTCTAACACTAGATGCAAATATTGCAAAAGAAGAATTTGCAAATTTTGGATCTGTAATCGGCAATGAATTTAAAGGTATACAATATAATAGAATACCGCAGTATTGTACTGATACTATGTTAGAAGTCGTTCCGGAAAATTATAGAAAACATTTTACATCGGGCATTATGAAAATTAATGTACCGTATGCAAGACCACACACTGATAGCGGAGTAACCGCAGTATTAAATTTTTATGTACAGACTGCTGATGCTGTGACAGTATTTTATAATCAGCTTACTGAAGATTCGGTTTTAACAAAGATAAAAAATCAAACTAACGGAAGTGTCTTTAAATTAAAAGATCTAGTTCCTGCTGCAAATTTTAAAGCATTGCCGGGAGACGTTTGGTTACTGGATGTAACGAAGCCGCATTCTGTTATTGCTGCATCCGCAGTTGATAGAGTAGCATTCTGTTTACACACTAACAGTTTATCTTTCGAAGAAGTCAAAAAAATATTTGAATGCCCGGGTGGTGGAATGGTAGACACACTTTACTGAGGTAAGGAAAAACACTAGGATGTGAGAGTTCGAATCTCTCCTCGGGAACCATGTATGCCTTCGTACGCTAATTGGGAGTGCGGCTTGCCTTAGAAGCAGGTGGTTGGGGGTTCGAATCCGCCCGAAGGTACCATTTTTGTTATCCCGTTTGATCCCAAAGTGTTCGCATAATGGGTAGGGTATCGAGCAGTGCGGCGATATAGTTGCCATTGCGTCGTGAGGTTGTGGAACAATAAACTGATAAAATCCACAATATAACAAATCTGTTTATGCCCCGTTACGCTAATTGGTAGTGCGGATTCTCTCAAAAGGAGTTGGCTGTCTGTTCGAATCAGACACGGGGTACCAATTACAGTTCCTTATTTCAGAGGTAGAATATCACATTGACATTGTGAAGGTCACTGGTTCGATCCCAGTAGGAACTACCAATTATATAATTAAAGGTTTGAAAAGCTCAACTATTTCTTCCCAAGTAGAAAATTTTGCAGTTGCCCGAATGCTTAGACACCAGCGAATATTTGCAATGTCCCGATTAGCAACATTATGAGGTATATTAGTTCTAACTAAACAAGGCCCTTCAATTCTAGCAGATTCAATGCAGACAACATCGGCTCGATCAAAATGAATATATGGTGTGCCGCCGCTTGACATTTTAATATTATTTTGTTTACCGGGCAACGGGGAATACCAAAACATTTCTGAATTAGCAGACCCCCATACTATATTGATACCCCATACACAATGAGTAACTCCGTTAATAGTATCAATATGAATGTCTAGATTGCTGTTAGCATTACCTCTAAAAAAAATACATTCTGAAAGAATATCTATTCCGAAATTTTTAAAAAATTCAATAGACTCATCTGTAAGAAATTCTTTATGGTCAACTAACTTCATAGCCCAATTGTGCTCTGATTTAGAATAAACCAAATCAATATAATGTTGCATGTCTATATTATCTTTTAATATTTTGACAGGAATATTTAATTTGTAATGGTTTTGCATTACGTATTTATTGCCCTAGTAGCTCAGTGGTAGAGCACCGTCTTGATAAGGCGGGTGTCCGTGGATCGTTCCCACGCTAGGGTACCAAAAAAAAAATAAAAAAGACTTGACAGAGTCTTAAATAGACTGTATAATAAACACATACGCTAGCAACTGTTAGCACTGTTCTTTAAAAAGTTAAGTTGGTATTTGCCCCGGTGGTGTAATGGTAGCCACGCTGGTCTTAGAAGCCAGTGGAGAAATCCGTGTCGGTTCGAGTCCGACCTGGGGCACCATATACAAACATACTATAGGTTGGGTTAGATTCGCGGTCTAACTATTTGGGTCTGTAGTGTAGCCCTCCAAAACTACACGCGACTAAGATACATAGTGTGTTTCTATATGGTGAATGCGAGAGTGGAGAAATGGTATACTCAGGAGACTTAAAATCTCCCGTCGAAAGGCATGCGGGTTCGAGTCCCGCCTCTCGTACCAAACAATTACCTGGCGTTCGTTCAATGGATAGGACAGCATTCTTCTAAAGTGCGAATAGAGGTTCGATTCCTCTACGCCGGACCAAGTTTTTTATTAAGGATCAAAATGAGAGCAAGAACATCTGCAACTTTTAAGTTGAGTAAGCGAACAAAAACAATGTTAGCATTGATGAAGTTTAAAAATAATCAAGACCGTCATGGTTTTAAAAATGCAATGATTGATGCACAAGTGGCAGCAAGCATTGTTCCAAAATCAGAAAAGCGTGATCGTAACGCACCTCGCCCACAAGGCACTAGTTACGTGACCAATGACACTGGTACTGCAAGTACTAGCGTTTGAGTAAAAAATATTCCGCAGTAGCTCAGTCGGTAGAGTAGAAGACTGTTAATCTTTTGGTCCGTGGTTCGAGCCCACGCTGTGGAGCCAAGTTAAATGGTGCGGTCCTATAATGGTATTAGAGCGGATTGCTAATCCGTCGATCGGTGAAAGCCGGTTTCTGAGTTCGAGTCTCAGTCGCACCGCCAAGTTTTTTAGGATCAGTTCAGCAAACATAATAAAAATTTCATTTATACTGAAACATAAAAAGTTGATCCTGTTATTTTATGCCCCTGTAGTTTAATGGTAGAACAGCGGATTTATATCCCGTATGCAACAGATAATTGGTTAGTGTGGGTTCGACTCCCGCCGGGGGTACCAAGTTTTGAGATAGACGATGAGATGAGTCCCTTGTATTCTAGTGCCCTATTCTTGAGCATGACACACCAGTAGAATTGTACAAGGTCTGCATAAACTCTCTCATTCGAGACAACCCAGCGAGTCCTTAAGAAAGATAGTTGGTCTCTCAAAAACCTATTTAGGTTAATTACAGCAATAAAAAATGGCTGTCTGCTAGGACTTTAAACTAGTATTAACCTGTTGAAAACCCGGTTTACTGTTTTACGTTATTAAAACAGCGTCCCTGAAACGATAGAACAGGGGGTACACTAGGACCTGACCTTACAGTCTTCTGTTCGGAGATACTGAAAACTGCCTAGGGGCGGGAACAAAACCCGTCCAGATGGAAAAATTAGTGGACAGAGTAACCGCTCAGTTTGGGGCTCATGTGGTGTGAGTGGCTAGACACTTTATTGAAATGCATTAGGTATCGTATCAAGTAGTGTAACTACTTTGCCAGCGGTGTTAGTGTGTTTCAATAAATAGATTTAATGCGGGGTTAGTTTAGTGGTAAAACGAGATCCTTCCAAGTTCAAGTCGCGAGTTCGATTCTCGCACCCCGCTCCAAGTTTTTTGCGTCCTTAACTCAGTTGGTAGAGTTCTGCCTTTACACGGCAGCTGTCGGCGGTTCGAGCCCGTCAGGACGTACCAAGATAATCGGTGTGTAGCTCAGCTTGGTAGAGCTCTGCGTTTGGGACGCAGTGGTCGCATGTTCGAATCGTGTCACACCGACCAATAAACTCTCCCTTACATACGGAGTACAATGAGATAAGTAGTATGTAAACGAATTTAGACCGGACCTGTATCCATACTCCGGTTCCGCTGAAGCGAAAACAGGATGGGCTGCTCTCACGGGGTTTGATGGTTTCCCGACACAACAATAATCATCAACAAGAATTACGCGGGTAGGGTGGTCACCACACCGGTCTCATAAGCCAGGTGCATCGGAGGTTCGAATCCTTCACCCGCATCCATATTTGGGCTGATAGTGATAATGGGAGCACAGTGGCTTTGCAAGCCTCGGGTGGGAGTTCGATCCTCCCTCGGTCCACCAACAAAGGAATGTTATATGAGTACAAAAGATACACTTGATAAAGCATATGGCAATATTCCCAAAGAGCCGGTATCATTTATACAATTTGATTTACCGACATTTAGAGGAATTAAGTATTACTGGCTGCGGCTAGTAAGACTTTTTACTCGTTAAGTTTTGACCTTTAGGTTCTTTTCAGCAATTAAAAATAATCTTTCTGTAAAAAAGAGGGGCTGGGTTCGAATCCCGGGCGTGAGTTGGTCTTCACGTTGGTGTAGTGGTAGCACGTAAAAAGAGAACCTGTTTAACTTTAACTTTAACTTCAAGGAAACACATGGCACGTTTAACGTCACAAGCAGCGGTAGAGATGGTAGGTAATCGTTTTGATCTAGTATTGATTGCATCAATTCGTGCTAGAGAATTAAAGCGTGGGCATATGCCTATGGTTACCTGTAATAACGGATTCAACGTCACTGCACTTCGAGAAATTGAAGCAGGTAAAGTGGGACGTGATTATTTGGAAAAGCTTCGCAAGCCTCCTAAAAAGAGTGAACACTATTAAAGATCATGCAGCCAATCTATCTTAATAAAGAAGTCGATAAGACCGGCGTTGAGCTAGAAATTTTACACGTTGAACAAATAGCCAATAGTCCAGTCTATACATTTTTTATCAGACACATGGCCGAATTGATAGATTCCGGGTTCGCAATGGCACGAACTAGTTGGAATGACAATGATTGTGGAGCCATTTATGCAGAAGAGAATGGTGTTATAGTAGGGGCCATAATCTACAGTAGAGCATACCTACACAAAAATTGCCTGTGGATCGAACTTAGTGCAGTACGTAGTGATTGCCGGAAACGCGGCATTTATTCAGTGTTACATAATTATTTTGAAATGCTTGCAAAAAAAATGAACTGCGATTCTATTTCTAGTAAAGTACATAAAAACAATGTAATTCGATTATCTTCAGCAGAAAAAGTTGGCATGAATATTGCTTTCTACCAAATGGTTAAAATGATCTAATAAATATTAAACAATATGCGTGAATACTTGCATTAATTAATATGAAAATAGATCAATACTTAAAACCAAAAAATATACCGGGATGGCTAGAGAAAGTATTAGCTTCTCAGCAACGAACAGAGTATAATAAAATACCAACTTATCCAGAAGTTGAAACTATCAGAGAGTTTTACACTGCACACACATGCAATACTTTTGTTGATCTAGGATGTTGGCTAGGAGTTTTATCAGCACAGGTTAAAAAAGCAGTAAATCCGAACAAGCACATACTGATCGATGCTGTGCCTACATACCTGTATCTTGCAAAAAGTCTATTGACAACAGAACAATTAGATGCTAATATAGATATAGTCGAAATGTCAATTATCGATCGTGAAGAATTTCCAAGTCATTTAACAGTAAATCTTGATGATACATTAAACACTTCTTCAATTAGAACAACCACCAAAGCTGATATAACAGTTAACATTCCAATTGCAAATCCAAAAACATGCAATGATGCCGCAGTTGAGATTTTTAATCTTGCACCGAATAGTACATATTTAAAAATGGATTTAGATGGAGTTGATTACTCATTTTTAAAATCTTTAATAAATCTCTCTATACTGCCCAGCGTTATTCATTTTGAAGCATGGCTAATGACTCCTTCAGAATTTAAAGAATGTATTAGTATTTTGGCTCAGTTTGAATCGCTCGGTTACAAAGTTCCTAATCCTCTCGAACTTCTTGGTGCAGATATTAGGGTAATCGTTATTTCAAGACAACAATTTAAAAACATCAAAGTAAGGTAAAAATGGCAAAATGTTATCAATTGGTCGGAGTGCCTGCCTCGGGCAAGAGCACTTGGATTAAAGAACAAGATTGGGCTTCTGACTGCGTAGTAGTGAGTACTGACGATTTTGTTGAAGCCTATGCTGTAGAACAAGGCAAGACCTACTCGGAAGTATTTGTAGAGTACATGCCGACGGCTGTAAATCTAATGGCTGACAAAGTTGTACAAGCACGTGAAGCTGGCAAGGACATTATATGGGATCAAACCAGTACTACTCTAGTAAGCCGTATTCGTAAGTTTAATATGTTGCCTGACTACGAGCATATTGCTGTGGTGTTTAAGACACCGGAACATAAAGAACTGTTTAGACGGTTATGGAGTCGCCCAGGCAAAGACATTCCAGAGCATGTTATCGCCAGCATGATTGCCAGTTGGGAAGAGCCTACTGTAGAGGAAGGCTTTAAGGAAGTTTGGTTCGCCCAATAATTACTGCCCTGCTTGACAGGGCTTTCTTTTGACTGTATAATATGTACTTACTACACTTAAGGAAACATCATGGCAGGCAAAGCAAAATCAATCTATCTCACAATATTGCCTAAGGGCAAGCATATGAGCGTATTCAAGAAGGTGTTCTTTGAAGCTAAATCCTACAATGAATATGTTAAGACTGAAGAATTTAAGGCTGCATGGCCTGCTGAACTATATGATATTATAAAAGAGACGTATTGATGAAAATATGGATAACTAGCGACCTACATTTTGGACATAAGAACATTATGAAGTTCTGTCCACAGACAAGAGCACGATTTAGAGACGATGTTGCGTATATGAATAATGCAATGGCGGAAGAATGGAATGCTAAGGTCGCTCCCGAGGATATGGTTTACATCTTAGGAGATGTAGCATTTATGTCAGGCAGTGATGCAGGCCGAATGATGCATCGCTTAAATGGTGATAAAATTTTAGTTGAAGGTAATCACGATCGCAAGACACTAATGGACGAAACGTTCCGTAGTGCATTTAAGGAAATACACAAGTATTTGGATATTACCTATGACGGCCACAAGTGCGTGATGTTTCATTATCCAATTGCCGAATGGGACCAAATGCACAGAGGTGCATTACACTTTCATGGTCACTTACATGGTGGTAAGAGTGGAATCGAACAGTATCGTGCGTTGGACGTAGGAATGGATTCAACCGGAGAAATTGTTATATCTATGGATCGTGCTGTACGTATGATCAAAGATAATGTGATTAAAGGACATCATACCGGTTGACAGTATGGTAAAACCATGCTATAATATAACTTATTAACAAGGAGAGTAGCATGGAAGAATTTACTATGGAATTAACTGGGATGGATTTGGTCCATAAGGCCCAAGTTTTCGCTATTGCTGCTCACAGTGCCGTGGGTCAAAAGCGTAAGTATACCGGAGAACCTTACTTTGTTCACCCTGCAGAAGTTGCAAGGATTGTGGCAGAGGTTCCTGGCAGTACTGCTGAAATGGTAGCGGCTGCTTGGTTACACGATACAGTAGAAGATACCGGAGTTACCGCCACTGACATCCATATGAATTTTGGTCCGGAGGTTGCGGCGTTAGTTGGTTGGTTAACTGACGTGTCAAAGCCAGAAGATGGCAATCGTGCTCATCGCAAGGCCATGGACCGTGCTCACACTGCTGAAGCACCTGCTGAAGCACAGACTGTTAAGTTGGCAGATTTGATCTCCAACAGTCGTAGCATCATGGCACACGATCCTGCTTTTGCTAGGACTTACTTAGAAGAAAAGCGTTTGATGTTAGAAGTAATGACTCGAGGTGATCGTGGGTTGCACGCCGAAGCCAGCCGGTTCGTAGGTGTATGATTGATTTAGACGTTAATAGTTTTTATCCGCATACTCCTATGAACTGGTTTACTAAACGCCCCCGTAGTTTAGAACTGCGGGTTCGAGAAGATCTTGCTCCTCAGAAATACACTGTGTATTTTTCGGGCGGTGATTGGTGGGAAGAAAAAGATAAGATGACAGAGTGGTGCTCGAAGCAGTTTGGACACAGAAACAATGGATATAACAATCCTCGTTGGAGTCCTGGACCTTTTGAGTATAGATTTAAAAATGAAAAGGACGCTACGTTCTTTATGTTAAAGTGGGGATGATATGAAATTCTTTTGGGGCGATGCGAAAGGGCTCAAGGCAGATGTCGAACGTCATCGTGCTCACGAAGCCGAACTGGATGCTAAGATAGCAGAGTTAGAAGGCAAGGAAGATCCCATGAGCATTGCCGCATTGCGAGTATATCGTCGCTTCCGTGCCCAACTGCTACAGAGCAAGGCCGATGTTGTAACAAAGATTGGACGAAAATAATGTATATCACAAATAAATTTAAATCAATCCGACTGCCCAATGAACCGGGCATGTTGGAATGGTTGAAAGAAACATACCCTAATTCAGGATACTATATTGTGGAGACAGTATGAAAGATGAAGGCCATTTACCTGTTGCAGAACAGAGCTTGATATTTCGTTTACGTAAACGAGCAGAGATCCGCAGACAGATTCAAGGACGTAAAAGCGTAGAAGAAGGCAAGCCGGATCGTATTGCGGATCTCTTAGAAGAAGCCGCCAACGAAATTGAACGGCTAAATTCGGAGCAAATATAATGCAAATATCAAGAGCAGAACAAAGTGTTATAAAGTACAATCAAGAACAATATCGTCTGGATCAGACTCGCTTGGAAAAACAACGAACTGAAGATTACGCAAAAAAAATTGAAGAACGTAGGCTTGATCAAATCATAGCAGAACGAGTAGCAAGAAATCTTCGTTTAGATTTGGACAAGGGCAGAAATATAGATATCGAATGTTAGGAGGCAATCATGCCATGGATTGAAAATGTAGCCGCAGATGATATTCCGAAGAGATTTCATCACGAGGCAGGTGAGAACAGTATGCTGATCAGCATTGTTGATCCAGCAAGCTGGCGACCTACTCCTGCACACAAGTTCAAAGAAATTCACAATTTTGAATTTTTGGACGTCGAAGAAAAGGATGAGGTGCTGGAAGAAGCTATGAAGTGTAGTCATGAGCAGGCCGCAGAGCTTGTTCGATTACTGCAACATGCACTGGAAAATAAGATGAACGTGGTTGTTCATTGCTATGCAGGTGTTTGCCGTAGTGGTGCTGTGTGTGAACTCGGAGTCATGATGGGCTTTGAAGACACTGGCCGCTTCCGTAGTCCTAACTTACTAGTTAAGCATCGCATGATGAAGTCATTAGGCTGGACATATGATGCAGATGAAAAGCCAAACATTGATGATTGGCGAACTTTTAGAAGTGTAGACTAATGAAAGATCAGCAACACACATCCTCAAAGTTTCACACACAGAATATAGTGTCGTATCCTTATGCAGAATACGGCATTAAGGGAGTCGGTAAGAATCGACTCCCTATTTTGTCAATGGACAAATATATTGATCACAGTCAAGACCAAAAACTTCATATCGAATGTTGCAAAGGTCTTGCATTAAACGAAGAATATAAAATGGGGATGACCTACGGAGCATTACCCCCAGAAGAAGTTGCCAGGTTTGGTGGACACGATTGTTGGAGTGAGATGCTTCAGCAACTGCATAAGTACGATCCAACAGGAGTGCATCGAGAAGCTCTTAAAGAAGTTATTGATCGAAGTCCCGGAAAAGAAATGCAGGCAATGTACAAATATGCTTATTTTGCCATGGGTGCAGTTATTCCGTGGTTCTTTGCATTGTACTTAAAGAAAAATGATTTTGGAAAGAAAACAGAGGACTTTGGGCAATGGACCGAAGCTGCAAAATTGTTTCCTAATGTAGTTGAGTACATTAACCAACTGCCGTTTAAGACAATTGGTCGAGTTTTATTTTTTACAACTTACCCAAATGCCGGAGTAGTAACACATCGAGACAGTGTTATGGCTGAACACAGTGATCACAATATCAATTTATTTTTTGCAAGTGGAAGTCGCCCTAGTTTTATTTGGGACGAAAAGGCTAAGAAAAAGATTTATCTAGATAGTGACGCTCGTAGCTACTTCTTTAATAACCGCGACTACCACGGAGTTGACCCAGAACCAGTATTTCGATATACTTTAAGAGTTGACGGAACGTTTACTGACGAGCTATGTGAACAATTAGGATTGGAAGACGGCCGCACTTGGAAGTGGAGTTACGAAACTCCTGATTAGAGTTTACCGTGATCTGTTAGACCGAGTGTTTGATATGCCCACATTCTTTCGCTACATTGAAAACATTTTAAACATCTACCTGTTACTTGTTCAGTACAGGTATGCGTTAGATTTGCGAGTGCCTGAATTTCAAGTTGATCAACAAGATCAACTATGTGTGTCTTGTACAGCATCATAAAAGGCATCTCTATTCTAGGATTACTATTAGATATAGGCCTGTTAGGAAACTGCCATTTTGGATCTCCCCAAGGTTGTGGCGGATTTTGATTGATGCCTATAAACAATTTTTCTATTTCTGGATACTTTATTAGAACATGTCTAATGCCTGTTTGATTAATCTGGGTATGATGAATATCCGGTGACCCTACTTTGATAGGGTCAGGTAGTCGAATATTAAACAGTAGATTTATGTACTCAATGATACCGTCAATGTACGCATACGAGCCGTCGTGTTTGGCAATATAAAAAGGTTGGATGCTAGCAGTAGGACAATCTTTAAGCATTAGATAGAGCAATACTGCACTGTCTAGTCCTCCGGACATCATTAACCCGTAAGCTGTATTCTGTTGTAAATTCACAACGATCTGTTTACCATCTATCCTTGACTGAATTTCCATAATGTTGTATAATTAAAGTATATTTAAAAGAAAAAGATTTGCTCCTGTAGTATAAAGGCAGTACACTTCCTTGGTAAGGATGAGAAGCTGGATCGTTCCCAGCCTGGAGCACCAAATGCGGCCATTAGTGAAATGGATATCATGCTTGTCTTCGAAACAAGCGGTGTGGGTTCGATTCCTGCATGGCCGGCCAATATATGTATTTTATTCCAATAACTACAAAAAACGTATTTTCATATCATCTAAATCCAAATGTTGGAAATTTTTGGGGTGTTGTAGATTCCTCGCCTTATTTAAAAATGTTAGGATTGGAAGATTTAGTCGATGATGTATATACCCTTTCTATTTGGTTGAGTCCAAACTCGAAAGACATAATACATAAAGATCAACGGCTAGACGGTACGGGAGTTCGTTGGTCATTAGTAGTAGCACCAATAGGTCATGAGGATGTTTCGATAGAAATTTTTGACCAGATAAATGATACAACTAATACCTTTCATCAAAATTTTCATAAAAGTTCTATACCTTTATTAGATGAAAATAACGCAAAATTAGTTGACCAATGGAGTATGAAAAATGGCAGTTGTATTTTTGATGCGTACAATTATTGGCATACTGTAGTAAATTCTACAGATCAATTTAAAAATATTATCAGTATAAGATCGGATCATTTAGAATTAGAGAAAATATTAGAAAAGTTTTTATAACCCGCTATAGTTCAATGGATAGAACGGGGACCTCCTAAGTCTCAGATACAGGTTCGATTCCTGTTGGTGGGACCAAACGTTGTTGTGATGAGTAAGAAAAGAAAGTAAAATTAACAATGTATAAAGTAATAAGCAAAAATAAATTGACATTAAATGAATGTCTAACATTAAGTGACGCAATGATATTTGCCAAAACTGTTGGCATGTTTGTAACAATTAAAGGTCCTGACTTTGAAATTGTAGGCATGTTCGGAGTTGACAGTGTGAAAGACGGCAAGTGCCCGGACGGTGTTGCATACGATTGGAACAAAGCCAGTCGTATTGGGGCACCGAAGCGTCGATAAAATAGTGGGTTGCCAGAGCGGTTTATTGGCACATCTTGGAAAGGTGCAGGTTGCGAAAGCGGCACAAGAGTTCGAATCTCTTACCCACTGCCAGACATTTTGGATAACAAACTTAAAAAATTTGTTGACAACAAGAGTTAATTAGTATATAATTAATACATAGCAAGCAGTAATGCAAGCTAAGAAGTTTTAGGTTAGGTACAGCAACATTCATTAACTATGAACTGTTAGACACTGTGGTAGAAACTGGAGCAGAGTGCGTAAAAACACCGAGCGTTGAAGGGGTCTATTGAAGCAAGACTAACGAGCACAGAGTGATGGCCTGTGTAAAATAAAAGCAGTCAACAACTAACCTGTTAAATCCTAGGATGGATTCAGCAACTTAAACAATAAACTCTGAACTAACTGCTATAGAAGATGGTCGCAGGACACAGTAGAAATACTGTTCTAGGAAACTAGACTCGAAGGAATAGACGACACATTGGAAAGACTTTGTATGATGATTGTACAGACACAACACAATCTAGGCGACATGAATTGTATGCTAGGCTTGCGAGACTTGAACCGATATACTGGGGATGGGGGTAAGCAGAAAATAAAAATCCGTCTCAGCCATCCTGTTGTAGTTAGGTTAATTACAGCAATTTTAAATTGTATCATTAAAACCCGTGGGAACAACAAAGCCCACATTTAACCTGAAGGAAAAGAAAATGAACGCATTTGTAGAAGCCGTTAAAAACCAAGAAGCCCGTACTGCCAATGGCATGAAGGCTCGCAAATCTACTGCCAACGCAGTAGTTGATCTGTTCTTCAAGATCGGTGCAAGCCGTGGTAAGGACATCACTAAGGACTTTGTTGCCGCGTATGTGGAAGACAAAGATCTAGCCCTGCGTGTTGCACAATGGGCACGAGACGTTCGTGGAGGTTCCGGTGAACGTGAACTGTTCCGTAGCATCTTAAAGTATCTGGAAAAGCACGATCCAGCAGCCGCAGAAGTGCTGATGGACAAGATCCCAGAACTTGGTCGTTGGGACGACTTGTTTGTATTTGAGTCCAAAGCATTGAAGGCTAAGGCTTTCACACTGCTAGGCGATGCACTTCGTGCTCGCAATGGCTTGGCTGCAAAGTGGACTCCTCGTAAGGGTAAAGTCGCCGCAGAAATCCGTGATTTCTTTGGTATGACTCCTAAGCAATACCGTAAGTCATTGGTAGCAATGACTACAGTTGTTGAAACACAAATGTGTGCCAACGACTGGGATAACATCAACTTCAACCACGTGCCATCCGTTGCGGCAGCACGTTACAAGAAGGCCTTCGGCCGTCATACTGAAAAGTTTGCGGAATACGTGGCTAAATTGGCTAAGGGTGAAGCAGGTGTCAAGGTTAACGCCGGAGCTGTTTACCCATACGATGTCTTGAAGGGCGTGATCAACCACTACGGTGGTGTCAAGTTCAACAAGACAGAACTGGACCACATTGTAGCACAGTGGGAAGCACTGCCTAACTTTGTCGGTGATGCTAGCATCCTACCATTGGTAGACGTTAGCGGCTCTATGAGCACACCAGCAGGTAAGGGAAGTTCTTTCTCTTGTATGGATGTTGCTGTCAGCTTGGGCTTGTACCTTGCTGATAAGAACAAAGGTGTGTTCAAGGACACATTCCTAACATTTAGCGGTTCACCAGAACTGTTGACTCTGAAGGGTAATGTGGTTCAAAAGGCTGAACAAATGGTTAAGTCTAAGTGGGATATGAACACTAACTTGGTTAAGGCTATGGACAAGATCCTTAGTGTAGCTGTTAATGGTGCTGTTCCACAAGAAGACATGCCAAAGATGCTGTTGATCTTGAGCGACATGCAGTTTGACGCCTGTGCAAAGTACGATGACTCTGCTATGCAGATGATCAAGCGTAAGTTCACAGACGCCGGATACGATGTTCCAAACATTGTATTCTGGAATTTGAACGCTAGCGACAACGTGCCTGTCAAATATGACACACGTGGAGCGGCATTGGTTAGTGGTTTTAGCCCAAGCATCGTGAAAGCGGTCTTGAGTGCGGACACTGAACAATTCACTCCAGAAGGCATTATGATGAAAACCATCATGGTTCCACGCTACGATCTGTAATAGGATTGTAGATCCAATACCCGCTTCGGCGGGTATTTTTTTGACTTAAATATCATCATGAACTACGGCTTCGAAAACAATCAATTTTATGTAGAATTCCCAGCATTAACTAGGGTGCCAGGAAACATGCGAGAAGAGTCAGATAGAAGGGCTCGAAAACTTGCAGAAAATCATCACAAGTTGATTTTAGGAATGAGTTCGGGTGTTGATAGTCAGAGTGTATTACACAGTTTCTTTACTCAAGGCATTCCGCTCGACTGTGTATTTTATTATATGCCGGGGTATAATGATATAGAATACGAACAATTGCAATTAGTTAAGAAGAAGTACGGTGTACGCATCGATATTATTGATTTAGATCCGATACAGTACGAGGAACAAGTAATGAAAATTGCACAGGATCAATGTATCCATCCTGTGCAAGTAATGCAGAGTATTTTTACTAGACTTTTACCTGACGACGCCGATGTCATTCAAATGATTCATGATCCATTTGTACATATTACTCCGGACAATAAGTTTTATTTTTATCAAGGATATCACAGTCCCGAGGTAGCGAGAATGCGATCAATGGAGTTATTAAAAAGAAAAGGAAAGTATATACCTTACGGAGATCCATCAGAATTTCTTTATAGTATTTTAAATGATGATGTTTATCAATCGGCAATGCATACTCATAGATATTTTGACGGAAATGGGCTGTGCAAGGAAAACTTTCACTTAGATAGTGTAGATAGATGGGACTATTATATTAAACCAATAATTTATGGAAAGTATTGGAAAGACGAATTATTATACTTCCCAAAGTTTGGCGGATGGGAAAATGTTCCTTTTATGAAAAACGAACCATCTAATCCTGAATTAAAACTAACTGTTGGAAATTTGTATAGAAAGACTGCTGTGCTTATTCCTTACTTTGAATTTATTAAAGAATTAAAAAGTTCTAAAGTATCTTTGAAATACTTTCAGCGACCAGATTAACTAGCTTATAGAAAAGTTAACATAGGTTACCAAACTGTTTAAATACGTTATATGAGAAATATAATATTTTGGAGCGGTGTCTGGCCGAATTTTACTTACGAAAAACTGCCAACTATGCAGCGTCCAATGGCCGCATATGCGTTAGCTCATTGGATGCGGAAGAATCGATTTCAATGTCAGGTTATAGATTTCTTACAACATTTTACTGCTAAAGAAATTATTGAATTTACAGAGCCTTTAATAACTAAAGACACTGTTTGTATTGCACTCACTACAGTATTTTGGAACGCAGATAGTTCTTATCCGCCCGGGGCTATTATGATAGCAATACAGTATTTTAAAAAGAAATTTCCAAATCTTCCAATTGTAGGAGGTGGGCCGTACTCTAACAATTACAAGATGTTAGATCGTGCATTTGTCGGGGAAGGTGAAGACCAATTTCTAAAATGGTGTCAAGAACAGAGTATGGGAGTAGCATTGCCAAATTCTGTTTTTGATATAACTCAAAACGATCATACATTTCACGAAGATGATTGTATTATGCCCGATGAAGCAGTTCCTATAGAATTAGGTCGAGGGTGTATTTTTAAGTGCAGTTTCTGTACGTATCCAAATCTAGGTAAATCTAAAGGGTCATATATTAGGAAACCTGAATACTTATTAAATGAAATGCTACGAAACAGAGATGTATTTGGAACTACTAACTATGTTTTCTTAGACGATACCTGCAACGAAGATCAAGATAAGATAGCTGAGATTGCTAATATAAACAAACAACTTGATTATAAAATTAGATGGTCTGGCTTTGTACGTGCAGATTTGATATGGAGCCATGAAAATCACAATCTAATGTTGGAAAGCGGAGTAGACCAGGTATACTTTGGCATGGAGAGTTTTCATCCAGAAGCTGCTCGAAAGGTAGGAAAGGGATGGAATGCTAAACACGGAAAAGATTACTTACCTAAATTACACAATGATCTCTGGAAAAATCAAGTAGGTATCGAAGCAAGTTTTATTTCAGGACTACCTGGAGAAGATATACCCCATCTTAGATCAACAGTAGATTGGATTAAAGAGAATAATTTTATAAGAGGATATTTTCGAGGACTTGTCATATTGCCAAAATCTGAGTTTGCAAATAATCCCGAAAAGTTTTTTCTAAAAAAGAAAGCATATTGGAAAAATTCTGACGATCAATCTGGAGATGCAGAAGTCATGGGGTGGGAAGATACTAGAGACCCCAAAAATAATCACGAACTGCACGAAGCACTATCACACGAGTTTAATGATATCTTGCAACCGACTTGGCCTATGACTGGATTTTATACTTCTTCGCTTTATTCATTAGGGTATACTAAGGAAGAAATTAAACAATACGGTTGGAAAGATTGGGCTATGTTAGTAATGGCAAGGAAAGATCCTTTTATTTCTACATATAAAGAAAAATTAAAAACAATAATAAATCGAGGATGGAGATGAATTTAAAAGATATTATACTAATGCCTATTGATTTGCCTAAGTTAAATTTAGATAGACAGAAAGTTTTGGAATACTTTGACGCAAGAAAGCTACCTCATCAAGACTGGGCTTGGGTAAATTTTAAACCAATGAACAAGCCAATAGACCCGGATCTGCTAAAGTTGTTTCCCGACCTTGATGAAAAATTAAGAGCATTGCCGCTGTTAGATTATGAAAATAATGGACATTTTGATTTTAGAGAGCAGATAGTCAATAATAAGCCGCACCAAGATCCAATAGCTAAATCGTTAGCTGATGGAGAATTAGGACCCACTGCTTATAAAAATTTAGTAATGCGTGACATGTTAGAAACATTCTATGTGCTGCCAACGTCATCTAATCCCGATATTGTACAATACGATCAAAGACCTAGAAACTTATTATCACCTGTGTTTCCTGTACTACCCAATGACACTGATTGGTTTGTATTAAACAACCATGTAGGCTATCATGGATCTTTCATAGCACCTGCAGAATATAGAAAAATTACCATGTTCATTGCAGGAAGATTAGATACTGATAAACATTTAGAACTTATGTCTAGAAGTATTGAAAAGTACAAAGATTACATTATCTATAATTAATGCAGAATATACTTTCAACTCCGTTACACATGCCCAGGATTGAACCAATTAATTGGGATAATTGGTGGTCACTATGGTATAAAGAATCTAAGCCTGTACAAAAAATACAAACTAATCACAATACTAATGCTGCACCATGGAGAGGTTTTGATATCTGGGTAAAGCCCGGAGTTGACGCAGAAGAAACTACAAAATACAAATCTAAAAATTTAAACTGTCCAGAACTATTTCCATCTATCTTTGATAATCTAGACAAGTTTCCTATTGATATAGAAGTAGTAAGATTTGTTTCTAGCATGGGAGCAGTACTTCCGCACACCGATTATGATTCAGAAAGTTTAAGTGTAAGGTCGCTAGTATATGATAATAATGTGCGTCCTAATTTTTATTACCTAAAAGATACTAAAAGAGAATATCAACTATTACCTTCGGATACAAACACTTGGGCTTATTGGGACCACAAAAGAAAACACGGAACTGATTGGTATTTTGGACACAGTAAAATTTTAATCACATATTTTGGAAAACCAAAAGAAGATGCATATCAAAGCATCATAACCGAGAATGCAAAACGGTATCAAGAATACGTTATTTTTGCAGATTAAATTTATTTTTAAAAAATTCTAATTTTTTATATTTGTAAACGTCTACAAATTTAGCGGCTTTGTTTATAAGATCAGGAACATCTAAATTATTTTTATTCTCTTTTAGTAATTGATCTATATCGTATCCGTGTACAGTAATTGAAAATGCTGACCACGGATTTATCTTTTTGTTATTGTATCTTTTTGCGTTGAGCTCTGCTGATAGTTTTTCAGAAGTATATGTATTAAAATGTTTATTTTCCCAAATAATACGTATATCATCTTCTTCAATTTTTTTGTATCCGTACAATCTCCAGTTATCTGCAAAATATGAAGTTAGTACCATTCCGCTTTTTGCAGGGATATTCAATGGATATGTTGACCATGCATCTAATACCATTGAAGTATCACACCAATTAAATGTATCTTCTAAACATTGTGCATCCTCGTATGGTAGCCCAACAATAAAACTAGAATGTAAGAACAAGTTAGGATGTTTTTGTTTAACACTAGTTAAATATTCTTTCATTTTAGATCCGCTAAATGCTTTTCCTATTAGTTTACTAGCTTCGGGATGGAATGTTTCTATTCCAAAATGCATGGCTTTAAATCCTGCTTCTACTAGTTTATCAACAGTAGTGCCTCTGGCATGCATTAAATCAGCTCTAATGAACCCCATGATAGACAATTTAAAAGGAAGTTGTTTGGATATTCTTAATAAGCTATCGACTTTTAATTCATTATCGTTAAATGTATCATCTGAGATAATGTAGTGTGTTGTTCCCCATTGATTGTAATTTCTGATAAGTTCTTTTAATATATCTTCATCTTCTCTAAGATAATCGTTTTTATTTTTGCCTATTAACGGAAAATCACAAAACTTACATTTAAAAATACATCCTCTAGAGTATTCTAATACTAATGTCTCATTAGGGGAAATAAAATCGCTAGCTTGATATATAGTCTCTAATTTTTGATTGTTTACCAATGGATATGTATGCGTGACTTTTACAGTAGGCTTTCCATTAAACGATTCAATTTGCATAGAATGTACTTGATCTTCTACAAATCTAACGATATCGTCTATTGCTTCTTCAACAAATCCTTCTGTATATAAGTCGGCCCCGGGTGCGTCCTTTGCATAGACATTAGTTCCGCCGACTATAATTTTTGCCCACGGTAAATTTTTTCTTATAAATTTAACTACTGAATCTATTTTGCCTTTAGGATAATAAGTGATGCTGGCACTAAACCCTATAAATTTTAAATCGTTATCATACAGGCTTAGTATTTGAAATATTTCATCTAGACTAAAACTTAAAAAGAAATCAACTACTTCTGTGTCAATACCTTTTTTTCTCAGTAACGTAGCAACTCTATGAGCCCCAGTTGTCCTAGCAATTCCTACTCTGTGTATACCTGCGGGGATAAAATTATCCCCAAATATAATTGCCTTCATTTAGAAATAGCTTTAATCACAATACCTGCAGGATCAATCTCCCACCACTTTTCGTGAGTAGTAGCTGATTTAGGATTACCGTGATGATTATTATGCCACGCATCTCCCATAATTAAAGGCCATAGTAATGCGTTATTAGTGCTAGTGTCAGTTGTTTTGTAGTTCCTATATCCGTAACTATGACCAACATAATTAAAGATATTCTGACTCATCTGTACTAGAAAGACGGGAACTATCCATGTAAAGTAAACGAGATTGATATCTATCATTGCTAGAATGGATAACCATACAATAATTATTGCATAGTAGTATTCGTTGATGAACACTTGCTCTTTATTCATTAAATCTTTTATCATGAACACGTTAACTTTACCGCTGTTAGATTCAATATGTTTAAAGCCGAATGGTTTAAATCCTATTGTTTTAGGTCCATGGGGATCTTTATCAGTGTCCGAATATGCATGATGCAATCGATGAACATATACCCAACCTAGTACACTTGCTCTACCAGCCAGTATTGCAAACAATGTAAAGAGCCATTTAATTGCAGGATGAATAAATTCAAATGATTTGTGAGTATAGTATCTGTGCAGTGTAATACCAATACCAAAAACTCCGTATACATAAAACGATGCTAATATTAAGAACATATTAGTCATTGTAAAATCAAAATAAAACAGTCCAATAATTGATAAAATTCCTGTAGTAATTTGTACCTTGGTAATAGTATCTGCAGATGCGGAGAAGATTTTCATACTGGTATTTATTTGAAGGATAAGTACGTTGATATGATAAAGATATTAGGCCCCGAACACTTTGATGCCTGTTTAAAAATCAAACAGTTACGACCAAAAATTGGCGGAACAGTGGCAATTAGTGACCAATCATTTATAGAAGGATATCAGAAGTTCTTCGAATCAAATGATACAAATTTTGCAATTGGCTATTTTGAAAATAATGATTTAGTGAGTTGGATATCGATGGGAATATATGACAGTAGCTTACGAGGAAAATTTTGGGTAGTCCCTTGTTTTTTTTCTAGCCGGCAACAATCGTATTTTAGTTTTAACCATCCAGATTTGAGTATGATGATTAAAGAAGCATTTGCAATTGCAGAGTCTAAAAATTGTTATACATACTACTATGCAATATCTGAAAAGATATCAAGAGTATACGACAAACAGTGGCAAAAGAATTCTTTTATGCAGGTAGGAAGGTATCACTTATCAACATTAGATGTTGTCCCCCCAAATACTAAACCCGATCAATCACTGTATTGGAAGTTAATGGGGGAAGAATTAAAACCCGATGCAACACTAATTAAACAGCGAGTTCTTAAATTAGAATTTAGATCACGTTAAAATATTAAACATTTCTTCGTGAGTTCCAATAAACGACAACTCACTGGTCCCGTACTGTTTCTTCAGCTTGTGTTGATATTCTTTTAACAAATGCCACACTGCATCGGGAGCACCGATCTTAGGACGAGGATCTTTTTTCATTATCTTAAATTTGTTTTCTTCGCTGTTTAACGACATATCTCTTTCTTTAATGTAAGCAAGAACAATCTCAGGATTCCAGCTTAAAAAGTTATAGGTATGATAACCAGGATTATACATATCTACATAGAAGTCGTCTTCGTGTAATAACCAACCTGATTTTTTTGTACCGTCTTCATTAAAAAATCCAGAGTCATTAACAATATCTATCAAATACTCTAATGTGTAGTCGGGATAATATTCAGGAAATGCTTGACCGTTTATCACAACACCGTCGTGTTGCACTGCAAACTCTGACAATATAATATTTTGTGCAGGGTATAATTTTCTTCCTTTAATTTTATCAATTAATGGCTTAATATCTGCAAACATTTCCAACGTAGTTGTATTTTTTACAATCGGAGTGATATTATGTTTTTTGCACCAACGATACGCCCACCAAGAATCTGCATAAGTTAGTTGAAGTCCCAATGACCAAACTTCGTGTATTATAGGAGTGAACGGAATCTTTAACTGCAAAAAGGTATCTGCAACTGTTTCGCTATCACACCCACCACTCATTGGAACAAATATAGTTTGGTGTCTATTAAGTTCATAAAGCTCTTCTGCTACTAATTTACAAGCAGTATTAAATGTAGGAGCAGATGTTGCTTTCTTTGTAAATGTTACTTCAAAATTATCTTTGGGATTTACTCTAGTTCGATTTCCGTTAAAATGATATTTGATCCAATTATCCTGGCCTATGCCATTAACATCTAAGTTAAATTTATTCCATTTGCTTGTCATGTAGCCAGTCTCTAAAATGTTGTTTAGATTTCTCTAAGTTGTCTTGATTAAATTCGGTTAATAATTCAGCTTGCTGTTTATCTTGCTTCCATGCAAGTTCCCAAACTTCTTCATTAATTTTCCAATTCGTGTCATTATATCTATTGTCTCTGTATTTAAAAACATGCACCTTTGCCTGAGACGAAGTTTGATTTGTAGCAACTGTGATAAACAACGCACCCGGTTGCCACTCAATCATTGTTCCTGGATATATAGAAAGCCATGCTGCCCTATAAGGATTATTTTTATCTTCGTCTAGTAATGTACCCGCAAATTCAGGACACTGACTATCATTCTTTACTAATTGAAGATTACCAAACGAATAATATTTCCAAATGACATCGGTGGATAATTTAAATCCTATTCGATCATAAACACCTGAATGTACTATTGGAATATGGTCGACATCTAAAAATAGATCCATGACGTTTTTAAAATTACTGTTAACAGTATCTACCCGTTGCTCTACTAGACTAAAATTTTTAAAGTCAATAAAATTCAAATCTTCGCATTCAACTTGATTAGAAAATATTAATTCCTTCCAGACAAATGCATCTGTATTTGTTAATGCAGTGTGATTTGGACAGAGTCTATTAGCACGCTCTGTTACTATCACCGTGCCGGCAAAGTCGAAACTTAGACCGTGATACGGACATACTCTAATGCCTTGCTGTTCTGTTGTAGAGATTAAACTCTTTTGATGCGGACAAATATTGCTTTGCATATAAGGAGAGTCTGTATTGACCAACACTAATTTATTGTCGCACTGAGATAGTGGACGCAACCCGTCCTTATGTATATCTGACCTATGTGCTAGAAACATCTTATAACCTCTTTATTTTTTCTTTATATTTTGAAATAAGTTTCTTCCTAGAAGAATACAATTTTTTATAGCTTATATCTTTAATTGTAAGATCTTTAATTTCGTCTAGTTCAAAGTGATTTAAAATTGCAAAGAGATAAGAACCTGAAGGTTTATTCTTTCCATACGCATATTCTGTATTAATTATTGATGCAATTCTTTCAGCAGTATGTTGTGTCATAACATCATTGCACCATACATCATCTTTGACAGTATATCCATACTTATTATAATTTTTTTCAAAATCACTTTGATAATATGTTCCCCCGGAATCTTTCAATCTCAATGGCTCGAAATGAAAACTAAAAGGAGTTTCTTTTAACCAACTAACGCTGTTAAAAATATCTTCTTCAGTCTCATGCGGGAGACCGACTATCATACCTAAGAATATTGAAACATCCTTATTCCAATGTACATTATATAAATCAATTAAGAACTGTTTAACAATTTCAGGCTTTAGACTTTTTCCAATTATTTTTAATGTATCTTGCCTAAATGATTCAATACCAAAAAATACTGTTGACAATCCCATCTCTTTAAGCATGTTGATAGTTTCTGGATTCTTATAAAGAAGATCTAATCTCATCCAACAGCTGAATTCAATTTTAAACGGCAATGATGTGATAACTTTATGCAGCTCTTCAATTTTAAATACGCTGTCGTTAAGGGTGTCGTCATTAAAGAAATATCTAGTAGTTCCGAAATGTTTATAGTTATATTCTAGTTCTTCTTTAATTTGTTCAATATCTCTCAAGTAATCTAGTTTACGTTTTCCGTTAAGAGGAAATGCACAAAATTTACATTTAAAAATACAACCCCTACTAATCTCAATTGGCAGTACTTCTTTTTCTAAAATGCAGTCTTCTAGTAAAAACTTATGATTAAGGGACTGGATATCAAAAGAAGAATTCTGTTTGTCATATATCTTTTTACCAGACACTGTTTTAATAAACTTATCTGTCTTACCTTTTTTAAGATTTTCACAGTATTTTAAAAATTGATCTTCTGAATAACCTTGAAATATATCATCTACCCATACGTAATCTACTCCGTGCAATGCTTTTGCTCCGCCGAGACATATACGTAATTTAGGAAATTCTTTTTTTAATCTAATACACACATTAGATACATTCTCAGGAATTGAAAGAGGCAAGACTGATTTGTTGTCAACCATCATTTTAAACTCGTTAAAAAACGAAGTTGATATTCCTAAACACAATGTATCTGTGGAAACAAATTGTTTAGCAGTATCATATAATTCCTGCTCTGAAAAGTCTTGTATAAAATCAATAACTTGACAACTAAAACCGTGCTGCCTGCAATTATGTGCAAGTTGATATGCCCCTAACGATCGTTGAAAGACTAAACCAGATACTGTGGTTAATAAAAGGATGTCCATTTTAATATTGAAATTCGTTTAATTTTACATGCTCAAAGAATGGGGCTATTTTAAAGTCTTGTGTAATGCGTCCACGTCGAACACTACCGGGGTCGGGAATATCACTATCTTCAGGAGACCAGTCTGTAATTTTAACCCAAATTTTATTATCAGTATTAGGAATAGGAAACAATACATTGTGTTCTTCGTCGTAACCGTCGACATTATGATGCTTGTTAATCTCCTCAACAGGCATACCGCTTGCAGCAGATACAATATCAATTAGATCATTAAAAGAATAGTTCTCATCTTTCTCAAGGGTATATCGTCCTATTTGTCCAATATTCCTAAATCTAATGACAACTTTTTTATTAAATGTTTTACATAAGTCGATTAATCTCGGGATAGATGATTCATTAACTCCTTTCATTATTAGACAGTTAATGTTAACGAACATATTCATGTTGACACAGTTTTCTAATGCTTTAACTTTTCGTTTAGCACACAACATATTATCTGTTTTAAGATACAAATGGTCAAGGTCTGCACCATTCATACTAATAGAAAGTGTACGTAACCCGCTATCAAATAGTCGACGAACGTAGTCTGCATTAGCTAGTTTTAAACCGTTAGTGTTTAGCATCGGCCGATGCCCTACTCGTCTAATCATTTTGATTATTTCGGGTAAGTCTTTTCTAACTGTTGGCTCTGCACCGATTAGTCTAACTTCAGTCCTATTAGGAAACTTACTAATACATTCTTCCAGCTTTGCAATATCCATATCAGGGATATCTCGATTAGGAATATAGCAATTAGCACATTCCATATTGCATCGATGTGTTACGTCTGCAATAACAGAATAGAACAAACTATCCTCCGGGTTATATTCAAAATATTCCATCTTAAATTTTACAGTTATCCATTAAGGTCATTAAGTCATTGCTAGAACTAAAATGGTCATATACTGACAAATTAACACTAAGAGTTATTCTATCAGTAGTACCGTTATTAGATACTGCATGATCTCGGCCTACATCGAACCAATAAAAATTGCCATCAGCGGGAATCTGAAATCTTTCACCTTCTACTTCAAACCATGTATCGTCATTAGTATACAATGCCGCATGAACTCTAATTTGCCTGTAATAAGGAAAATCAACATGAGGAGAAATAACTCCTCTTGGCTTTAAATTTAAAATTCTGCACTTAGTTTTAATACTATGAAATTTATTAACGACTTCGGCAAAATATCCCGAGTATGCTTGAGTCGGTTCAGAAAAGATCTTTTCATTTAGCTCAGTAGTTTGATCGTTTCCGAACTTAGCAAACGTATCATTAATGTCTAATTCAACTTCTTTTCCATCTTGATATCCGAATAATTTTAATCCATCATACTCAGGATCTTCACTTTCTTTTCTAGAAGTTAAACTAATACCTTGATAAGTAGTTCGTATTTTTCCTTTTTTAGAAACTACGAAAGGTTTAAAGTCGTAATCACCTCTAACCCTAGTTAAGTCTGCACGTAACTTTTCTAAATCAAAAGAATAATATTCTGGCAGCTGTCTCCACTTAACTGATTGAGGTTTCCACTCAGTGAACGGCGTGTACCAATCTTTATAGTAATCTGCCCCCTCAGTGGTGCTAACATCAAACTTAATCATTTTTCTTCCTTATTAACTTTATAAATTGCCAAGTTAAATCAAACTCTAAAGGTTTAGTTGAGAAACTCGGCGAGGACGGATTCTTATGATGGTTGTTATGAAACCCTTCACCTCCTATTAACCACCCAGCTAACAACATATTAGTACTTAAATCGTCTGTTGCAAAATTTCTATAACCGACCTTGTGATTAACTGCATTTGTAATTGCAGTACTATGAAACATTAATACTGCCGGAATGCTATAGATCAATATTCCGATCATTGGATTTATTATATATAAGAGTACAATAAATCCTAACAGTAGTTCCATATATCGTTTGTGAATAAACACTGCTGTTTTGTTTTGCATTAAATCTTTTACAAGGTTACTGGGAATAACAAATGGTTTCCAAATATGGAAATAACTTTGTAAAAAACCTATTGATACAGGGCTATGAGGATCTTTTTTAGTATCAGAATACGCATGGTGTAACCTATGGGTACCGATCCACCCTATTGGAGTACCAACTGTTGCCGGAACACTAGCAAATAACATTATCTTTTCCCATGCTTGGGAAGTTTGAAAACTTTTGTGAGTAAAGTATCTATGAAGACCGCCCGATACTCCTACTACTAATAAAAATTGATATACTATAAAGGAAACACATAATAACCAGTATTGCTGATAGTATAATAGAAATACTACCAAAGCAACGTGATTTAAAAAATGTATTCCTTTAAGCACATAGTTCATGTTAAGCTAATGTAAGTGATGCCTTGTCCGACTCGAATTCGATGTGAAAATCTGTTCCAAATTCTGTTAACAATGTTGCCCTATATTCGTCATATGCAGCCTCATCTGTAAAAATTCCAATCCAGGTTAAACTTCTCTCATCAGTAAATTCTGCAAGATGGTTTAACAGTTTATTATCATTGATAAACTGTTGACGGACTTGTCTTAATTTTGGTAAAAAATTCTCTACTGCTACAACGGGTGCAGAAAAAACGCCCGTCTGAATCATGTAATTGTAGAATAAGATTACATAATTTTCACCGCTATCCGGGTTAAAATCGGGATCGGAGATGTGAAAAAATTTAGTAACTATGTGGTGCATATCTGGCTTCCTATAATTCAATATTTATCCGAGATTTTGCCTTCAAGATATAATAACAGCTCGTTAAAATTTACCAGCTTTTCTTCATCCTCTTCTTCGATAGTTACACCAAATTTTTCTGCAACAGTTAGCATAACCTCTAAGGTGTCTAAGCTGTCTATTCCTGCCTCTTTCCAAGATTGACTACTAGTAATAGTATGTTTTGTAACCGCCGTTTGATAAGAAATAATTTCTAGCAATTCTTCTTTAATGTTCATTTAGGTCCTTGAGAATCTTAAGTTTTCGTCGACTGTTTTTTGCAGTCGCACTTCTAATGTAGTATTTTGAATTATAGGGAGGAGGAAGTCTCGCACTTTCGAGTAACATGTCATACACAGGAAACCCAGTTGATTCGACTCCATCATGCTCAAATTCAACAACGTATAGATAATCGTTTAGTTCAGGAACATACTTAGGCCATAGATCAAAAATTTCTTGGCTCATTTGTCGTTCACTAATTGAGGTGTAGAACCTAAAATATCCTTTTGACTCTGCTAAGTCTAGTGCTAGCTTCATGGCCGCTGCAACACCATTTTTTTCTAGATTAATTGTTAGTGTTCTAATATTAGTTACAATATTACCAAGACTCCAATGCGGCATACTTTTCCACCAAGTCATACGTAATGATGCTATTAACTGCCCATCTTGAAAAGTTCCAATATAAGTTCCTGACTTATCGAGCAATGTTTTTTCGACATTTTCTAAATTTTTCCAAAAGTCAAATTTTTCTTTTGGCTGATGTTCTGAACGCCAGGGCTCAATTTGATGATAGATATTAGACAATGCGTTAGCGTCATCTACAGTTAAAATTCTCGTCTCTTGCATGTCTTATTTAATTTTTTACAATTTCTATCTCTTTAAGAAAGAGTCTGTTTTTTCTTTGAGAGACTCCGGTGAACATTTGATATGCAAACATTCGTGGTCTCTTTTCCATTGGTATTCTGTAAAAGATTATCTCTTGTTTATCCCAGTCACTAACTCCTACTTGTTTATCAACATATCTATATTTGTTAGTTCTTAATGAAATTGATGCTGACCAATTTCTATTGTCAAACCAATTGTCCCAATCAAACAGGGAAGAACATAATTTACCCGAAGTAGGATCATACTCCATATCGATAACTTTATTATTTTGCCACTTTATTAAATCTTCAATTTTAGAATTTAATATAGGATGTAGTGACTCTATCACAGATTGATAGAATTTATCTTTATTTTTTACAAAATGAAAACATAACTTTTCTTCTATCTCAAGACCAGAAACTCCGTCTGGATTCCAATTTAAAATTGTTCTATCTGTAGTGATCCATTCATTGAGTGCTAAAGTTAAATCTTTAAACAACTCAGGAAAGTTCTCTTCAAGTTTAGCAATTAAATCATCATAAAAATTTTGATAGCTTTTAATTTTTTTATTATGTAGATAAATGGCAATAACTTTAACTAACCCTAAATCGTGTAGAGCTTGAATGAGCCTACCAAAAATATTCATTTTAATCCAGTCATCTGAATCAAATGTTTTGCACCCGATTATAATATCAGACATTTGATCAGGGTCTTTCTCTTTCGAGGACTGATTAAAGTAGTTTACTGTTGAAAACTGTAGTGCATGTTGATCTATATAGTTTTTATCTGCTGCTGGACTTCCTGGCAAGACACAGAAGTAGTACATCCTTAATTCTTCGTGCAAGTTTAGTTCAAACACATCATACAAACACTTACGCCATTTTTTAGGAGTATCGCCCGGGTTGCCAATTATTAGCTGTGTAAATGTAGGTATCTTTTTTTCTAAAAGTTTATCGGACAGTTTTCTAAGTTTATCGATATGCGGATTAATTCTATCAATAATTTCTAAGACTTCTTTGTCAGTATGCTGAAGACTGAACGTATAGTTACTAGTTGCACCACTTGAAAATAATATGTCTGCAATTTCTAAATTCCTATCTAAATTATTTTTACTATAACTGACATACATATTTTTTGGCTGATTTGTTTTAGATTTTACATCTGCAATAATCTTTGCAATTTCAACATCTCTAGGAAGGATACCAAAATTTGCATCAGCTAGATAAACATAGTTCGGATCTAAACTGGCAATAAATTCTATTTCAGCTTTAACTACATCAAAAGGCCGCTGTCTAATTTTTGATAGTGTGGAAGATCCCCAATCACAAAATGTACATCCATAGGGGCATCCCCTATTAGTTTCTAAAATTATGCTCATATTAAAGCTACTGAATTTTTCTTTTAGATCTAATATTGTGTCTTTTTGGAATAGATATGCACTAACAGAAAAATCAGTTATCTTTTCTACGAAATATTCTGATAATGATTTGCTTTTAGTACAGGGAATTCTATCAATTGGTTCCCCTTTAATTTTATCAACAATTAAATGAATGCATGTTTCTGCTTCGTTAGTAACTACAAACTCAAATATTTCTGTATCATTTTCCAATGTATGTGGGCCACCAGCAATAATCACACCCTTAGGATTTAAATTTCTGTACCTATCAACAATCTTCATTGTTAAATTTCTATTCCATGCATAGAGACTAACCATCAAGATGTCACTATTTTTTAGATAAGCGTCATCTATTTCGTGATTGTGTATTATAGGATCTAGAAAATTAAATTTATTTTTAGATTTAGTTTCAACAGTGGTCTTAACTATTAGCCAGGATAAGGGATAATGTATAAGGTTGTTGCTGATAGGTAGATGTACAAATCCGATTTTCATTTTTTTCGATCTTGGAACATCTTAATAAATGTTCCGGCTGGGTCAATTTCCCACCATTTAACACCAAGGTAGCTTTTTCCAGGTTTGGCATGATGATTGTTGTGCCATGTTTCCCCGAATACAAATGGCCAGAGCCACCAAACATTCATACTATTATCTTTAGTATCAAAATTTGTATATCCAAAGCCAGGTGTATGATTTAAACTATTAGTAATATTATACGTGATTAAGGTAACAAAAGCAGCCAGTATGGAGAAATATAAAAAGAAATCCCAACTGATAATTAAAAATATCAAATTAGAAACTACCCAAACTTTGTTATAGTGAGTACTAAACCATACTACATCTGGATTACGAAGGCAATCGATTGCATATTTAAAATTAACTGCGGAGGGTTTAATGCGGTACATCCAAAGGATAAAGCTATGCCAAAACCCATGTATAGGGCTATGATGATCTAATTCAGTATCACTGCACCGGTGATGATATCCTCTATGTAACGCTACCCACCAAACAGGACTACCCTGTCCTGCAATCACTGCGGCCCACAACATGAGGCGTTCTTTCCATTTACTTGCTTTAAAACTTCTATGACTAAAATACCTGTGAAGTCCGGCAGTCACTCCGATAATGTTGATTACAAAATATCCTAGCAAGAAATATATTAGTTTAATATGTTCATAGTTTGCAACAATATCATAGCAGGCCCACATACCTAACAGCAAAGTCGGTGTTAATATTAGCAGAAGGTTAGGCACTTCTTTCAAGTTTTTAAGGATAGGATTAAACATGCTGCTATTTACCGGCACAGTCGATATTGGTGTTTAAGCGTGAATGATAATAAAACTACCGGGCCCAAAATAGACTTTGGTAAAATAAAACTAAGACCTTTAAATTTAAAAGAATCTAAATCTTGTTGAGATCTAAATATCTGTTCTACTCTAAAATTATGAGTCAGCCCCGGAATAGTTTTTGTAAACACTTTGTCAATATATTCGTCTGCCTTAGAAAAATCAGTCATGTTTACTAAACCCTTCGGTGCTTTAATTACCATGTACCCAGTATAATATCCTTGTGCTTCAAAGAATGAAGTAGATAATGCTTCTATTGATAAAATTTTATCAGCAGGTGTAGCCCAGGATGTTTCTCTGAAATATACTAACCCTACGCACCAATAAGGCCAGTAACTTTCTTTAATGCCCCAAACTACTTCTAACTTGTACGCAACAAATATTTGTTCTAATCTGCCATTGATAAACTGTCCTGTTATAATAAAATCATTTTGAGATGCTTTATTAAACGTGTCTTTAATCCATGTAACAACACCTACTTGATTCTTATATGCGTATATAGGATTAGTTCGTTGAAATTCTCCTTGCAAATAAAGATCGAGTATTTCGTTTAGTTGCTTTACATCATCAACATTAGCTGGATCTAAAAATCTATTAATCATTTTTATATTCTATGCAGATAGACTGTAACAATTTGTTAGCACGATTAGATACTTCAGTGATCGATTTATCTGCAATAATAAAATAACCTTTCTCGTTCGCTAGCATATCGTGTCTAGACGGATATATTCGTTTTCCGATATCTGGTAATACTAATTCATTAGCAGTGTTATTTTTGCATTCTATGTTTGATATTGTTCCTGCAGGAAAATTAAAATTATGATAAATGCAAGCACCGTCAAATATTGGCTGGTACTGTTGGTTGTTTAGTAAAGAAATGACCCATAACCCGGTGTATTCTTTACACAAAGAATGTAATGGTTTTTGGGGATTGTTTGTGACCCTCATACCAAAATCAATAAAATAAAAATCAGTATCACTAATAATCACATCAAATAAAAAAGGTGAATCATTCAATTGAATATGTTGTAAAAATTGGGCTGCTTGTTCTTTAATTTTTTCAATAACACTACGAGAAATTTTAGAAGGAAATCGAAACACTAATTCTGTGCACCACGGCGGGGGAGATGATTCTATATCAAAAATTGAATCAAACGTAATTTGACTACCAACTACTCGACCAGAAACTGTGATTAACTCACCTTCTATAAATTCTTGTATAATATAGTTGCTATTAAAATCAAAGTAGCCTTGCTTCCAGAATTCAATTTTTGGTAAAGCGTGTTTATCAATATCAAAAAATTGCGTCAACTGTTCATTATTAAAAATTACTTTAACACCTATACTACCTGTTCCTGCTGACGGTTTAACAACTACAGGAAATTTTAACGAAGTGTTATCTATAAAAGTTTTAGGATACGGTATTCCAATAGTTTCAAAAATTTTATAATATGCTTCTTTATTGCACAGTGCTGATTGTTCTAGTTTTATCCCTGGCAAATTAAATTTTGAGTTTAATGATGCAATTACATGATTAATATAATCAGGCATAGTAGGCAATATGTAACAGTACTCTTCAACTTTAATCAATTCTTTAAGAAATATTTCAAACCTACTATGGGTAGTAGAATCGTAGGTCAATTCACTATTATAAATTTTAATATTGTTTTGAGGAATAAGTCCTTTTAGTTTTCTAATAAGAAAGTCAAATTCAGTGTTGTCAGTAGCGATAACAACATCGTACTCTATTAACAAATCATTTAAAGATTGTAGACAGCACAGCAGATTTGCATTCAATGACGGAATTAATATTTTCACGGTACAGTCTTATAAGTTCTAAATAATATATCCCAGAAGGGATGAAATATCCCATAATTATACGGTCCGTTAAAATGATGAACTAGGTGCCACTTTCCGCTAGTACTCAATGGAAAGATATCAAAGGTTCGATTGTGTTCGATTGCTTCTTGAATAAATGCAGACCATATATAAAATATCACAGCAATCCACCATTGTCCTGTAATATAGCAAAACAATAGAGTTGGTATAATTTCAGTTAACCAAACATCTATAGTACTGACTTTGTTATCCTGAAAAATAAAAATATTAGTCCAATGCCAGGTTGGTTCATTATTAACGATAAACTGATGATGTCCAACATGATAGGTTTTTAGGAATGGTACTACATGGGCAGCACGATGCATCCAGTATAGCAGTAGCGTCCATACTAGGAAATATATTATACCAAAGATTATGCTTTGAGCACTGACCAATCAAACTCCCAGGTTGCGTCTATTTTTTCGTACAGCACCCATTGCGGAGTGTACTGTATATTTACAAGGAAGGGTAGTTCGTTTATGTTAGAAAAGAATAAATGTTCCGGGGATCTCTGAAATACTCGACCTGTTTGTTCTCCAAGGCGAGTTCTGTAAAAAATGTTCTTTATATTTTTATTGTAATCATTAAAGCATAATGCTACCTGTTTACAGCCTTTATTCATACTCCATACTTTTTGTTTGGGGAGAATGTAATCTCTAATTAACGCACGATGTCGAAACTGTTTTGCAGTCCATGTGCGAGTTCCAGCTAAACTGATGCCTTTGTTAAATTCACTTAGATAAACTCCACCGCAAGCAGCAATAGTTTCTCCATTAATTAGTACATAAAATTCACCATTGCCGTTTGAAAATCGATCAGTTTTTAGTAACACATGCGGTAAGGTATGTGGAGCTTCTTCCCAATTATCGTCCCACATGTTAGTTGCTGCAGGTTGATCAGATTCTAGGCTAGCAGCTTTGCAAAAATCAAAAAAGTATAGACGTTGTTGCTCCGACAAAGACGAAAAGGCAATTAAAATAAATTCAGACATATTAAAAACGGTTAAATATTTATATATGGGGTATCCAATGAAGCAGTATTTTTATCCAAGGGAATGGTTTTTTATCTTAATGCAACTCGTATCTGCAGGAGTGTTTGTGTGGGCACTAACTACAACCGTTAGTTGGAGCAATTGGTTGCTTGCTCTATTTGGATATTTTTTAATTACATGTTTAGGCATTACAGTTACATTTCATAGATTGCTGACTCATAAATCATATCGACTTTGGAAACCCTTAGAGTATTTGTTTAGCTTCTTTGGAAATTTAGGCTGCACCGGTAGCTCAGTAGGATGGGTTTTTGTACATAGAGAACATCATAAATTTGCAGATAAGCCTGGCGATCCACACAGCCCAGTAGTACTAGGTCCAATAGGTGCTTTTGTTGGTAACTACGGCGGCAAATTTAACAAATGGTCTGTAAAAGATATTATCAACGATCCTGTTCATAGATTTATGCACGAATACTATATGCCGATAGTCTTATTGGTTGTAGCAGTATTGGTAGCAATTGATCCAATAATTGCTGTGTTCCTCTACATTATTCCTGTATTTTTTAACACGATGGCTTCTAGGTTGAGCAACTGGATTGATCATAGCCCAATGTTTGGTACTCGCGTTGCAACCGACCATAGAGATCAGTCACATAATGTTTGGTGGTGGTCGTACTTAACATTTGGCGAAGGTTGGCACTATAACCATCACACTACTCCCGGAAGTTGGAAAATTGGAAAAGAATGGTGGCAGTTTGACCCCGGTCGATACGTTATCCAAATTTTGATATTTCTAGGACTTGCGTCGGAGAAGAAAATAAGTTATAATTAATTGCGGTCGTGAGCAAATTGGAAAAGCTCCCAAGGTCCACTGAGGGGAACGGGCACGGTCCTAGACGACGCCCTTGTAGGTTCGAAGCCTACCGACCGTACCAAATTTAGTAAAGTATGATTAAAACTATAATATCAGGTGTTGATGCTGACAAATACATATACAAAACAAATTTAAAATTTGCAGATGATTTTTGTCAGGATCTGTTAGGTCAAGTTAAACTTAGCATAGACAATCTTGTTTTTAGAAATAACTACAACGACCCTAGAAATAACCCAAGAGATACTTTTAATTTAATAGGAATTGAAGATTCAAGAGAATTGATTCGACGAGGCAGGCAAATCAAGGAATACTTTACAGAAAGTAATGTTATTAACTTTACTCAATATTTTCTTACAGAACATGATACTTCTGAATTCCTTTCACTAACTCCGGACTTTTTAAAAGAACCCACTCCCGGCGAGCCAGTTCCTATATTCCAAATTAGCCACGGAGGAGAAATCCTGCCGCCCCATAAAGGTCATAAAAGAAAAAGTTCTCTGTTTATGCTACTCGAAGGTAACGGAGAAGAGACTAGATGGTATCGAGAAAAAGAGCCATTCGAGATTATTCACACTACTAGAATACCAGACTTAGATAAAATCGAACATGTGGTCAGTGCCCAAATAGAGCCAGGGTATTGGTATGTGTTCAATCATCTCGAGTGGCATAGTGTACATAAGTTTAGCACTGGTATTCGAATGAACATAGGCCTAGACTTTGACAGTATCTTAGCACCCGAACTAATTAACCTAATAAAAAAGAATTCTTAAAATGTCAGAAGTTAAAAACAACTATATCAAAGCCTCATGGGCACGTAGAGCAGAACTTACAGAATTAGTGTATCAACGAACACAGGGATTCGTACATCGAGGTCCATTTCAAGCAATGAAAATTTTGCACAAGTTTAGCTGGGGCGATGGCGACTGTGCTAGCAAATTACTAGGGTTATATGAATGTGAACTATTTGAAGACATTGAACGAGTTATTAATCAACCGCACGACCTAATCTTAAACATAGGATGTGCTGAAGGTTACTATGGTATTGGTTTGGCAAAAAGAACACAGACAAAAACCATAGTGTTTGATGTAAACAAAACTGCTGTGGACATTGCAAGAGAAAATGCTGCCGCCAACGGTGTAAACAAAATTCTATTCAGTACAGACTGCACTATAGACAACTATAGATCATTCCTTGCTTCGGCTAATAATCCGTTTATCTTTATGGATTGCGAAGGTGCAGAAGAAGAAATACTTGACCTCAATGTGATGCCAGAACTAACCAAGACCGCAGTAATGGTTGAAAGTCATGACTGTAATAGGCCTGGCCTAACTGATAAGTTAGTTGCACGATTTGCAGAAACACACAATATTAAACTGATTAGGCAAGGAAATAAAAATCCCTATATGCCGTTAATTGACGATTTAGATGATTATGATAAAATGTTGCTATGTGTGGAAGCAAGGCCTAGCACAATGATCTGGTTATACATGTATCCTAAATGAAGTACGAAATTTTTAAAGAACCATTTGTCCACATTGTGATAGATGATTTTGTACCATGGGTGTACAATTTGCAGATTATCAACGAAGCTTGTAGATTAATTCCTGGAATGATTACTAGCAAGGTCAACAGTAATCAAGGCATTGTTATTAGTCCCGGCTCGAAGAGCAGTAAGAATATGTGGCTGTTCCAGCAATACGCTGCCCGACCAAACAATTTTCAAATTTCAACTTACCTTGAACAGAGAATTTGGTCCAACGAAGTTAAGCAGATATTACTTGAAGCAAATGATTCTCTCTTTACTAGTATGTTATATACTGATTCTAGTCAGATGCTAATGAGCAAATATACCCACGAAGATCATTACAGTTGGCATAGAGATTATAATCCCACTGCTACAATGAACTATATGTTTGCTAAAGACCCATCTAAATTTACAGGTGGGGATTTTGTGTTCGGCGATTGGGAAACTAAACAACCTCTTAAAACTATTCAATTTAAAAATAATAGATTAGTCATCTTTCCTAGCAGAGTCTACCACTGTGTAACTCCTGTAGTGAAAAAAGATAAAAATCCAGAGTACGATAGATTCACTGTTCAATACTGGAGTAAGCTCAAAGAGATCAGAGAAACTTGACATTCAGATCTAATAACGCTAATATAGTAGCTACTTAAATAAAACATTGCTGCCTTAGCTCAGTTGGTAGAGCACCGGTTTTGTAATCCGAAGGTCGTCAGTTCGATTCCGACAGGCAGCACCAACTAATTAAATTATGAGCCAAAAATTCAGATTCCACATATTGGGCTTGCCCCACACAGTATCCAGTAAAGAATATAATGCCTGTGCTTATACTCAGAAAGTCGTTAAATTCGGCAAGATGATGAAAGAGCGTGGGCATTATGTTATCCACTACGGACATGAAGACAGCGACCTAGTATGCGACGAGCATGTTACGGTCACTACAAACAAAGACTTAGAAATTGCTTACGGCAGCTATGACTGGCGTAAAAACTTCTTTAAGTTTGATACAGGCGATCATGCATATCAAACATTCTATGCAAATGCTATCCGAGAAATTGGACTACGCAAACAACCTAAAGATTTTATCTTACCATTCTGGGGATCTGGTGTTCGTGCAGTATGTGATGCACACAACGACCTAATTGTTGTTGAGCCGGGTATTGGCTACGCAGGAGGTCATTGGGCACGTTGGAAGATCTTTGAAAGCTATGCTATTATGCACGCCTTCTTTGGATTACAAAGTGTGGGTACATGTAATCAAGATTGGTATCACGGTGTTGTTCCTAACTACTTTGACCTAGAAGACTTTACCTATGAGCCGGAAAAGAAAGAAGATTACTTCCTGTTCTTGGGTCGAGTATATGAAGGCAAAGGAGCACACCTTGCCATTGAAGTGACTAGAAAGATTGGTGCAAAATTAATCATGGCTGGTCAGAATAACCTGGCATCAATGGGTTACGCAGAAACTCCAAGCCACGTAGAATTTGTAGGGTATGCAGATGTTGAAACTCGTAAGAAATTAATGAGCCGTGCCAAAGGAGCATTTGTTCCTAGTCTATATACCGAACCGTTTGGTGGTGTGCAAGTAGAGATGTTGTTGAGTGGTACTCCTACTATCACAACAGATTGGGGATCATTTACAGAGAACAATGTACACGGTGTCACTGGATATCGTTGCAGAACATTTGATCAGTTTGTTTGGGCCGCTGAAAACATTGATAAGATCGATCCGGCTGCATGTCGTGCGTTTGGTGAGAACTTTAGCCTAGAACGAGTAGCACCGATGTATGAAGAATACTTCCAGATGGTGTATGATGTGCATAGCGGCAAAGGATGGTACCAGGATCACCCAGAAAGAGAAAACCTTGATTGGTTGCGTAAGTACTATCCACCAATGGACAAGAAATGAAAAGAGTAGTTTTTTACTTTGAGCCCAATTGGGCATTCGGCACAGTGCATTACGAGCTGTTCAAATATCTATGGGGACACGGATTTAACTGTCATCTGTTACCCTGGAATAAAAGTTACACTCGAGAAGAAATGTTGGAATTAAATTCCACAACTGATATTTTTGTAACTACCCCGCACGGATGGAGATTCTTAGGATATAATTACGGAACTGTTGCACCTGAACAATGTGTTATTATAAGTCACGCTAAATTAGACATGACTGAACTTATTCATCATCACGGATATGAGGATTTTAAACGGTTCCGTAGATACGGTTGTGTCAGTCAATGGCTAGTTGATCTTAGCAAAGAGCTAGGTATCGAACGCCCGGCTGAACTAACGCCAGTAGCAATCAATTACAATACCTTCTACAGTACACCTAACGATAATTTAAAAGTTGTAGGATATACAGGCAGCTTCCACAGAAAAGAAGAATTTGCACAGGATATGGTTGCGAGTGACTTAGCACAACCTAAGTATCATAAACGTGGTTGGTTAGTCGAAGAAGCAGTGAAACGTGCCGGATTAGAATTTAGAGTTGCCCAACAATACCATAATAGTTTTATCACTATGCCAGGATTCTACAAAGGCATAGATGCTGTTATTGCAGCCAGTACAGAAGAAGGTGCCGGACTACCTGTTATGGAAGGCGGTGCAGCGGGCAAGCTGGTAATTGGTACTAATGTTGGACACTGGGCTCAGAGAATTGGTGATGCAGGCGGATATGCTGTGCCTGTAGCAGAAGACGAATTCTTAGAAAAAACTGTGGAAATTTTAAGTTATTATAAAGATAACCCTAACAAGTACAGACAACGATGCTTGGAAATTCAAGAACATGCTAAAAGTTACGATTGGAAGCACGTTATTGACAAGTGGGTTAACATTTTATCTTAATTAACTACCCTGATAACGTGGACTGATTTACGAATAATTATGTAAAATAGCTGAGGGGTTTATGACTAAAGCTGCTACTTTTGATTGGTCTGCGTTAGATAGAAATCTAATAACAGAAATGGTAAATTTTATAAGCTACAATGTTGTGGATAAATCCTTATCTCCGACTAGCTTTTCTAACAAACTACGAGAAATCTTAAGATTTTTTAAAATACCTGTCAAGGTTAGATCCTGCTACAATACTAAAACAGAAAAAAATTCTGTATGGGTAGGTGGATTATACGACAGTGTGTTAGATCAAGAGGGCAAAACGTCCATCACGCTTTGTATCCAATATCATTCCTCCGACGTAATTATCAAAGCAAATAAAAATTTATTTCGCAGAGTCTGTATAGCAATAGCAGACACAGTAATGCACGAAGTTATTCATATGCGACAATATCGTAGACGAGGTTATAAAGACATTCCCGGATATGAAAGTTCTGCTAATTTGGCAAGAAAACGCAACGAACAAGTGTATCTAGGAAATGGGGACGAGATTGATGCATACAGCTTTAACATCGCGTGTCAGCTGCTTGACAGATTTGGGGAAGATAAAACATCTATAGTAAATTATCTAAACACTGATCTCCGTGATAGGAGATTAAAAAAGGACGGCTTCAGAATGTATCTAGATACATTTGATCACAATCACAGTCACAGAGTAATCCGTAAATTAAAAAAGAAGGTAATGAATTATATTCCTAATGCCCAGGAAATAGCAAAGCCTTATAAAACATCTGATTGGTTAAAAAAGTGAGTAAAAGAACAAAAATGAAAAAATTCAACTGCTGCCCAAAGTTAGATAAAAAAGTAGTAGTCCCAACAAGAAAAGAAGTCCTTGAAATATTTAATGATATTAAACCTACAATAGTTAACCAATTTTATGCAGTTGATGAACTAATTCAAGACCTCGGAGTATTCATTGGAAAGCGTTTTAATATCGATGTTAAACATGCAGAAGCTACCCAAGTGGATCAAAATGACATTGAACTCAATGGATACTACGATGGCGGCTTAGATGAAGCCGGCGATGTTGCTATTGAGATATACCTAGTTACTAACCCAATGCAGGACGTCATGTTAATTGACGAAACTCAATTCGATATTATCACAAGAAAAATTGCAGATACCTTAAGTCATGAAGTTATCCATATGCAGCAATTCCGTGCAAGAGATTTCTTAGAAGTTGAAAAATGGGACTTTGAAACAGCCTACGAAGAAGGCGATGACGAATACGACGAAGCAGAAGAAAATCGCTGGTACCTAAGTAGCCCAGATGAGATTAATGCCTATGCATATAACATTGCCAACGAATTGTTAGATAGAAATAGTTATCCACAAGTAATTGAAAAATTAAACAAAGTTAAAGACATTGCAATTGAAGACAGTATTAATCTTTGGGCATATGTTAACGCATTTTCCAAAGATGTAAATCATCCAGTTTTACGTAAATTAATCAAAAAAGTTTATAAAAGTTTAGATCGCTTAAACAGATAATTGGTAAAGTCGATACTTGACAAAACCTTAAATGTGCTGTATTATATACACATGTTTAAGGTTTTTTCTTTAGTGATCATTTTGTTAGCTGGCTGTTCTACTACCAGCTATAGAATTCTAACTCCTACGGAAGTTAGCAATATTCCAATTGATTGCTGGAATAAAAATCGAATCAACGGATGGTTAACTGAACAACTGCAATTTGCAGAGAAAGATGCAAAAACAAATGGTGCCAGCATTAACGCTATTAAGCACAAAATTTGGCAAATTCGTACTGATTGCAACGGCCGCTAGTCTAGTAGGGTGTGCAAGCACTACGCAACGTATTCTGCCGTCGTCGCATACTCTAGGTAGTTTTAAACCAGATTGCACCATTGCCAAAGAACAGGTTGAATGGTTACGCAGTATTCGGCCAACTCTACATGAGCGTCGAGACGCTTATCTTGAGGTAACCTCTTGGGGTGGGTTTTCTAAAGAGTTTGCCAAAAACAAAGAGATTGCAAACGGTCGTATAGATTATTTGATTGACGCAAACATTGATGAGATTTACTACAGATGCAACTTTCGACACAAATCTTACTAACTGCTGTACTCTTTACTAATTCTGCGATCGCACAAGATTGCATTATGAAAGAGCGAACAACATCAAAAGAAATCGGACGGATACATGAAATTAAAAATGTAGTAGCCGAAGTTAATCCGTTTGGCAAAGGACAATACAAATGCACAGCTAGTCTAGAGGGCTATACTGGCGGGAAGTGGCATCAAGGTAAAGGTGAATTTATTTGGTCAGGTGACTATAGTCATGCCAAAGCCTGTGGTGCCGCAACTGAATTGGCAAAGAAAAATTTGCTCACAGGCTTATATTCAAGTACAATAACAAGTGAGACGTTCGTAGTTTGTAAAGAGCAGGAAGAAAAAGATAGACCTCTTTTAAATCCTAAGATTGGAACAATTATAGATGATGTTCGTAGATTACGAGCCCATATAAATTATCCCAATGCATTTTACCACAACGGAGAAGAATGTAGATGGTATCTCGAAACTGGCTGGAATGGCAAGGACATTACACAGTTTCAAGGAATTGTTTGCAGATATGGTCCTACAAAATGGATCATAGTTGATAAATTTTAACACACACAGAAAGAGTAGTTATGACAAACTTTATTGTAGGAACAATCTTTGGAATTATCCTAGCCACTGCTGGAGCATCTGGCATTGCAAAAATTATCGACAGAGGTGTCGATCAAACTAAAATTATCATTCAGGAGAATGTAAAATGAAGCGTATTTCAATTGTTCTAGCAGTACTAGCGTTGTCTGCATGTTCGTCTATGACAGAACTGAGGACTGAGAATTTAGAGAAAAAGACTGTACCTACTTGGTATATCGATCATGTTGATGTAGGATCGGAAATGAAAGCATGGTATAAGCCGTGGGATCAAAACGGTATGTATTATGCAGTAGCCGAAGATGTAAGTCCTTCAATGGAAATGGCCATGAAGAAAGCTACACTTAAGGCAAAAGCAAAAATTGCAGATCGAGTTAACGGTGAAATGAATAATCGTACAATTATTCGATACGACGAATCCGGTTCCCCAGATCGTCCATCAGGTCGGGCTCAGAGCCAAGATGTAATTGTAAATTTGATCGCCGAAAGTGTAGTACGTACTTACGGCGTTGAAAAGAAGATGGTCATCTTTAATCCAGAAGCAAATAACTTCAGAGTATTTGTTATGCTAAAAATTAGTCAACAAGATGTTAAGGCCATGGCAGCTACTTATGATCAAAACAAGCAGGTAAAACTTGAAGGTAGGGTTGGCGGCAAAACGCTAGATCAAACTGCTACTGAAGTTTTAGATCAAGCACGTCGATAATCAAGAACGTAATAGCAGGTGCTTGATCTTAGATAATTAAAAGAATAAAACAAAGGATCCCATGAAAAACAAACCCAAGTTCAATGTTAAGCCGGCACAGGCAGCACCTGCGGCTGCACCGGCACAACAAGGTAGAGCACCTAGCATTATGATCGCTGTTCCAGCAATGGAAATGGTCAATGCTGAATTTGCACAGCACTTAGCAATGGCGGCAGCTAATCTTGTTGCCAACGGAATTAAGATTAACTGTGCATTCAACATTGGTTCAGTTATTACTATTGCTCGCCGTAACTTAACTGATATCTTTCTCAAGAGCGACTTCGATTATATTTGGTGGGTTGACTCAGATATGAAGTTTCCTATTGATGCACCTATTCGTTTGCTCAAGAGAAACAAACCAATTGTCGGGGTAAACTATCGTCGACGCCGTTTCCCTAATGCTAACTTTACAGGTATGCTAGGGTCTAATGGTCAGTTCCGTGAATTTGAAACTAGAGATGATAGCCCTCCAATGGAATTGATTGATGTCCTACCGCACGGATGTGTATTAGTACATCGTTCAGTTTATGAAAAAATCCCTCAACCTCACTACTTGCAAGAATATATTCCTGAGCTCAATCTTGAGATCGGTGAAGATATCTATTTCTGTCAACAGGCACAGAAGGCAGGTTATGAAGTTTGGTGTGATCAAGAGTTGAGTCGTGAAATAAGCCACATCGGCATATTCCACTTCAACTATAACCTAAGTGTGCCTAAATAAAGAAAGATCACCATGTTCGAAAGTATTGAATTGAGAAAAGTCGAGAACGGTATTGTTATTCTAATCAGAGATGACGAGAACAACGAAAAAGAGTTTGTATACGATACTGACCGCAAGGCTTTGAAATTCATCAAAGAATTGTTAGAAACTAAGGTAGCCAACGTAAAGTGAAAGTTATTTTAGTCACTGGCGGTAGTGGCTACGTAGGTAGTCATGTTGCAAAAATGCTTTTCGAGCATGGGTATTTTCCTGTTGTATTTGACATGCAGGCCAAAGCAAGGCCGTGGGCAAGTCCCCATTGGCCTGCTGTTTGCGGAGACATAAACAACAAATGGTCATTAGACTTGTTATTTGAACAGTGGCAATTTGATGCAGTTATACACCTTGCCGCTAGTAGCGAAGTTGGTGCGAGTGTTACTGATCCATTAAGATACTATCAAAACAATGTAGGCGGAACAGCCGAGTTGTTGCGAGCCTGTGCAAAACATAACGTAACCAAAGTTATTTTTAGTTCTACAAGTAGTGTCTACGGAGAGGTCAATATCAATAATCTTCCTACTAAAGAAGATCATGCTAAAACTCCAGTTACTAGTTACGGCTCAAGTAAATGGGCTGTTGAATGTATGCTACGAGATGTAGACATAGCACATAATATTAGGTCAGTTAGCTTACGATATTTTAATGCCAGCGGTGCTAGTCCGGATGGTACGATCGGAGAATTTCGTAACAGACCCACGCATTTGATTCCTAGCATACAAAATGTATACGACGGAAAAAAGGATGCGTTTGATATTTACGGAGTAGACTATCCTACAAAGGATGGTAGTGCTGTTCGTGACTTTACTCACATATGGGACATTGCAGATGCACATTTAAAAGCATTGCAGTATCTTGATGCAGGCGGAAAAACTGATGCAGTTAACATAGGTGCAGGGTCCGGCAAGAGTGTCTTAGAGATGTTAATCGAATACCAAGACCAAAAAGACCAAGCAATCACTGTTAACATAACGCCAAGAAGGCCCGGCGATATCCCTATGAATTATGCAGACATTGCCAAGGCAAAAAGCATTCTCGATTGGGAGCCAAAAATGAGTAGTGCTAAAAAAATTATAGAAGATGCTATTCAATGGTATTCAAGTGACCTTTACAAAGAACTAGCGAGTAATTCATGATCGAAGTATTAATCATATTGGCATTGTTACAGATCAAGCATTGGTACATCGACTTTGTTAACCAAACAACTGAAGAAGTACAGCACAAAGGAATTTACCTTAATTGGTTAGGTGTTAAGCATAGTCTTAAACACGGAGTTGCTACTGCGGCTATCTTGTTCTTATTCACTCCAGTAAGTTGGGCAATCTTATTGGGGTTTATTGATTTCGTATTGCATTATCATATTGACTGGACTAAAATGAATAAAGGCAATAGAGACATCACCACTCCTCAGTTCTGGAATCATCTAGGACTTGACCAAATGGCCCACCAACTAGTTTACCTAGTAATTGTAGCAGTACTAATAGTATGAAAAAAGAATATAACATTAAAGACAGAGTTTGGATTCATTTAGGTGAACGTAAACTTGTAGAAGGTAGAGTGGTGGAAATTATTGACCTAGTACATTTAAAAGAAGGACATAGTTCCGATCGTGAACTATACATTATCGAACTTAAAACAGGAATTGACGACGTTTACGAAGTTAGAGATTACGATCAGATTAGTCCTGATGCTAGAGGTCCCATTAATTTGTTTAGGAATAGTAAAACTGATATCCTAAAGAATCAACGATACTTGAATAAAGTAGGCATTAAGATGCCAGTAGATGGACCAAATCCTCTTGAAGATATTGCCAATGAAATTAATAGTGAGCTTGCTAGAAATGACGAAGGTCCAACTATTGAAGAAATTCATGCAGCACTTGATAAGAGTTTAAAAGACACTGAGCACCAACCTCTAAATTTAAAAACAGATAAACCTAAGCGTAGATACTTTAAAAAGAAAAAATAATGAATAGTGATCCCTGGATTGGTGTCCTTGAGCAATTAGAGCCCAATTATCAAGACCTTAAGTATATGTCAGAACACGCACCTAAGATTAGACTAGTATTGCGTAAAGTTAATCTAGCATGGCGTGTGCGAATCGAAGAAGATTGGGAACACGTATCTGATGACGAACAGTATCTTTATTACACAGCAGATTACGGCAATTTAGATACAAGATGCGAATGGTCTGCTACTCAACTAAAAGATTGGAAGTTAGTTAATCGCCTTAGTTATCAAGAATGGAAGTTTTGGAAACGTGAAGACGCCGATAAATTTTTAACCATATTCAATTTAAAATGGTCATGTCAGTAAGATGTCAAGTTATTGAAGAAAACGGTACTAGCCGAGTAGTAGAAATACATAAAGTAGTAGTACACCGATTTATGATGGGTGATGTTGACGACCCAGACTTGTATGCGGCTCAGCCATTATGGGAATGGGAAAAAAGCGAAGCTGGACAATATGTAATGGAACACGCTATAGATAAACCAGAATGGCATAGGAACATTAGTCACTTGACAATGGGACACGAATATGCTATAATAGCTGAGTTAGAAAAGAAAAAACTGTCAGAATTTTATTTAAAGTTTGGAAAAGTAAATGCGTAATCACTATTGGACATGCTCAAAGTTTGCGGATTGGATCCGCGGCACAGCCAAACTCAAGGCTGGCACATCAGAAGAATGGGACGAATGGACTACTACTGCACAAATGCGACACAACTTCCGCTACTGGTTAGCAGAAGAAGGTTTAGATTACTTACAAAAAATTGTTTATTTTATTCCGGACAAACTACATGCTATCAAGTACTACATTAACAACCGTTGGGTTAGTCGGACTCATAGTCTTACCGCTCATCCCCGGGATATTAAGCCTGGCCAGTGGCAAGACGTGGGGAACCGCTTTCTGCCTTGCCTATTCAATGAGCTGGTTGATTTTGTTGAGATAGAATCAGCGTGGAGTCATATTGCTTGGGGCGACAAAGAAGCTCGTGCCAAATACAATCCTCCATTCTATGCAAGTGGTTGGTGGCGTTGGAGAACTTGGCGTTGTCCCCAAGCTGGCCTTGATCACCTTGACTGGGCCATGACATTGACCATGGGCTCAGACTGGGGTGTGGAAGAAGACAATCTAAACTTTGGCAAGCCCACTGGACAAGCTATCCGTGCCAAAGAGCTTAAAGAGCTTTATGTTTGGTGGACTGTAACCTATCGCAATCGTCCTGACCCCTACGATGTAAGTGGCTGGACAGAATACTGCGAAAAGTCTCGGTTACTTAACGATGGCAGACTCTTTGGCAGCAAGAAGACTCCCGAACTTGAAGAACTCAGCACACGTTCACATGAACTACTGCAAAAGATCGAAGCTGACTATACGGCTGAAGACGAAGCCATGATGATCCGTTTGATCAAGGCACGTGACAGTCTTTGGACATGATCCTAAGAATAATAACTATTGCAATAGTTCTAAGCATTCCTATATTGATTTTAGTCAATAATAGGTTGCCTAGAGTGCATTATTATAACTGCGAAATTGCAGAGTTTCATCCCGATTACCCGATTGCGGTTAAAGAAGAGTGCCGTAAGATTCGTTCAGATTCAAAACAAGTAACTATATGAAACCTAGTAAAAGTCCAGACCGACATACCTTTCAAAAAGAAGGATATGTCGAACGTATGAAAGAAAAAGGCGAAGAACCTAGTCAAGACTACTTGGACATGTTTCAAAAGATTTTAGAAGAAGCTGATCTAAAATGGCAAACTCCAGAGTCCAAGATTGATAACATGGAATACGATCTAGTAACCACTGATTGGATTTTGGCAAAAGTTCGTGCTAACAAATCATATGCCCAAAATCTTTATGCCGCAATCTGCAACAACGATTTCCAAAAGTTAGCAGTCATTCCTATCCTAACTGAAAAAACTTGGAGTGCCAGTTGGAGATCGGCTGGGGGCATTATTGCAGATATGCGTCAAGAGGGCGACTACATCGATTGGTATTGTTCGGGTATTCGAAACGACGGCAATTATGATCCAGAAATAAACATCAAGTTCCCAAACGGATATGTTCCGGAAAAGGTAGTTACTGATGAGATTCGAGAAGACCTAAAACGACTTGGTTGGATAGTCGTGGACCAAAATGATGAATTCTAATGAGCAAACCAATTGTATTAAATTTGGAGCAATGGCTCCGTCTGCATTCTCAACTGACTAAAGATACCCCTCCCAGTGTAATGCTTATTCGAGATAAGATGAAGTCTGTTTTAGGATTTACTGTTAGGAGACATGCAGTATGGAAAACGGATTCAGATTTTGGACACAAATACCTGAAAGAATCTATACACTTGGATTTTTACAACGAGCCAAAACGCACCATGTTTCTGCTGAAATATAGTGAATATTTGGACAAAACTGGTATTACCGACTCTTGACAAAGCCCCCAATTGGCTATATAATAATAACATACTGAAACACAAAGGAGCGACACATGGCAACAGTTGCAGGCATCAAGATCAAACCCAAAGTTAAAAAAGAAAAAATCACTAGCCAAAGCATTCGTGAGAATGCCAAACGTGACTATAGCCCAAAGTGGGACAATACCGCAGAGCTAACTGGCGAAGAATTTAATCGTCACTTCCGTGGTGCTATGGCCTACTACCGTTTGGAAAAGACTAATAAGGATCTTAAGCCAGCAGTTATCAACTGGATGGCAGCAAACGGCTACGACAAGTCAGACATCAAAGCATTTAAAGACACTAAGGACAGTCGTTGCGGTACAACTATGGGCAGTGTTGCCGCTTGCCTGCTTCGTGGTATGCCAGAAGTTCATGAAGACTTTAATCAAGGTCGAGACACTGCACAATGGTTGCGAAACGAAATTGCCAAGGTAATTGAGCAAGGTGCTGATGACGAAGTTGAAGATGACAAAGAAATAAAATCTGCAAAAATTACAGTAGCACAACCTACTATTCAAGATCGTATGCGTGAGGCTGCTGGCACAATGAGCGAAGAACTCGATGCCGCCATCGACAGCTGGATCTTAGACCCAGAAGCATTCAATCCCAAGGATATCAAGATTATTAATCTGTTGCGTAGTAAAGGTGCCAAGGCCGCCCACTCACGTTTTATTAAACAGTATTTTCAGCGAAACTTTGATGAACTAGCCGAACTGGCTAGTGGTAATGCCGATGAACAGTTGCGTGAAGCGTATAAGCACAACAGTCGAAAGAATGTTAAGAAACTGATTGAGTTCTACGAAATGATTATGGCTGCATGTGAACAGATTGCCGCCGAACAGAAAATTCTAAAGAAGCCACGTGCTAAGAAAGTTAAGCCAGCAGAAGAGCTAGTGGCAAAACTCAAATTTAAACCTATTGACGATAAACTAGGTGTAGTGTCAGTGCCGGCTGCGGGCTTGATCGGAGCACAGGCGGCAGTTATTTACAACAGCAAGACTCGAAAAATTGGTATCTATATTGCTAAGACATCAGCCGGGCTGAGTGTCAAAGGTACTAGTATTGCTGAGTTTACTGAAAAGAGCTTCCAGAAAACTCTGCGTAAGCCGGCAGATCAACTACGTGAGTTTAAAGAACAGAACACTCAGAGACGAGTTACAGATTGGTTTGGTAAGATTAAAGCTACCGAGACTATTATGAACGGGCGTATGAATGTGGACATTATGATTTTAAAGGTGTTTAAATGAATGTTGTAGAAACAGTTATGTGGAGGAAATACTCCATTGACTTAAACACTGGACCAGAGCTAGAATACATTAACATGGCTGTGGAGTTAACTAACAATCGATGTGTGACTATATGTAAAGAAGTTCAAGAAAGTTTTGAAATTAGCCCTCGATTAAAACCTGTAGTAGTACAAGTAATTGATGCGTGTACGACAAAAATTAAAGTAACTAAATGAAGAATATTATTTTAATAATGTGTCTTGCCTCTGCGGCAGTTGGATGTACTACAGTTCCTGAGTCATATTATCCAACAAAGGACACTAACTATCACACTAACGGAATTCCTATTGAGGAAAAGTATGTTTTTAAGGAAGTAAAAAATACTCCAAGGCCAACTGTTATCATTGCACACGGGTGTGACGGCACTCAAAATCAGTCCTATAAAGAATGGTTAGTACAAGTTAGTCGTTGGGGTTACAATGGAGTTATGGTAGATTCTTTTTTGCCAAGAGGTTTTTCTAACCTCTGTCATAGAGGATATGCAGTTAATCCCGAATTACGGGCATACGATATTGGCAAGTTAGTTGATTATATTAAAAAACAAACTTGGCATACTGGAAAAATAGCAGTAATAGGATTTAGCCACGGAGGCAGTACTGTGTTAAATCTAGCAAATAACGATCGGGTCAGCGGAGTAGATGCCGCAATAGCATATTATCCGAGCTGTTACAATAAGTATTTCAATTTTATAGGAAGAGATTGGTCAAGACCACAGTTTCCTGTGCAGATACATTTTGGAGATAAGGACACATGGACGCCGCCAGAATTATGTACAAATATAGAGAAATATGAATCACACATGTATAAAAATGCCACCCATGCGTTTGATATGAATTTTCCATCAAGAGTTGCATACGGATATTACATGGAGTATAATTCAGAAGCAGACAGGCTCTCAAGAAAACGAACAAAAGAATTTTTAGATAAAAATTTAGTTGCAAACAAATAAACAATCTGCTACAATAAACAAAGGAAAAATTATGCTAGTACCAATGGTAATCGAAAAAACAAGTTCGGGAGAACGTGCATTTGACATTTTTAGTCGACTGCTGAACGAACGAATTGTTTTCTTAAATGGTCCAGTTGATGACCATAGTGCCAATTTGATTGTGGCACAGATGCTGCATCTTGAAAGTCAAGATGCAGCCAAAGACATTCATTTTTACATTAACAGTCCTGGCGGAGTAGTCACCGCTGGACTTAGCATCTACGATGTTATGCAGTTTATCAAACCAGATGTCTGCACTTATGTTATGGGACAAGCCTGCTCTATGGGCTCTTTCCTTGCACAAGCAGGTGCCAGGGGTAAACGATTTGTACTTCCAGAGGCTCGAACAATGATCCATCGTGTTAGTTCAGGAACACGGGGCACAAGCGGATCAGTTCATGTACAAGATCTGCAATTTGAAGATGCTAAACGTAGTTTTGAAGAATCTAAACGAGTAAACGAACGGCTGACTCAGCTGTATGTCAAACACAATACTGCTGGGAAAACATACGAAGAAATGTTCGAAACTATGAAGTTTGACACATTTTTAAGTGCCGCAGAGGCTGTACAGCACGGTCTTGCTGATCAAGTAGTGGAAAATAGACCCGTATAATCGTTCCTAAACTGTAGAGCCCCTATGTGCTAAATACACAAAAGCACTTAGGGGCTTCTCACATTTACGGAACAACACCATGGTAAAGACATTTGATGCAGGTAATCTAGAAAATATTCCACGCGGCAGCTTATTAATTGTAGAAAACGATTTTAGCGGCGATGTTATTGATGGCGGAACAATTACCAATTTTGGTAGCACAGGTATTAAAGATCTTGCTACAAAACAGACGTTAGTTGTAGAAGATGATAAAATTACAGTACAGACACTGAATGTAAAGAACATCGAAGGTAACACTACATTCCGAGGGGATGTTAAAATCTATGGTGTACTAGATGCAGGATTTGTTCGTACTACAGAAATTATCACAAATCAGATTTATGAAAAGCAATATCTAGAGTTTGCACACGGAGAAAGCGGTACAAACGTAGGTACAGGATTGTTATGGCCAGGTGCCCCTTACAATAAACAATTGGTGTTGATGGCTGGTCCTGATCGATTCTTTAGTACAGAAAGCATCGAAATTGCCAAAGGCAGAAACTATCTTATTGGTGGTGCCAGTGTACTTACTAGCGAAAGCCTGGGCAGTAGCATTGTTAATTCCAGTTTAAAAACTGTAGGAACACTCCGTGACTTAAATGTAAGTGGTGCTGTAAACTTTAACGACTTTGTTTTTTACAACCCCATTGCTAATAGATTCAGCCTAGGACAAGATGCTCCTACTGCATTGTTTACAGTTTACGATTATCCAAATAATGTTGAAGTAGTTATTGATTCAGACGATCGAGGCCGTGGCCGCATCGGTACTCTGAATACCAAGGCACTGGACATTATTACAGATGACCAAGTTCGCGTAAGTATTGATGAACAGGGCCATATTACATTTGGACATGAACTCCGTGACAGCACAGTTATTCGTGCATACGGTAAACTGGCCATCAACGTGAAGAATCCAACTGAAGCATTTGAAGTTGGTGGGAATGTTCGAATTGGCGGAAAGCTACAGATGCGTGGAGTTGAACCTCCAACACAAGGTGCTTACCAACAAGGAGACATTGTATGGAATGACAATCCTCTACCACAGGGCTTCATTGGTTGGGTCTGTGTCAGATCTGGCACTCCGGGCACTTGGAAGAATTTTGGTGAAATTAGAGCTTAAACACTTGACAGAATAAATATCTGCCTATATAATAGTTACTAGCGGTCTTTAACGACTTTCACCCCGCTTTATAAATTCTGCATGTCGTCAAACTTGCTACCTTACAAAGGAGACTAGAGATGGCAAATCTACAACCCGTACAATATAAGTACACCTCGACAAAAGAGTATCACGATGCTTTTCCATGTGCATATCGCCAATGGAGAGCCGATAGTCACTGTAACCTAAATCACGGATACAGTTTTTCAATGAAGTTCTATTTTGGAACTAACGACCTAGACGTTCGTAATTGGGCGGCTGACTACGGTGGCTTAAAAGAACTTAAAAAAATCTTAGAAGATCAATTTGATCACACTACCCTAGTTAGTGCCGACGATCCAGAACTAGAATTCTATAAAGAGATGGAACGCCGTAAGTTAGCAAAGCTAACAATACTGCCAGCATTAGGTTGCGAAGCACTGAGCGATATGCTGTACAAGTATGTGAATGGTGTTTACATTCCAGACATGTGGGGTGACGGTGAAAGCAAACGTCTTTGGTGTTATCGTGTAGAAGTACGTGAAACCCAAAGTAACATGGCATTCCGTGAAGGTCATCGTGAATGGAATGAAGATCTATTTGCGTAAAGTATGGAGACTTTGGGCCAAGGCCCTAGGTGAAAAAATGGGCGATACTGATCGAGAAGCTGATCGTATTGCCCTTATTCGTACACTAATTGTATCTGTGTACATGATAACCAATTTGTTCATTATTGCTGGTGTTATTAGACATTGGTGATTGACAATGCTACATAAATCCTGTACAATAAGATATTACTAGAAAGGTGTTTATGTGGAATTCATTTCGTAATTGGTACATTTATAATCAAGATCAAATTACTTGGTTTATTATTGGATGGCTGACTTTTGCCGGCATTGATAGTATTGCTCGCGGTAACTACATTTGGGCACTTGTTAACTTTGCTCTTGTATACGTTAACTATAAATTTTCAAAGGTGAGAATGTGATTGACTTTGCAGGTACCTCTAACCCTGTGGAAACACAGTATCAAGTTATTAAAGACATCCTCTATCAAGGTGTTTGTGAAGTTGAGTTTACTAAAGTAAGTGGCGAGCTTCGAGTCATGAAGTGTACGCTTCATAAAGATTGGATGCCTAGTGAAGCAATTCGCGAACATCATCAAACCCGTCTGCTAGATTTAGAAACCGTTCCGGTTTTTGATACAGACAAACAAGAATGGCGTAGTTTCAAAACTATGCGTGTACTAACCGTTAAATTAATAGATCATGGAACAGAAACACTGGACACTTAATATAGAAGAAGATCCCGCAACAGGAGATGCTATCCTAATGTTCCCTCCAGAACTGCTAGAGAAGGCAGGATGGAAAGAAGGGGACACGATAGAGTGGATTGATCGTAAAGACGGTTCTTGGGAACTTAAAAAGAAAGAACCAACTCAATGGGTGCTAGTTGAATGTGTTAGCACATTTCGTGAACGCTATATGGTTGAAGTGCCAGTAGGTGTAGACCAGTACGGTAAAGATAAAACTCTATGGGCATTAGATACTGTAACAATGAACGAAGCTAAAGAATTTAGCCAAGAACATATCGGCGAACAAATTGTGTCTCATCGTGTTGTTACTAAGGAAGAAGCACTGGCGTTGTGCGATAAAGACAACGACTATGGTACTTCTTGGGATGAAGATACAAAAATCAAAAACTTTTTTACAACTTGGAAAGAACAAGTAAATGACTGATACTAGCCAGGTTGTTACTCTAGAGGGAGATCCGGAGCATCCTGGAAAATTAATGATGCCTTTCCCTCCTGATCTATTGGCTCAAATGGGGTGGGACTACGGTGATGTACTAGTTTGGAAAGATTATAACGACAGTGGTTTTTCACTTTCTAAGAAAGAATAAAATGGGTAAGATTGGGTTTGCATGTAAATGGATTGATAATCCTGCACAAATTGACGGTATTAAGCCTACAGACGATGCTAAACAATACAACACAGGTTCTACTACTGTGGCATGGCTCAAACGTCAAAGCCAACAGGTAGCAGAAGAAAAACTGTGGGACCTAATGAAAGGCAACATTGAAGCTGTACGCAAACTAGTAGAAAAAGTAGGCACACTTGATGAATCTCTCCGAATGGTACGTATTAGCAGTGATATACTTCCTGTCTATACCCAACCTGATTATAGCTACTTTTGGCGTCTACCAGACGTTCGTGCTTATGCGGAAAAGCACTTCGCCCAAGTGGGTGCTTTGGCTCGCACTAATAACGTTCGCTTGTCATTTCATCCTGGTCAGTTTACTGTGCTGGCTAGTGAAAATCCCGGCATTGTAGAACGTTCAATTGAGGAGTTTGAATATCATGTGGATATGGCCCGCTGGATGGGATTCGGTAAGACCTTCCAAGATCTTAAAATCAATGTTCACATCTCGGGTAAACGCGGCCCCGAAGGCATCATTGACGCATTGGGAAAGTTATCCCCAGAAGCAAGAAACTGCATCACAATCGAAAACGACGAAAACTGTTGGGGAATCGACTCAAGTATCGAACTCGCAAAACATTGTGCCCTCGTACTTGATATACACCACCACTGGATCCGTACAGGAGACTACATTCAAGCCACCGACGATAGATGTCAGCGTGTGATTGAATCGTGGCGTGGCGTTCGTCCTGTTATTCATTATTCAGTCAGCCGAGAAGATGTGTTAATAGGGCATTGTCCAATTACGTTACCTGATCATGCATTATTGCTAGAGAACGGCTACAAAAAACAGAAGATGCGAGCACACAGCAACTTCTATTGGAACAAGTCTGTTAATGATTGGGCATTGACTTTTAGAAAAGACTTTGACATTATGTGCGAGTCTAAAGCTAAAAACCTAGCTTCTAAAACACTGTACGATTACAGTTTAACCAATTAAAAAAGGGCTCTCGGAGCCCTTTTTTATTTTACCTTCTTTGCTTTAATTACTGCTACCTTTTTTGGTGCAGTTTTTTCTGCTTTAGGCTTTGTGGCTTTTGCCGGAGTTGCAACCACAGCTTTAGGAGCACGTGGTTTACGCGGCGTCTTAGCAGTTACCGGAGTAGTAGCGGTTGCAAAATCCATTGGTTCTAAATCTAATGCGACTGAAACCGGATCAACCTTAGCTTCTACTACTGGTTGCACTTCCTCAACTACCGGTTGTAGTACCACATCATTTGCATGTACAGGCTTTGTTTCTTCAACCTTGGGTGCTGCCGGTGTTTCAACTGGCTTGCCTAGGAAGAATTCTTTAATTGTTTTAAACATCGATATCTCCTTAAAAGTATTAACTCGATACTTTATTTACTATTACAGGAATTTCATTTAACACCCTTTGAGTAACTTAAAATAAATACTTGTAGAATACTACCTGCTGTTATTTTGACAGAATTTTACCAGAATAAATATGGTGTAGTACAGAGGAAATTATGCCACTAAATCAACAGATTATCAATATCGGTAGCGAACCAAACGATGGAACAGGCGACAGCGTCTATGCAGCTTTTCAGAAAGTTAACTCTAACTTTACAGACATCTATACATTGTTAGGTTTTGGTGCTGGATTCAGCTTTTTAAGACTAAAGGAAGCTCCTAGCACATTAAGACCCAATGCTATTTTACAAGTTAACGCAGAAGGTAATAAATTTCTTAATAAAATTTTAGTAGCTGGCACAGGTATTAACATTGACTTTGTTACAAGTTCAACTGAAATCAGGATCGTTAATACTGCATCTAGCCTATCAAGTGATAAGAATCCAACACTAGCAGCAGACATCAGCGGTGAGAATGCATTTAGTATCATTAACATGGATAACACAGGTCCACATGCAGATTGGGATGCAGTTAGTCGTAAGTGGGTTTATGAGAACTTTGTTAACCGTGACGGTATTACTAGATATGATAACACTAGTGTAAGTGAGAGCATATATGACGGAATGAGTACGATTCGGGATAATGTTGAATTATTAGTAAGTCCTACAAGTTCTACTCACATTGTTAACAAAGGATATGTTGACGAACTTGTTGACAACAGTGGTTTTGCAAGTCGCCAAAACTTCTTTGTTAGTTTAAGTGGTGACGATCATCAGTATTCTTTACCTAGCTATAAACGTGGGCGGGCCTTTGCCTATGCATTTAAAACTGTTAATCGTGCCGCAGAAGCAGCAGAACAATTTATTGCAGCAAGTCAAATTGTACTAGGACCGTACCAAAAAACTGTTTCGATGAGTAACGGCACAGCAAATCCTGTTGTTACTAACATAACCACTAGTACATTGCTAGACACTAGCTCTTTTGGTATCCGCTTAAGATTAACACTAGATCCAGCTAGTTTTAATATTGGATCAGATCCCTTTATTAATAAAAGTATTTTCCCAGGAAACTACATCATTGGTGCAAGCAGTGAAGCAGTAGGTCTAGTTGAAGCTATTACACTCGATGACGTGAATGGCTATGAATACTATGATATTACTCCAGTTGATTACGCTAAACCATATCGTATGGCAGTTGAACCAGAGCCGTTCAGCTATAATGCGTATGTAACCAGTGGTGGTGAAATTACCGAAGTAGCGTTCTTATTAGACGTAGCAGACAGCATTGACATTCCAGATTTTTGGATTGGTTACAAATTTGTCATCACTAATTCTAGTTACGGTGTCATAAGCTATGGATATATTTCTCGAATTATTCAAGAACTAGACGACGATCAAAACGTTAGAGACACTATTGTTGTTGAGTTTAGAGATGGTCTCGGATTACAAAATGGCGATGTTGTTGACTATGATAAGTGGCACGTCTATGCTGCCGACTTTGAATTAAACGAAGAGCTACAATGGGGCCAAAAACAGAACAAGAATCAATCTACTATTATGGTAGAGTCGGGTGAGCATAACGATCAATACCCAATTAAGGTTCCGGAAAACTGTTCTATCCGTGGTGATGAATTCCGCCGAAGTGTTATTAAACCTGCACCTTTAGAAGGTACAAGACTTCCAGGTATTAGTAGTTCTAAATGGGCTAATACATACTTCTTTAGAGATGCCCAAATTGACGGTATTATTGTAACACAATTAAACACTGCAACTGATTATGCAAGTGCAGCAGGTATTACTATCAGCTCAACTGATAATGACTCAGTTACACAAACTGTTACTGTTACTGTAGATGCAGGAGTTGTTAGCACCAATTGGATTGGAAAGATTTTCAAAACTACCGGTGCAGTTTCTGCACAAGGTGAAGTTCGAGCCGTAAGTAGCAATACTTTTGCAGTTTCTCTAGCACAGAACGAAGTTAATTTTGAAAAGAGTGCTTACAATTATACAGTAGGCAATACTATTGCTTACGGTGCATGGCATATATATGAACCGTTCAAATACGGATATCATTACCTAAGAGATGCTAGTCGTCCAGTTAACACATTAACTACTCAGACTAACAGTGGTGGTTATAATAATGCCGGTTCTATTCTACTAGACAACCGAGAATTTATCAAAGCAGAATGTATTGGCTTCCTAAATGCTACATACCCTAGTTTTGTATTTGATGAAGATAAATGTGCAAGAGACATCGGTATTATTGTTGATTCAATTGCATACGATTTAACTAACGGTGGAAATAATAGAACTATTAATGCAGGCGATAGCTATCGAAATGTTGCAGTAGTTAAAGGATCCCAACTAGCAGAGACTGTTGCGGCTATTAACTATATTAACACTATTGGTCAACGAATTATTAAGAATCAACAACCTGTTACTTCTTATCAAGCGGTCGAAGATCAAGTGTTCACTGACCCAGTTGGTGGTACACTAGTTAGTAGTGGGTCTGATTTAATCTTAGCAGACTTAGTGCAGGCCTGCTCACGCATTGTCAACAACGATCCTGATTTTAATCCTCCCAAGTATAACGATCAAATGGATGTGTTCTTGATGAACGATGCAACAATTAATCGATATATTAGTTGTCAAGGACACGGCGGCTTCATGAAAGTACTTGACCCAGACGGTCAAATTCTTGCCAAGTCCCCATATACTCAAACTGCTTCTAGCTTCTCTAAGAGCAAGAACAGGCACGTATTTGCAGGTGGTATGTTTATTGACGGATTCTCCGGCAATACTAAGATGACTCCTGCTAGCATTACTACTGCATCAGGAACAGGCTATCCAGTAAGAATTAATTCAGCATTGACTACTGGCAGCATTGGACGTCCGAGTGTTGTGCCTGGTGAAGGATATATTCGTCCCCAAGTGCCTTGCTTCTTTGTTCATAGCGGTGTTACATACGAAGTCAGCTTTGTTAGTAACTTTAATCCAACAAACGGTACAGGTAGTTTAAACTTAAATCCGTTACGTCCAGGTGGTATTGCCACTATTACTAATGCAGGAAACATTGCTACAGGATTTAAAGCTAACGCAGGAACAGTACCTGTAAGATTCAGTGCTCCGACACAGGCAGGTGGTCTAAATGCAACAGGTACTGCGGTGATTGGAGTTTCGGGTAATGTATCTAGTGTTTCTGTATCCTTCCCAGGATCAGGGTATACAAACGGATTATTCACGTTCGGAACTACTCAAGGTTGCCCAAATATTGTTATTGGTGGTGCTCGAATTAGTTGGACTAGAAATAGTTCAGGTGCAATTACTGGTTACGAAATTATCGACGGTGGTGTTGGATACGCAGTTGGCACAGTTATTAATTTCCCAAGTTCCGGTGGTACAAGTGCTGCCGCAACAGTGGCCAGTGTAGACGGCAATGGTACAATTACTGCAATTACTATTGGAACAGCAGGCAGCGGCTATAATTCAGATCCGGCAGTAACATTTGGTACTGGGTTAGCATATGTGGCCACAGTTAAACCTGGATTCATTGTTACCGCAGCACATCCTTTACCAAGCGAGATCACATTAATCACAGCTGGTAATAGAAGTATGTTGGCTAACGACTTCACACAGATCAACGACTTAGGCTACGGTATTTTTGCAACTAACGGCGGTTTAGTAGAAAACGTTTCCATGTTTACTTACTACTGCTATAGTGCGTACTATTCTTTAAATGGTGCTCAATGTCGTAGTATTGCTGGTTCTACTTCCTACGGTCTAAATGGTCTTAAGTCAGAGGGGAGCGATCCAACAGAGGTTCCAATTGCAGTTAGAAACAAACGTTCTACTAGCCAGATTGCCACAATTACCGCAGCAGGCACATACACAAACAAAGCTGAAGATGCAACCTTGTATGTAACTGGGTTGTCTTATGCACCTATTGCACAAAGTCAACTTGAAGTTAACCATAGTGGAACTGTTGTCCTTTATAATGTCAAGAGTGCAGTACAAGATACATTTGATAGTACCGTGTATTCTCTATCATTAGATGACGGGCAAGGACAGGGACTAAGGGCAGCTATTGCAAACGGTGAGAAAGCCACGTTACGCATATACTACAATCAAGAATTATTAGATGTAAATGCAGCAACATTAAGCCGTCCTAGTACTGTATTGACTTTAGACGAAGATCCAACATACGTATATCGTGTATTAAAATATTCAGACCTTGGCGGAGATACTGCACTTGCAGAAAGTGATACTCCTTACAACTATATTAACCTAACTCCGTGGACTGAGAGTAACGGTTTATACAGACAAGGCTTAGGCAAATTAACAATTACCAGCGGCGGTGCTGGATTTGGTTCGACTACCACAAACTATACTGCAACAATTCCTGCACCAAGTACCGCAGGAACTGCATCAGTTAATGGCACTGCAACAGATACTGATTTAATTACTATCAGTGGTGCAAGCGGCACTATAATGATAGGTAGTCGTGTAACTTTAACATCTGGTGGTGCTGATCCTAACGGTGCTGCAACTTATGTAACTTGGGTTAATTCTAGTTCTACACAGATTAGAGTTGACCGAACATGGACATGGCCTAACAGTACTGGCCTAACATTCTCCGGAACACAGGCAGTTGGTTACGGCAAGGCTAACAGCAGTGGACAAATTTTTAAAGTTATTTTAACTAATCAGGGTGCAGGCTACGCCGGAACCAGTGTTAGTAATATCACGATTACTGGAGGATCTGCCACAGCTACTGTAACAGCTTACCCAGATGGCGAAACTGGTAATAACAGGATCAAAGTTGTAGACCTTGACGCAGATGATCAGGCAAGGATAGGTGCGGGATTAACTGCAAGTACTCCTTACTATTATATATTTGGTCATGCAGGTAATTTGTATAAAATTACAGATTATATTAACAGCGACGAAACTTATAATGAATGGGGAGAAATTGTTGTTGAGAGAGTTAGTGATGGTGCTACATTACAACATCAAGTTTTGGCTACAGCATTAAAAGCAGGTATTACATCTAATCAACCGGGTGATATTACTGTACGTATTTCTACAATGCGTGTTACCGGACACGACATGTTGAACGTAGGTACAGGAGGCTATGCTGACAGTAAGTATCCAAACGATTTATACGGCCCTCCAAGCAATCCTCCAGACTCGGCATTAGAAACTCAAGAGGTAGGAAAAGGTCGTGTATACTATGCCACTACTGACCAAGACGGTAACTTTAAAGTTGGTAAGTTCTTCAGCGTAGACCAAGGTCGCGGTACTGTGAGTATCAGTGCTCCGATTAGTTTAACTAACGTTGATGGCATTAGCTTTAAACGTGGGCAGACTCTTGTACAGGTGTTTAGCGTAGACGGTACGTTAGGCGGCAACAGTAATAACAGCGTTCCAACTGAACGTGCTATACAAACATATGTTAATAGTAGATTAGGCCTAAACAGAAACAATACTACCGCAGGTGTCAGTCCAATCGGTAATGGATTCTTAGATCGTGGCGGCGTTTTAGAAATGCTCGATACTATCAAGATGGGCGACAACCGTATTGTTAATATGGCCGATCCAGCAGCTGATAAAGATGCTGTTAACAGACAATGGGCTAACCTAAACTATATCAATACCAGTGGCGACACTATGGTAGGTACGTTAGTTACTCAAAAGTTAGAACCTAGTGCTAACTTAACATACGACATTGGTGAAAATGGCAAGCGATACGTTAATGTCTATGCGAACAGATTCCAAGGTACTGCAACTACTGCACAGAGCTTAGATGCTGCGGTAACTATTCAACTTAGCGGTGATGTTACTGGTAGTGCTAGTTTCTCTGGTGCAGGTGGTATCAACATTGTGACTACTATATCAAACAATAGTGTTGCATTAGGTACTGATACAACTGGAGATTATGTATCTACTGGTGCAACTAGCGGATATGGTCTAAGCGGTAGCACAACAGGAGAAACTCAAACATTCACCGTTACTTCAAACGGTACAAGTTCTAATAGTGCAAGTACACTGGTCTTTAGAGACGGTAGTGGCAATTTTAGTGCAGGGACCGTTACTGCAACATTTAGCGGTAACATAACCGGTACTCCGACTGTTCCGAGCATCACAAAGAGCGGCACTAACGGAACTGGCGACATTGGTCAAAGTGATAACTTGTTTGGAACAGTTTATGGCACTGCTTACTATGCAAAATACGGTGACTTGGCAGAAAAATATTTGCCAGATGCACATTATGAGCCAGGTACTGTTGTAGTATTTGGCGGTGCAAAAGAAGTTACTGCTGCGGTAGAATTCATGGACCGCAGGATCGCCGGCGTGGTTGCAACTAATCCGGCGTTCAAAATGAATGCCGAACTAGAAGGTGGCGTCTTTATTGCACTTACTGGTCGTGTTCCATGTAAAGTTGTAGGTAAAGTACGCAAAGGCGATATGTTAATTTCTAGTGGTGCTCCGGGTGTTGCAACTGCTGAAAAGAATCCTGCAATGGGTTCAGTAATTGGCAAAGCATTAGAAGATTATGATAGTCAAACAATTGGCGTCATTGAAGTTGTAGTAGGGAGAATTTAATGGCATTACAATACATCAACACTGGAACAAGTGCAAACAAAGGAGACGGTGATAGTCTCCGAGTAGCATTCCACAAAATTAATCAAAACTTTTCACAAGTTCAAAGTTCCAGTACGTCATCTGTTGTTATCAGCGATAGTGGTGAAGTGCCTGCAATTGAACTACAATCATTTGGTGGCACATTTACCTTACCGGGCGACAACTCTACGGCTGTGCAACTTTTTGAATTTGATAAAAGAATATATAGAGGTGCTAGCATAGATATTCTAGCAGAGAACCAAACTACTGATACACAGGATTCCGGAAGTAGCTATATGGTAACCTGGAATAGCACTACCAGTCATGTGTTAGGTACAGGAATTGTGAGCTTATTTGAAAACGGTAGCACCAATAATGCCAACTGGGACATTGTAGATACATCAATCTATGACAATCGAGTGAGAGTACAGGCCTATAATGTTTCCGGACTAACTGCTACTAATGTAATTTCTTGGCGTGCTCAAGTAAGTTTGTTTAGGTTATAATATGACAGCACCAGTATGGATTACCAATGCGGGGTTCCTGGGCACGTTAACAGAACGAACTGCTATTAATATACCATTTTCAGTTGAAGGCACTGGATCTACATTCAGTGTTATAAGCGGGAAGCTTCCGGACGGAATGGTTTTACAATTAGTAACTACTGCTACGTCGACTACTACAACTGGGTTTATTATTGGAAACCCTATGAGCGTGCCTTCTACAATTAGAAGTCAATTTGTAGTTCGTGCAAAAAATGCACAGGGTGTAGCTGACCGTACGTTTTCAGTAGATGTAACTAGCAATCAAGATCCAGTATGGGTAACTCCTAGCGGATTCCTAGCAGTAGGAACCAGTGGTGAGTGTTTTGCAGTAAACGAACATATTGTAGATTATCAATTGTCTGCTGTAGCTAATGTCTTGTTTGAAAATATGAAACTAAGATATTACATTGCAGACGGAGACGGGCAACTACCCAAAGGGATTAAATTAACTGAAGACGGTAGATTAACTGGCGTTATTGATGAAATAACTGTGCAAGAAGAGCCGGTTGGAGTTTCAGGCAACGGATACGACACTGAAAAATATGACCGTTATCCGTATGATAGTGCTTTCATTATTGAAAATAAAACTAATCGTCCAAAATACATTAAGAAAATTTATCAATTCTATGTAACTGCCACTGACAGTTTTAATAGCAGTCGTAAATTATTTAAATTGCAAGTTGTTGATGTAAACAGCTTACGTGCAGACACTGGGTATATTTCAGCAGATGCAAGATGTTTTCAAGCAGGCGACAGTTACTTGTATGCACCTGCTTGGCTAAGTCCGGCGAACTTGGGTATTCGTCGTGCCGCGAACTATCAAATTGTTAGAATACAAACATATGATCCGCACCCTGAACTAGGTGCAGTTAATTGGATCTGGGATAATATTAGTGTAAATCCGGAAGTACGAGCTATTGCTGATACTCAGTACAATACAGGACCAAGTGGCTTACCTGTAACTGTAAGAGGTGTAGTTGATACGTTTGCTGAGTTACCGTTAGTTAATACCATCGGTGATTTGTACAATGTAGTAGATGAAACTGTTAGCTATGTGTGGAACGGAACGGATTGGGAAAGTGCAGACTTCTTACCTAAGTATAACCGTGCTGGTATGAGTGAGGTGCATTTAAAGAGCTTGTCTAGCTTGCCTCAAGTTGGACAATTGCTTAGATTGGACACATATGTGCCCGATGCAATATACGATACTACTTATACAATCAGTTCAGTGACAGGAACTACTTCAACTTGTGTAGTTGGTATTAAACATAGTCCAGTACTTGTAGGCGATACGGTAGTATATGACACTACACTAAGAGACGACATTCCAGATAATACTATTCTATTCGTTGGAAGTGAGAGTCAAAAGCCGCCCGGATTTAATTTAAATGAAACGTCTGGAGACCTATACGGACAAATTCCGTACATACCTGCATATAGTGAAGATTACAAATTTACTATTAGGATGATTAAAACTGATCCTAAGACCGGAGATCAAAGTAAAAGCGATAGAGTATTTCAATTAAGACTACAAGGCAGTGTAAACACTGATTTACAATGGATTACTACCTCTACCGTAGGAACAATTGCAGCAGGATATCAAAGTGAGCTATCAGTAGTAGCACAACATGAAAATTTACCCGACTTAGGAATTCAATACAGATTTGTACAAGGTGAATTACCTGCAGGTTTAGAATTTAAGAATGACGGAAGTATTGTGGGGAAAATTCCTTATGGTGGAACTACTGAAGTTGATTACTACCAACCTACAGAATTTACCATCGATGGTGGCGGAACTACATTTGACCGTGCATATACGTTTACAGTAGAAGCTACTAATGCCTATCGACTGGCAACAATTGATCAAGAGTTTACAATTCTTATTGGAGACAACGATCCAACTCCGTTTAGCAGCGTGTACATGAGACCGTTCATGGCACGACATAGAAGAAAAGTCTATAGAGATTTTATTAACAATAGAGATGTATTCGATCCAAAGGTATTATACCGACCATCGGATCCAGCATTCGGGCTACAAAAAGATATTCGAATGACTTTAGAGTACGGCATTGAGCGATTAAACTTAGCTGAATACGTTTTAGGGCTACAGAATTATTTCTACAATAAGAGATTCTATTTTGGAGATGTCAAGACAATTCCTGCAGAAGACGCTCAAGGAAATTATGTTTACGACTTTGTCTACGTTGACATTATTGACAGCCAAAGTAATACATTAGGGAAAAGTCCGGATAATATCAGTTTCTTGATTAATCAGGGACTGGTTAATTTATACAGTAATAGCGTTGAAAACTGGCAAAAGAGTCTAGAAAGCGTTCAAATATACGGCGAAACTATTAAAGTAGACGAATATTTACGTCCTAGATTTATGAGTACTATTCAACAGGCAACTGGAGCACCTTTAGGATTTATTAAAGCGATGCCAATTTGTTATGCATTACCCGGCGAAGGCTATAAAATTAAAAGAAAGATTGAGCTTAATGGATTTGACTTTAAGTTAATTGATTTCGAAGTTGATAGATTAATTATTGATCAAACACTAGATTACAGTGGCGATAAATATCTCAAGTTCCCAATTAAGAATGTTGATGATGTACAACCATTAAATGTGCTGGCTGGTCCAGACGGTATCATTATTACTGACTCTGATGGAAACGCACTACTAGTTGAATAAAAGATGAGCACAATAAGTAATTTACCACCGTTAAACACACTAACCAATGCTGTTCTGATACCAGTAGCGGATACTTCTACCAGACAAACATACTATGTAACTGTAGAAACATTAGGAACATTTTTTAGTAGAGAAACTGCGGTAGGTGCTAGCGGAGCCACTGGACCGATTGGTCTACGAGGTGCCACAGGCAGCGGATCAACTGGTGCTACGGGGCAAGGTGGTTCAACTGGATCTACTGGTCCAAAAGGTGATATTGGCTATCCCGGAGGAACTGGTGCTACTGGTCCGCAAGGTATCCCAGGTACTGCTGCATTTATGGGTGCAACTGGTGCAACCGGAAGTCAAGGGCCTGCTGGTAGTGCAGGTGCTACAGGTAGTGCAGGTGCTACTGGTAGCGGTGCTACTGGTTCTACAGGTGCCCAAGGTGCAACCGGTGAACAAGGTGCAACCGGTCTCCAGGGTATTCCCGGAATAGCAGCATTCCAAGGCGGTACTGGTTCCACTGGTCAACAAGGTATTCCCGGCCAAGGCGGTACAGGTGCAACTGGTGCTCAAGGATCAACAGGTTCTACAGGACCCCAAGGTGCTACTGGTATTGCTGGAACATTTGCAGGTCAAGGCGGTACGGGTTCAACTGGACCAATTGGTTCAACTGGTGCTACAGGCGAAGGTGCTACAGGTGCAACAGGGGAAATTGGTCAGCCATTTGTTATTGATGCTGTAGGGTATTGGCCAACTCCGTACGACGAACGAAGTCAATATGATGATCGTCCGTTTGGTTTTGCATTTTTAGAACTAGGTACCGGAACATTATACATTAAACAAAACGGAGATGGTAACTGGAGTGCAGGTGCACCATTTGGCGGTGCAGGTGCAACTGGTGCTACTGGACAAGGAACTACAGGTGCAACTGGTATAGGCAGTCCGGGTGCTACTGGACCAGTTGGCGGAACTGGGGCTACTGGCAATTTTGGTGCAACTGGTGCTACTGGCATTCAAGGACCGACTGGCGACTTAGGTACAACAGGTGCAACTGGTCCGTTAGGATCAACAGGTGCTACAGGTAACTTTGGTGCTACTGGTGCTACCGGACTCCGAGGTGCTACAGGTGCAACTGGTCCGCAAGGATCAACTGGATTAGGTGCTACAGGTGCAACCGGAGCAGACGGTGCTACCGGTCCAGACGGTGCTACTGGTTCAACTGGACCAATTGGCGGTGACGGTGCTACCGGTGCAACTGGTATTCAAGGCGAGTTAGGCTCAACTGGTGCTACAGGCATTGGTTCAACTGGTGCCACAGGTGCTACTGGTAACCAAGGAGAGCCGGGTGCTACAGGTGCTACAGGACAAGGTGCTACAGGTGCAACAGGTGCCATTGGAGCAACAGGTGCAACAGGTGCTACTGGATTACAAGGCAGCACAGGTGCAACTGGCCCGTTAGGAACTACAGGTGCAACCGGTGCAACCGGTGCTACTGGTCCTGCAGGTGCTACTGGTTCAGAAGGTCCAAGTATACCGGGAACTACAGGTGCGACAGGTGCGACAGGGCCGGCTGGGGCTACCGGAGCAGTCGGTTTACAAGGCAGTGAAGGAGCATCTGGTGCTACTGGTGCAACTGGTCCTCAAGGCAAATATATTACCACTGCTACATTAACTTCTAGCAATACAATAATTGAATTTACATTAAGCGATGCTTCCGTAATAAGTGTTGGTCCAATAACCGGTGCTACTGGTCCTAGTGGGGCTACAGGTGCAACTGGAGCAGAAGGTGTAATGGGTGCTACTGGTGCTACTGGAATAGGATCAACAGGTGCGACCGGAGCAACTGGTGCAACTGGATCAATGGGAGCAACTGGTCCACAAGGAGATATCGGACTTCCAGGAAGTACAGGATCAACTGGTTTGTGGGGGTCTACTGGGCCTGCTGGATATGATGGTGCCACAGGTGCCACAGGTGCTCAAGGATCATCGGGTGCAACTGGTGCTCAAGGATCAACTGGTGCCACTGGATTAACTGGTGCTACTGGTTCGAGTAATGCACAGGCCGCAGCTTTAGAAATTGTGCCTTATGCAGGCGGATTTACATACTATGCTAAAGGATATGAAGATAATATTACTGCTACTATTGTTGCAAGAGATGACCTAGGTGATATTAGAGGATCGTTCTTTAGAGGAACTGCTACTGTTGCAGTGTATGCTGACTTGGCAGAAAAATATCTAACAGACCGAGAATACTCAGTCGGTACTGTGATGACAGTTGGTGGCATTGCAGAAGTTACCGCGGTAACAACTAGTGACTGTTATGTTATCGGTGTAGTCTCCGGTAAGCCTGCATATATGATGAATAGTGAATTAGAAGGCGGAACATATATTGCGTTAACTGGTCGTGTACCAGTTAAAGTAGAAGGGTACGTGTTAAAAGGCGAACCTATTTGGCCGTACATGGATGGCAAAGGCAGTACAACTAGCAATGGCCGACAACCATTTGCATTTGCATTAGAAAACGGTTCAGGCATTGTGGAGTGTTTAGTTAAATGAGTACCATTAGTAATCTACCCGTTATTGGTTCAATAACAACGGCAACTAGTATGCCTGTTGCTGACGGCAACCTAACTAAACAGATGACTGTAGGGCAGTTAGGCGAATTCATTAATAATGAATTAGTCACATTCAATGTGTCAACGGCAACTACTAGCACTATTGGCGGAATTAAAATTGGCGATGGTTTAAATATTGACCAAGAAGGATTTTTAAATGTAACAACTGTTGCTACTACTGCAACTACTTCTACTCTAGGAACAATTATAGTAGGCGACGGTTTAGAAATTGTTGAAGGTGTAGTCAATGTAGTTTCAATGGGTGCAACTGGTGCTCGGGGTGCAACTGGCACTAGAGGATCGACTGGTGCAACTGGTCCTAGACTGACCGCAGTAATTTCAACTTCAAGACCATCGGTGGCAGCGGCTGGGGACATGTGGCTTGATACTCAAGAAACAGGACAACTGTTTACTTACAACGGTTCTGTTTGGGTATCAGCAAGTCCTGGTGGTGCTGTTGGAGAAACGGGAGCAACTGGTTCAGTCGGTGCTACGGGTGCAACTGGGTATCAGGGTGCCACCGGTGCTACCGGATTTACTGGCGGGCCAGGTGCTACAGGCTTAACCGGTGCAACTGGTGCCCAAGGCATTCCTGGCACATTTGCAGGTCAAGGGTCTACTGGTGCAAGCGGATTGCCGGGCGTAGACGGTGCAACTGGTGCAACTGGTAGTGGTAGCACAGGTGCAACCGGAGTTGGTTTCATTCCTTTGTATTCTCAAACTACTGCAACTATCAGTTTAAACACTGTAACTTTCGTAACTCATTTATCGTCTAGTACTGTAGCGTATACAGTAAGTTCTAGAGTAAGGGCTACTGCGGACGCTGATATTTTATCAAACTTTGACGGCATTGTTGAAAGTTTTATTGGAGATCAGCTCACTATTAGACCGTTAACTAGCTTTGGTGCAGGAACATTCCAAGCATGGACTATAACATTAGTCGGCGGACAAGGTGCTAGAGGTTCTACAGGACCGGATGGTGCTACCGGAGCAACGGGTATTGGATCTACTGGTGCTACCGGTGCTACTGGACCTCAAGGTGCTACTGGTGCAGGTGCTACAGGTGCTCAGGGAGAAATTGGATCTACTGGTGCTACCGGTGCTACTGGACTTCAAGGGGCAACAGGTAGTGGTAGTACAGGTGCTACAGGAAATATTGGATCAACTGGTGCTACAGGTGCTACAGGTGCAACTGGGCCAGTTGGTTCAACAGGTGCTACAGGTGCTACAGGTGCTACTGGTCCTCAAGGTGCTACTGGGCCCCAAGGCATTCCTGGAACGTTTGCAGGTCAAGGAGCAACAGGTGCTCAGGGAGAAATTGGATCTACTGGTGCAACTGGATTGCAAGGCGGCACAGGTTCTACTGGACCTCAAGGATCTGAAGGAAATATTGGTGCTACTGGTGCTCAGGGATCAACTGGTGCAACCGGAGCAGGTGCAACTGGAGCGACAGGTGCTATTGGAGCAACAGGTGCTACTGGTGCTACTGGTCCAGCAGGTGCTACAGGATCTGGTGCTACAGGTGCAACCGGTGCACAGGGTGCTACAGGCCCACAGGGACAAAACGGTGCCACCGGTCAAGGTGCTTCAGGTTCAACTGGACCGCAAGGTGATCAAGGATCAACAGGAGCAACCGGATTAACAGGTTCAACTGGTCTGGGTGCCACAGGTTCAACTGGTGCAACTGGATTCATCGGTGCTACAGGTGCCGTTGGTGAGTTCGGTAGTACAGGTGCTACAGGTATTCAAGGCACTACCGGAGCGTTTGGAGCAACAGGTGCTACAGGACCGACTGGAACTAGAGGATCAACAGGGGCTACTGGCCCAGCAGGTGCTACTGGTAGTGGTTCTACCGGTGCTACAGGTGCAGCCGGACAGTTTGGGTCTACTGGGGCTACAGGGCAATGGGGATCTACTGGTGCTACTGGTCTATGGGGATCTACTGGTGCCACTGGTCCAACAGGATCAACTGGACCTGGATACCTACAACTAATTTCTACATCAACTACCTTAGTTATAACTACCAGTACTTCGACTTTTGTATTTCAAGTTGATAAAGCATACGGAACTAATGCGTATACAACATCAACTCGTGTTCGTGCAGTGGCATTTACCAGTACTGCATTTAGCACAGTTATTGACGGCTACGTTGAATGGTATACTGGCACTAATATAGGTATTGCTCCATATACCATTAACGGGCCGGGAACATTTAAAGATTGGTCTATTAGTCTTACTGGTGCAAGAGGATTTCAAGGATTTACAGGTGCCACTGGTCCTGCTGGTGCAACAGGTGCAATTGCAAATCCATTAAGTAGCGTCTTTACAATTACAAATACTACCAGTGCAACTTCAACAAACTCTGGTGCTCTACAAGTTGTAGGTGGTGCTGGCATTGGCGGAAACTTACATGTTGGCGGAAATATTTCAGTCAATAATAGTCAGGCTGTAAACGGCCCTGCATTCTCAGTTTATCCAGACTCGGGAGTAACGCAGACAATTACTTCTGGAACACAACAAAAAGTGTTGTTCCAACTTGAAGATTTTGACACTAATGGAAATTTTGCCAGTTCAAGATTTACGCCCACTGTTGCAGGTTATTATCAACTAAATGCCGCAGTTCGCATAAGCGGTACTATGGGTACTGGTGAAAGCATGTTAGTTATTTGGAAAAATGGATCAGAGTATAAGCGTGGTTGGAATGCAAGTGGCACAGAAGTAGGTGCTAGTTTCTTTAGCATGGGCGTAAGCACTATAGCTTATGCTAACGGAACTGGAGATTATTTTGAAGTCTATATTCAACAGACTAGCGGCAGCAGTAAAGATATTACCGTTGCTGGCGGAAACATTACATGGTTTAACGGCTGCATGATGCGTGGTGCGTAATTAGAAATATAGGAATACACAATGGCAATTCAATTTCCATCAAGCCCGATAGCTGGTCAAGTTTACACTTACAACGGCAGTCTTTGGGTTTATAACAGCACATCAACAGCATGGGTTGCAGGCCCATTACCTAGAGGTGCCACAGGTGCAACTGGTATGCCGGGTGCCACAGGTCCTAGAGGATTAGACGGAACTGTAGCGTTTGCAGGTGCTACTGGTGCAACTGGGCAAAGTGGATCAACAGGACCGGGTGGTGCTACCGGATTGCAAGGAATCCCCGGAACTGCGGCAGCACAGGGCAGCACAGGTGCTACTGGCCCTCAAGGGGCAACCGGACCACAAGGAGCTACTGGTCAAGGTGCCACAGGTGCTACGGGTGCAATTGGTTCGTCCGGTGCTACTGGTACTGGCAATGACGGTTCTACTGGTGCTACTGGTCTAAGAGGGGCAACAGGTGCTACTGGTATTACTGGTGCAACGGGTCAAATAGGCCTAACTGGCTCAACTGGACTAACTGGTGCAACAGGTAATCTAGGAGCAACTGGGGCTGTTACAGTAGTGGGCAATACTTACACTGTGCAGACTCTTTACATCTCAACGCTAACTGTTACCGGAGTAAGCACTGCTGCAACTATTCAATCAGGCAACGATCTTAATTTACGGGCTGCTGGACAAATTACTGTTAACAGTCCTTTTGTATTAACTACTGCAACTACTGCACAATTATCTGCGTTAGGTGCAATTACACGACAAGGTGCAATACTTTATGTAGTAGATGCTGCGGGCGGTGGGCAACCTTGTTTCTATGACGGAGCCAATTGGAGACTATTCACTGATAGAACAGTGATATCGTAAGGAATGTCAATGTTACGAAAATATTATGTCGTAGTTGAAAATCCAAATGACAAGCCCGGCGTTCATGCAGATTTGACTACGGATTATTCAGACGAAGCCATTCCAGAACGTGCCGTAGAAATCATTAACCCAATGCTGCACAGTGAGCACAATTCTACTGTGATGCTAACTGACGAAGAAGCGGCGGCACTGATGTCCGATCTTAGGATCAAAGAAGTTCATAGAGATCCTGTTGAAATGGGCGTTAAGAAAAGAACAACAGGTATTAGAACTGGTGTTTTTAACAAATCAGTTGAGCCTTTTCAGACTTCAAAAAATTGGGGTTTGATTAGATGCCTAAGCACAGTGACTAATTTTCCAACAGGGTTTGGGTCTAGTACTGGTCCATTTACTTTTAATCTAAATGGTTCAGGAGTTGATATAATTATTATCGATACAGGTGTCGAGCCTAACCATCCAGAATTTGCAGTTAATGCAGACGGTACTGGAGGTAGCAGAGTTGTAGATTACGACTGGACACAGCACGGAATTATTACATCTGCACCCACAGGCGGGTTCTTAGGGGACTGCGATGGACATGGCAGCAACTGTGCCAGCATTGCGGCAGGCAATACACAGGGTTGGGCACCGGGTGCAAATATCTATAGTCTACGTTCAGTTGGTTCAGGTGCGGCAACAGAATACGATATAACAGATGGCAGAGAATTAGGACTGTTAGATGACTTTGAAGTTTGGCAAACTATCAGAGCATTTCATGTAGCTAAGTCTGTAGATCCCACAACTGGTTACAAGAGACCTACTATTGTTAATTGCAGTTTTGGTTTCTTTTATAGCTACACAAGAGTAACAGGTATTAGATATCGTAGTACTAACTATGCCGTATCAACTACTACTGCGGCATACGGAACTATCGGAATTCCCGAAGGTGGCATAGGTGTACACGGATATTTCTATCCTGCATTAAATGCTGAAATAGAAAGTTGTATCAATGCCGGAGTTATTGTAGTAGCTGCTGCCGGTAACGATCGTCATAAAATTGATGTCAGCGGTGGTCTCGATTATAACAACTATTGGACTGAATATACGGGCTTTACTTATTATTACCATAGAGGATCAACTCCTGCAGGTACTAATGGAGTAATCTGTGTCGGTGCAATTGCAGCCTATGCAACTGCTGCGGTTAATCCCGAACATAAACGAGATTTTAGCTGCACAGGACCCGGGGTAGATATATGGGCCCCAGGAGATTATATTATGGGTGCATATGCAAATAGTGCATATGCATATCCTGCGGTAGCGGATCCTAGAAATTCTAATTACTATCTAAATGCCGTATCCGGAACCAGTCAAGCATGTCCACAGGTAGTGGGTGTATTGGCCAATGTGTTACAGGCAAGACCACAGATGACTCAACAACAGTGTTTAAATTGGACAACTTCTACAGGCAGCACATGGAAAGTTAACGAAAGTTATTACGGCGGTTCTGGCTACACTAACTGGGGCAGCTTACAAGGTGGCTCAGCTAAAGCATTGTATCAGGTTTTTAATTCTGCAACACCCCTCACAATCTTCGGATAAATATCTACTGTTCTTAGAGAGAAACATATGTCAAGCACCGTAACCAATTTTAGTAACAATATCAATGTTTTATATCCTGTGCCAGGAGTAGATAACGATACTCAGGGATTTCGAGATAACTTTGCCAGCATCAAAAATGCACTGCAATCTGCGGCCCAAGAATTAACTCAACTAGAATTAACTTCTGTAAAACTAAACGATGTAAATGACTACGGATACGAAGGCAGCATATATCGAGGAGTGCTCAAAGCAACAGGTATTGCAGGAACAGTTATTGATGACATATCATCAAGTACTCAAATAAACTATCAACTAGGTGGATATCATAAAGTTACTGTAGACGGTGCTGCAACCTTAACAGTGATCAACTGGCCATCTGATAGCAACATATATTCAACAGTAAGGTTTGAAATCTTAAACGCAACTACGTTAACAGGAACTATCAGTTTTACACAAGGTAGTAATGTGTTAAAGAAGGAAGCAAGTTTAACATTACCGCACGTTTTAGGAACTAATACAGAAGTATCTCACATATTTGAAATGTCAACTGCTGATGCAGGAGACACTGTATTCATAAAGTTTATCGGCACATATACTAATGTTTAACCCGTTGCTGGCAAATCCTGCTGATTTAAAAGATGCAGAACTAGAACAAAGAATTTTAGATCTCTCTAGAAAGTACGGTATTGCAGCAAGAACAGGAATGAATCAGGTATTACCACAAATTATTGTTGTGCTTAATACCTATAGAGAAGAAATGGCCAAACGGAATCAAGCAGCATTACAGGGTGCAACTAAGAAGAATAATGGCAATATTGACGACTTGATTAACGTAGATTAATATGTTAAACTTGTTAAATGAGATCTGACAACTACGGACAGTTAATATTAAACACAGACGATGCATTTAAGGCATTGTATTCTGGTAAAATCAAAAGTCTTGATAAGATTTTATTTGACGATACCGCAGAAATTAAACAATTCAATGCTGCCGTCAAGGAAAACTTTGAACATACTGCCCTTTTAAAGATTTACCAACAACCTGCAGATGTTGATTCTGTAGAGCTATTTGACAAAACTAATCAAAGTAATTGGTTTATGCCCGACAATTACTGCCCGGATTTGATACAACAAATTTACGGAATGTGCAAAACTGACGAACAAAGAGATAGAGTAAGTTCAGAACTAGAACTGTTTATTCAGCATGGCATGCTGGACCTATTGTATTACCTTAAATACTTGGTAGACACTATGCGTGAACATCAACTAATTTGGGGTGTAGGCAGAGGCAGTAGTGTGGCCAGTTATGTGCTGTACCTAATAGGTATCCATAAAGTAGATAGTATCAAATACAAACTCGATATACATGAGTTTTTAAAATAAGGAGTCAAAAATGACACGTAAAGTATATAGAACAATGAAGGGCAAAGAAGTTGACATGGACCAACTTCTAGAAAAAAATCAACTAATGCCAGCAGTAGGCAATGTGCGAATGAATGCTCGTGGAGATGAATTAGGACCAGGCGGCAGGATTGTTAAGAAGCGTGAAGACACTATTAATTCGTATTACGAAAGTAATCCAAACGCCACTATGAATAAAGGTAAAAAATGAAAGTCATAGGAAAGATTGTTCCTATTCGAGACAAGGTACTTGTGTCGGACATGAATTTTGACAGTCAGAAAACTTTTTCAGGTATTATCATTCCTAGTGACAACGGTAAGGTGCAAGGCATTCATCCACGATGGGCTAAGGTCTTTGCAGTCGGTCCTGAACAAAAAGAAGTAAAAGTAGGCGAATGGATTTTAGTAGAGCACGGCCGTTGGACCAGAAGTATCGAATATGAACTTGAAGATGGCGAGATGATCGAGTTGCGTATGGTAGATAATGCTGCTATACTAATGTCAGCTGACGAAGTTCCTAACGATGCATTATTTGCATTCCAAGTAGGAGCACCGGCTGAAAATACTTCTAATGTAGGAAAACAATGACCAACCCATTTCGTGATCAAGAAAAGTTTATGCGGGCCTGTGACCAAACGGTCGAAGAGTTTAACCAAGAACAATTTAAAATGTATCTCGGATTAATTGAAGAAGAGTATAAAGAACTCAAAGAAGCTATTAATAATCATGATCAATTAGAAACGCTAGATGCATTGATTGACATTCTAGTTGTTACTATTGGTACTATTCACAGTGCAGGTTATGATGCCGAAGGTGCATGGAAAGAAGTCATGAACACAAACTTTGCCAAGATTGACAAAGAAACTGGCAAGGTTCGCAAACGTGAAGATGGTAAGGTTCTCAAGCCAATAGGTTGGACGCCGCCGGATTTAAAACCGTTTGTAAAATAACACCAAAGGGTCTTGACAGACCCTTTTTTAATCTCTACAATATTTGTATGGGATATAAACATTCATACGATATTATCGAAGCCACTAACCAAATACGTGCTGCGGCACGTGAGTGTAGTAATCCACGCAATGACGGATTTGTTGCCTGGGGTGTTAAACAAGACCTGTATCAACTGAAATGGCAGTTGGACAAATTATTAAAAGAATGTCCAACATTTAGTCCGGAAGAGGAATGGTTACATGAGCAAGAGCAAAAACGGATCATTAACATCCTTAGCACAGATAAACCTGTATAAAGAATTTACAGATGAACTGCAAAAAGACCCTGCACGGTTAAAAACATTTTTGCGTAAAATTATGGGGCTGCCTCATATTACGTTGGAAGGTAAAGAAAAGGACAATGTTTTATTGTTGTTAGCATTAATGGAGCCGTTCAAGGCTACTAACAATCAGCACAGTTTTACAGAGTACTATATAATTGGTGAGACAGAATATCATGTTACTACCTTCCCTGGAGAAGATGTAATTGTTGACAAAATGTTAAAGGAAGAAGAATGAAGTGTAATTTTTGTAGGAAAGAAATCGCACCAGATTGCGACTATAATCAGGGCCGCTGCCCCTATCGTGAGCCTATGCTGACAAATTATCATTTTAGATTTTACAATCTAATACAAACTATTAAAGGATTTTTCAAACGTGGAAATTGAAGTACAACCAAAAGATACTAGCAAGGGACATTTTTATGTCAGCATTTGTAAGAGTGCAGTACGTATTGCCGCAGGTGCAGCCCTTATTATGGGGTCATTAGTTGTGTGCGGTGCTTTGCTTATTCTAGCAGAAATTCTAGGCATTGTTGAGGAAGTGGTATGATCTTCAACAAAATACAAGAACTTAAAAAGCAAGGAATGAAGATTGGCATTACCTTTAGCCAATTTGATATGTTACATGCAGGACACATTGCCATGTTAAGTGAGGCCCGCAACCATTGCGATTACCTGATTGCAGGTTTGCAAAACAATGCCAAGTGGGATCGTCCAGAAAAGAATGAGCCCATTCAAAGTATTGTAGAACGACAAATACAATTGGCTGCAACTCGGTACGTGGACGAAATTGTGGTGTATAATACTGAAAAAGACCTTGAAGATCTCTTGCTCATTTTGCCAATTGATGTTAGAATATTAGGTATAGAGTACGAAAAGAAGGAATTTACTGGTAAAGCTATTTGCTTACAAAGAGGCATTAACTTAGTTTTTAACGGTAGAGATCACAGTTTTAGTTCATCCAGCCTACGCAAACGTGTGGCAGAAGCAGAAAGTAAAAAATGAAGATCCAATTAGCGTCAGATTTACATCTAGAGTTTCATGATTTGAATCTCCAAAACCAAAACGGTGCAGATGTACTGGTGCTGTCTGGCGACATTTGCACAGCACAGGATCTTCATGATCATCCTGCGGCTCAGTTTGATCCGTGGAGCCCCGGAGCATTAGAAGACCTTAAACGTCAAGCAGGTAAAGCACAAAGATTCCGAGACTTCTTCAAGCGTGTTAGTTTTCAATTCTCTCATGTTATCTACGTGATGGGTAATCACGAACACTATCATGGTAAGTTTGATCGTAGTGCAACCTATTTGAGGGACGAATTCACTAGTATGGGTTTGGACAATGTTCATCTGTTAGACAACAACACTAAAGAAATTGACGGAGTTCATTTCATTGGGGGAACCTTGTGGACTGACATGAACAATCATGATGCACTTACTTTGTATCATATTGAGAATATGATGAACGACTTCCGAATTATTCGCATTGCTAACGAAAACTTTAAAAAGTTCTTGCCCAAGCGAGCAGTAGTTGAACATATTAAGACCAAGCAATACCTTCAAACAGTTATACAAGGACTACCTCAAGATGCTAAAGTAGTTGTATGTACACATCATGCACCTACTTTCCTCAGTATCGGAGAGCAGTACAAAGATGACACATTGATGAACGGTGGTTATGCAAGTAATCTGAGTGAGTTTATATTAGATCATCCTAGAATCAAAGTATGGACACACGGCCACATGCATCAGAAGTTTGACTATATGGTAGGGGACACTAGAGTTGTATGCAACCCTAGAGGTTATCCTGGCGAAATAGAATTTGATGATAACTTTATTTTTGAGGTGTAAAATGGGTGATGAAGAACTAGAACCTTATGAGGTGTTTGCTGAACAAATGGAAACTCGCTTTCCAAAAATGTTCGAAGAAGGATACGGTGGATTTGCCTGCGGTGAAGGCTGGTGGCCTATTCTTGAAGCATTGTGTGTTAATATTCAGGGCCATATTGATTGGAAGAATAAGACTCGTGCTCAATTATTAGAAGACAATCCGTATAATCACGATATTCCAGACGAAGTAGAACAAGTTGTAGTTCGTCAAATTAAAGAAAAATTTGGCGGACTACGTTTCTACTACGATGGTGGTGACGACGAAATTAGCGGAATGGTTAGAATGGCAGAAAGCTGGGCACAAAGATCTTGCGAAGATTGCGGTTCACCTGCTACTAAACAGACATCGGGTTGGATTAAGAATGTATGTGATAAACATTTTGAAGAATACGAAGCTAAACGTAAAGCAAGGTTTGCAGAATGAAATTACTCTGTGACGACTATAAAGAAATATATGTTTGGGTTGACGACCTAAATGAAGACTTAGAATTGAGCCCGCATTTTGACTACGAAGAAGACGCAGTTAGGTGGCGGGATAGAATGAAGCAAGAACTACTGAGAGAAAAGAAATGAAAATCGGATTAAGTTACAGCCGGTGTGTCCTGGACATTGTAGAAGGTCGAGTTGGCATAGAAGATGTACTAGTTTTAATTACTCGTACAAATTTTGATCCACGTGATGACGAACAATGGGCAGGAATTTGGTCTGGATATTGCTATGGCGGGCTGAGCAATCCCGAATGGAGTGATTACGATTTTCATAGTAAAGATGACGAGGACAAATTCCGTAGCGTCAGCATTATGCTTTACGCAGATGGCAAGATGCATCAACCTCGACAGTTTGGAGCTCATCCCCGCCGCCGTCCTGAAATTTGGCTAGAAGCAGTCTTGCCAAGTAGTGAACTGGAAACAAATCCAGCCGCTAAGAAAGCGTGGGATAACTTCCAAGTTATTGCCGGACTTACCAACACTACCTTAGATAAGGAATATCAATAATGAACTACGGTGCAGCAATAGCGTCGGCAAAATACGCAGAAGAAACAGATGTAGAGTACAGAATCGAATCTGCACTACAAAAAAAGAAAGTTAAAAAGCCAGGATTCTTTTCTCGATGGCTCATGAAGAAGTTGGTAGAAGGTGCCGATTTTGAAAAGCGTCAGAATCAAGAACGTGAATCAGCACAGAAAATAAGTCGATTATCTGGTTCTTTAATTAGTGTAGGCCCTCCAAATATTGATCAGCCAGAACGTGCAATTCAATTCACTGTGTATAATGCTAATGGTGGTAGAGTTATTGAGACACGCCGCTATGACAAGAAGACAGACCGCAATACAAACGGTTTGTACGTCATTAACAACGATGCAGATTTTGGTAAAGAGATTGATAAGATTATTACTATGGAACATTTAAAATCATGAGCAAAGAACTCTGGGTAGAAAAATACAGACCAAAGACAGTTGACGGCTATGTGTTCAAAGATGCACAGCAACGCAGGCAGGTCAATACATGGATTAAGGACAAGAGTATCCCTCATCTGTTGCTCAGTGGTACTGCCGGAATCGGCAAGACTACTATGGCTAAATTATTAATTAACGAGTTAGGCATTGAAGAATTTGATGTGTTGGAAATCAACGCCAGTCGTACTAACTCAGTTGAAGATGTTCGAGACAAAATCACAAACTTTGTTTCAATGATTCCTTTTGGACCTTTTAAAGTTGTACTACTTGATGAAGCAGATTATCTTACACCTAATGCACAAGCTGCCCTCCGCGGAGTTATGGAGCAGTTTGCTTCGACCGCTCGTTTCATACTTACTTGCAATTATCCTGCTCGTATTATCCCTGCTATCCACAGTAGATGTCAAGGATTCCACATCGACAGAGTCGATCAAACCGAGTTCACCGGACGAGTTGCGGTCATCCTGGTAGAAGAGAATATTGAATTTGAATTAGACGATCTTGATACTTTCGTCAAAGCAACATACCCGGACTTGCGTAAATGTATTAATACCGTACAACAACATGTGCAGGGCGGACAATTAGTTAAGCCAACGTCAGAAACTTCCACTACATCAGATTGGAAGATTGATATGGTTGATCTCTTTAAAAAGAAAAAGTTTAAAGAAGCAAGAACACTAGTATGTAGTAAAGCTAGACCTGAGGAGATTGATGAAATCTTTAGATGGCTATATGATAACCTAGACTTGTTCAGCACTGACGAAGATACTAAGGATGCTGCTATCCTTATTATCAAACAAGGACTAGTTGACCACACTATTATTGCAGATCCAGAAATTAATCTGGCAGCAACTATAATTAAATTAGCTAGAATACAATAAAAAAATCAGGTAGTGTGCAGGCCGGATAAACGGTTACACTACCTGATCGTACGATTTATGTTTAGCGAATGTGGTGTTTATTCGTTATCTGATTCCTTATAGATCTTTAATACTTCTCGAACTACAGGGTGACGTTCAACGTCTTTTGTTTCAAACCTTGCCATCGCAATCATACGATACTCACCTCCTTGGGCGTATAAACTGCAAAATTCTAGCAAGCCGTTCTCTCTAGGACGGTCCGCTTGATTCAAATCTCCTGTGACTACCATGCGACTGCCGTCGCCTAATCTAGTTAATAACATTTTCATCTGTGACGGTGTGGCGTTTTGCATTTCGTCAGCAATGACAAAGGCGTTCTTAAAGGTTCTGCCTCGCATATAAGCTAACGGCGATATTTCAATCGCTCCATCCTCTAGCATTTCTGCTATTTCTTTTGGATGGTAATACTCTTCAAATACATCGAAAATGGGCCTTGTCCAAGGTGCCATCTTAGCATTCAAATCACCCGGTAAAAAACCGTGTTCCTCATCTACGCTAACCGCAGGTCTGGTTACAATGATCTTACTGATTGCACCCTCTTTAAACAACTTAATGGCCATTTGAACGGCTAGCATAGTTTTACCCGTGCCGGCTGGACCAATAGCAAAAACAATGTATTTTCGAGGATTTTTCAGCAGTTCTAAGTATGTTTCCTGCGAAAGATTTCGCGGAACTATATTGACCTGTGTTTTTTTACGCAGATATTGATTCATTTGAATCAGATTTTGACCTTGTTCGGGACGAGCCATTACTCTTTCCTTACGTTTTGCTCTAGACAAATTATGCCTCCTTTGTGAGCGACCTGCATAGATATTTACTCAAGAGTATAAAAAAGCTAATCAAATAGGGTTCTTTCGAATCGTATAAATATTACAAAGAGAACCCCTATGCACGATATTGTAGATATTATTAAAAACGTACAGACTCTAAGCTCTAACGACACTGCATTTCAAATCCTAAAAGATTTTGAACGTGTAATCGACGAGTTAGATATCTATGTGTTTAAAAACTGGGAAGACGGTGAACTTATCGAAGGTCCTACTGTAAACAGGTATTCAGTTACCTGCAAGTTTATGTGGCCTCGTGAAGAGATGCCTGATCCTAGTGGCGGCGAAAGATTGTTAGACTATGGTTGCAAAATCACTTATCAGAAAGACAATCTACTCGTTCCTAGAAAAGTATATAGTCCAGATGATTTTAGACCTAATACTAAAAAAGGAAAACTAGATGCACATCCTGTTTGGATTGTGACTATCACTATTCCTAAAAAATTAATGCAGGATATCTTCCAAGGATACGAAGATCGAGAGAATAGTGCGTTGGCAGATTCACTAAAATACGAACAGTTACAGCAGGCAAATCAATCAGCTGTTGCTGGAGGTGGAGAAGAAGCCGCAGCAGGCGGCCAAGTTGCAGGAGGAGCACCTAATGAAGCACCAGTTGTTTGAAGGTCTTAGGAGAGGTGATCTGCAAGGATTTGTAGATACAACTTTTACTATTGATCAATATACTAGCAAGATGGGGCAAGACTCCGATGTACTAGTCTTAGGATTTAAAGTTAACGATAAGCATCCTGCTATCGATTTGATGGAGTTTATTGAAAAGGGCTATCCTTTTGTACTCGATGCTGACATGAGCAGCGGAGAAGAGAGAGATGGCAAATATCAAGTGTTTGTAGAAATACAAAGAACTAAACATTTGCCTGGACAAATTAGAGATTTGTTAAGTGGCGTTGGTCAACTGGTCGACAGTGTTGATTGGAGATACCGATACCATAAAGGCGGAAAAAGCAGAGCGTTTAGCGAACAGGCAATCCAAGAAGACATTCCGTTGTCTGAAGAAGATTACAAAAATAAAATGCTAGAAATTAAAGGAGACGCTATTAAAGAATTCTTTGATAGAACTCCGTTTGATTCTGTAAAAATTGACGAGAATCACAGCGTTACTATTTCTAAGCCATTTTCAGGATCTGTTAATTTAGAACTATTAGCAATGGGGCCGTATCAAGAAATACAAGACAGCTTACAAGGTGCTATTCAGTTAGACGAAGCTAGCCAAAGTCAGGTTAATTTTTTAGAAAAATATTTAGGTCCTTACGAAATACATAAAATTAATGATAAATTTTTAGTTCGTAATGGAGATACAGCGTTAGTTTTTAAAAAGGAACGATGGTAATGGATCAAGAAGAATGCCCTAAATGCGGCGGAAAACATAAGAGGTAATAATGAGCTTTACATTTGATTTTAAAAAAGAACATCTAGAAGAAATGATTCACGGCAATCCGTATGTGGATCAATGGTATGATGCATTATATGCAATTTTGCCAGAATACCAGATCAACACACCAGAACGTGTAGCAGCATTTGTTGCTCAATGTGCTCACGAAAGTGGCGGCTTTAGAGCACTTAAAGAAAACTTAAACTACCGTGCAGTGACATTAAGGAAAGTATTTCCTAAATATTTCACAAGTGATGAAATGGCCGCACAATACGCTAACAAGCAAGAAGCAATTGCTAACAGAGTTTATGCGAATCGTATGGGCAACGGTAGCGAAGCAAGCGGAGACGGATTCCGTTATTGTGGTCGTGGATTAATTCAGTTAACTGGTAAAGAAAACTATTCTTGGTTTGCTGCTAGTTTAGAAATGTCTGTCGAAGAGGTTCCTGAATACTTGGCAACATTTGAAGGTGCTGTACAATCAGCGTGTTGGTTCTGGGAAAGCACTGGATTGAATAAAGAAGCAGATGCTGGCGATATTAAAACAATGACCAAAAAAATCAACGGCGGTTTTATTGGTTTAGAAGATCGTATTAAGCATTACAATCACGCATTGCATGTTCTAGGAGCACACTAAAATGTGGCAATTAACTTGGATGCTAGGTCTATTACCTGATTGGTTTTGGGCATTAGTATTAATAGCAGGAGTGCTGGCGGTGCTAGCATCATTTGTTCTCAAGTTCATTCCTTTTGTTTCTACATACCGCTTGCCTTTACAGGTTGGCGGTATTTTAGCTTTGTTAGTGGGAGTTTACTTTCAAGGAGTAATTGCCAATGAAGCAAAGTGGGAAGCACGAGTAAAAGAATTAGAAGCTAAGTTAGTAATAGCCGAACAAGAAAGCAAACAGACAAATACTGTTATACAAGAAAAGATTGTAAAACAAAAAGAATTTGTCAAAGGCAAAACTGAATATATTACAAGATATATTGATAAAGAAATTATCAAGAAAGAAGAAATTGTCAAATATATCGAAACTTGTCCAGTTCCAAAAGAAATTATTGAGCTACATAATGCTGCTACTGAAATGAACAAAGCCGCAGAAGGAGCAAAGAAATGAAATACAGTATTTTAGCACTTGTATTTTTTCTAGCAGCGTGTTCTACTGCGGTACCCGTAAAACAAAAATGGCCCGAGGCACCTAAAGAACTTTTAGACAAGTGCCAGGCTTTGCAAAAAGCAGACCCTTCAAAGCCTGCTATAACAGATTTGCTAAAAACTGTAGTAGAAAATTACGGACTGTATTATCAATGCAGTTTGAAGGTAGAAGGTTGGAATGAATGGTACACTGAGCAAAAACGAATATTTGATAATTCAAATAAATAATTAACACTACACTTATTAGGAGCGACAATGTCAGAAGTGAAACCACTATCACGTTCAGAGCGTGAAGCAAAGATTAAAGACAAAGCAGGATGGGTCATTACCGTCATTGCTCTGTTACTAGCAGGCAACACATATGTTGCTAGCGGATTTAGTAGCAAAATTTTAGGTAATACTATTAAAGCTAACGATACTTGGAACTTTTATCAGGCAAAAAGTATCAAGCAAAGTATTGCAGAAGGTCAATTAGAAGCTACTAATGATACCCAACGTAAGGCCACACTACAGGCTAAAATTGATCGATACGAAAGTGATCCTAAGTCAGGTGAAGGAAAGAAAGAACTGATGGCCAAAGCTATCAGCATCGAAGCAGAACGAGATCAGGCTAAACAACATACACCGTGGCTAACATTTGCTGGCATGGCTTTCCAACTAGGAATCGTGTTGTTAAGTGCAAGTATTCTAGCTGTCAGTATGCCCATGTTTTGGGGCAGTATTGCAGTAGGTGCATTTGGTTCTCTACTACTAAGTCAGGGCCTGTGGCTGTGGCTACCACTATCACTATAAGGGGCGATCATGACAGAAGAAGTTAAACAAAGCGAAAGCGAAAAGAAAAAAGAAGATTGGATGAACAGTAAGTGGCGTCCAATGATGGGATGGATGTATATGGTTGTCTGTACTATGGACATGGTTATATTTCCAATTCTGTGGAGTTTATTACAAACTACAACAGGCACACAAATCACACAATGGAATCCGTTAACCCTGCAAGGTGCTGGATTATTCCATATTGCAATGGGTGCTGTTTTAGGTATTGCGGCATTTGGTCGAACTCAGGAGAAATTAAATGGAGCAAACAATGGAGGCATCTCCGTACCATCAACTAACGGTCCAGCATTTGGCTCGCCGTCAGCAGGAGGCTTCGGCACACCCAGTAGCTTTGGTTCACCAGCAGCAACACCGAGTTTCGGAGCACCGGCAGCAGGCCCAAGTTTTGGAGCACCAGCAGCAAGGTCACCAGTAACTCAACCATCGTTTACTCCTAGCTCAACATTTGTTTCAAGCAGCGGTAAGCCGGGTCCTATGCAGGGCCCAGATCCAGAACTATAAAAGGAAAAACTATGAAAAATATTATTTTTGTCGCAGGTCTAGCATTAGCATTAGCTACAGGAGCCCAGGCTGAAGAAGCTAAACCAGAAACTAAAAAAGTGTGTGTTAAAACCACAGATGCAAAGACTCAGAAAGAAGTTGAAAAGTGCAAAACTGTAAAAATACACGAAAAGCACGAAGGAACAAAAGTTCCAGAAAAAGCACCTAAGAAATAATCTTAGTTGACAATTAGAAAAAGGTATAGTATAATAAACTATACCTTTTCTTATGGACCATTACAAAACTTTAGGCATTTCAAAAGAAGCAACACAAGACGAAATTAAAAAAGCGTTTCGTAGTCTAGCTTCAAAACATCACCCAGATAAGGGAGGTGATACTGCCTCTTTTCAAAAAATTCAAGAAGCATATGCTACACTGGGAGATCCAGAAAAACGAGCAGCATATGATAATCCCAGTCCGTTTGGACAAGATCCATTTGGAGGATGGCAACAGGCAAATACCGGCGGAGTTCCGCAAGGATTTGAACAATTCTTTCATCACTTTGGTCCAGACCTGGGTGCAGTGTTTGGCAGAAGGCCTCAGCGTAATAAAAATATAAATCTTGAAACAGTTATTAGTCTAGAAGAAGCATTTGCTGGTAAAGAAATTATTGCAAGCTATCGTTTAATAAATCATCAAGAAAGAACGTTTGAAGTTAAAATTCCTGCTGGTATTAATGATGGAATAGTACTAAGGATTGCAGGTGCAGGAGATAATTCATTTGCAGGTATGCCTCCCGGTGATGCTATGCTGTCAGTAAGAATTCGCCCTCACTCAAGATTTCAGAGAAATGGAAATGATCTTGTTGAACAGATTAATATCACTGCCTGGGATGCAATGTTAGGCAAAGACCTTGAAGTAATTACAGTTGGAGGAGATAAACTAACTGTTCAAATAAAAGAAGGCACTCAACCAGATTCGTTCCTACGAATACAAGGCTACGGAATGCCAGTAATGAATAATCCCGGTATTAAAGGCAATCATATGATACTGATTAAAGTATCAATTCCTAATAACCTTACAGAGTATCAAAAGAATACACTGAGATCAATTGCATCTTAAATATTACTATGTTGACAATTATAAAAAATCCAGACCCAATATTGGCTGAAAGAATGCCAGAATTTGATTTTGAAAATCCACTAACCGATCCTGTTCAACTTGAAAAAGACATGATTGAAGCTATGCTTGCCAATGGCGGCATTGGATTATCTGCTAATCAAATAGGTGTTAGAACTCGTATGTTTGTTATGGGACATCAGAAATATCGAGATCATGCACAGGCATTTTTCAATCCAATCATTGCGAGAGTAACAGACGACTTGCTCGAAGAAGAGGAAGGATGCTTGAGTTTTCCCAACATTTATGCTAAAATAAAAAGACCAAGAGGAATTCTTGTTAGGTTTCAAAACTCAAAAGGTGAGACCCAAGAAGCTGAATTTTTTGGTTACGAGTGTCGATGCTTTTTACATGAATTTGATCATCTAGAAGGAATCACATTTCAAAATAGAACAAGTGCTCTCAAGTGGGCGTTGGCAGTAAAGAAATCAATCAAAAGGAAATACAAATAATGCTGGAACCAAATAACGATCTCGAAGGAATGTTTGAACGTGCGATCGAAGTTGCCGCTAAACATAAACATGAGTATATCACGCTGGAACATTTTTTGTACAGTATGATAACTGATGAAAACTTCAAAGGGATGCTAAAAGATTTTGGTGCCGAAGTTGAGTTGTTAAAGAAGAGTCTCGAAAAGTTTATTCGAGATGATCTTAACGATATTAAAACTGACAAAGAAAATTATCGTCCAAAGAAAACAAACACTGTAGAGCGTATGTTGAATCGTGCTTTTACACAAGTGTTGTTTAGCGGCCGTACAGTAATTGAACCAATTGACTGCTTTATTAGTATTTTTAGTGAAAAGAAGAGCTTTGCTAACTTCTTTCTACGCAAGGCTAAAATTGATAAAGACAAGTTTATTGAATTTCTACATAACAGTGCGTTAAACGAAGACGGTGAGGCTAGCGAAGTAGGTAGCAATCAACTAGAAAAAATGATTGTTCAATACTGTGCAAACTTAACTAATAGGGTCAAGCAGAAAAAGATTGATCCTGTTATCGGTCGTGAGAAAGAAATTGAAGAAATTCAACTTGCACTAGCACGCCGTCAAAAATCAAATGTTATGTTGATCGGCGACCCAGGTGTAGGTAAAACTGCTATTGCAGAGGGCCTTGCTCGCAAGATTGAAGAAGGCAAGGTTCCTAAGTTTATTCAAGGTCATACTGTTTACAGTCTAGATATCAGTGCATTACTAGCAGGCAGTAAGTATCGTGGCGACTTTGAAGAACGCTTAAAGATGGTTATTACTGCACTTGAAAAGAAAAAGAACTGTATCTTGTTCATCGACGAAGCACATATGATGAACGGTGCTGGATCAGCAAGTGGCGGATCTAATGACATGGCAAATATGTTGAAACCAGCATTAGGTAAAGGTACTATCAAAGTTGTGGCATCGACTACATGGGAAGAATTCCGTAAGCACTTTGAAAAGGATCGTGCCCTGATGCGTCGATTCCAACGTGTTGTAGTTAACGAGCCAGATGAAGCTACTGCTATTAAAATCCTTAAAGGTCTTAAGAAGTACTATGAACAGCATCACGGTGTTAAGATCACTAATCAGGCAGTTATTGACAGCGTAAAATATTCTATCAAGTATATGACTGATAAGAAGCTGCCAGATAAAGCAATTGACCTAATTGACTGTGCATGTGCTAGATTCAAAGTCAGAGACGAAGAAGCAGGCATTGTTGATCACGATGAAATTTTATTTGAAGTGTCAAAGTTAACTGGCTTACCTTTAGATCAAATTGCACAAAAAGAAAACAAGAATCTTAAAGACCTTGACAAGAACATGCGTAACAAAGTGTTTGGTCAGGAAACTGCAATTGAAATATTGTTAGATAAAATCTTTATTGCACAAGCAGGTTTAAAGAGCTTAAACAAACCAGTAGGTAGTTTCCTATTTACAGGACCAACCGGTGTAGGTAAGACTGAAACTGCAAAAGTATTGGCTGCAAGTATGGGAGTAGAACTAGTTCGCTTTGATATGAGTGAATTCCAAGAGAAACACTCAATTGCTAAGTTTATTGGTGCTCCCCCCGGCTATATTGGATTTGAAGACAATGCAGGTATGTTGATTACCAAACTGCAAGAGCATCCAACTGCTATTTTACTGTTTGATGAAATTGAGAAAGCTCATCCTGATGTTGCTAACTTACTACTACAAATGATGGACAATGGTTATGTTACTGGATCTAATGGTAAGAAGGCTGATGGTCGAAATGCCATTCTTATCCTTACTAGTAATTTAGGTGCTGCCGATAACGATCGTAATGCAGTTGGATTTAGTAGTTTAGAAAGAGGTGACGAAACTGATGGTGCAATTAACAGTTTCTTTAAACCAGAATTCCGCAATCGATTAGACGGTATTATCAAGTTTGGTAAACTAGATCACAATACCATGGCTAAGATTGTCAAGAAGTTTATTGACGAACTAAACAGTTTGTTGAAAGATAAGAATGTTGCTGTTAAGTTAACTGCTGACGCTGCCGAATTGTTAATCAAGAAAGGATTTAATCGTAAGATGGGTGCTCGTCCACTACAACGTACAATTGATGATATGATTAAGAAGCCGCTGAGTAAGGAAATTTTATTTGGTCGGTTAGTAAACGGTGGAGTTGTTGAAGTAGGTGCTAACAGTAATGATCTTACCTTAACTTATCCTGAAATTTTACCCGTAGTAGAAAATGTTGAAATTGATAAAGCGACAGAAAGTCGATAAGCTATTCTACAACAAGTGGCCCTACAAGATTGAATGTCTTGTATCGGCCTCTAGTAGAATAGTTCGATATGGTGCTGACACTGTTTTAGATTATTGTGACGGTAAGGTTGCTAATCTGGGATATTCAAAGATTGCAGTTGACAAGGATAAACTTCGTGAATTTACCAAGGCAGTTATATCTTACCTAGGTCGCAAAGAAGAAATACAGGTCAGAGCAGAGGGCAGTAAGTTCTGCCTTTTCTGTAAAGACCCTGCTGTCTATGACAGTATTGTAAAAGACTTATCTCCTTGGGTATGGACAATATCCGAACCAGAAACTCCGGACCAATTAACATTCTTATTAGATAACGAAAACAAACGAATTTTATGTGATGTTATTCCATATGAAAAATACGCTTATAAAGTTGTTATGCGAAGTGTAGCATCTAATGTGAAATTTCAATTCTACGAGTGGGCTAAAAAATACGGCGACAATATTAAAATTAGTCCCACAACCGAAAAATGGATGACTGGAAGATACTCTTATAAACAAGATCCGTTCTTTTATGTCAAGGACAGTAAGATGTTAACCATGACTCATTTGTTCTTAGGTAATAACATTCGTAAAGTGTACGAATACATACCTCGAGATACATTAGTTAAGGGCTAAATATAGCTTTAGAGCCGTAATATGCCATCACTAAGTAAGAGTTTTAAATTCACCGTATATACAGGAATAGGATCAACTGGTACCAGTGTAGCAGTTGCATACCCACTTTATCCTATTGGTACCACAGGTACTCAAGTCTTTACCAGTGTTCCGGAACACGGAGCAGGTTATTATGGAACTACTTCAGGTTTACACACGCTTATAGTGAATACTACTCCTACATTTGTAGGAACAGCAACTATCCAAGCTACGTTAGCAGTGAGTCCGGCGGATACTGACTGGTTCAATATAGACAATGCGGAGTTTGTCTATACTACAAATAGCCCGGGCTATATACCTCCAGCTAGAGTAGGTGCCATTGAAGGTCCTATTCGCACAGAACACCTTAATTTTACAGGACAATTTGCATGGTTACGTGCAATATTTGCTGTAAATTCCGGTGCTGTGACCTCAGTCAGCTACAATTACTAAGCAAACATTTCAGCTAAATACTCTACTAGAGCGTTAGCCTCTCTATTGGTTATATTAGGGCCTATAAACATATGCTATTAAATGAATTCTTTGGACGATTAAACATCAAAAACGACAAGCCGTCGAGAAATGAAGAAACTGACAAACTTCAAGAAACACAGATGTTAGAGGATATACTAGAGTATATCATAAATGACGACAATTTGCATAAAAAGGTCTTCTTCCCAATCGCAGAAGAGATTGGAAACAAACCGACTGATGAGCATACTCCAAAAGTTTGGATGCCATTGGCAAACAAAGGCTGCATGAAATTTTATCACAAATTTGATCTTAAAGAAGATCCTGTAAAGTTATTTTCTAAAGAGTTTAGAGAGTCTTTATGCACTCGATTATCAGAACACTATAACGGCGACATTCTCAAAGGCCTATATCAATTAGGAAAATAAAATGAATTTAAATGAGCTGTTTAGTAACAAAAAGAAAGTTGTGTCAGAAGGTGGAAATTTATCGCTACCTGGCGGGCACGATGCACAGCAAATCGATCTTAAAGTGCATAATCGTTCCTACATTGTACCAATTTTAGATACACTGTTGATTAATATCAACAGTTCTTTTGCAAAAAAATACAAAAAACCTTTGTGGAATCCGCAACTACTACAGAGTAAACAATTTCTAAGTGGAAGTAGTCTACACTTCTTTAATACCAAAGGTATTACTGACCAACAATTTGTAGAAAAGAAACCAAAAGTAGGCGACATTGACACACAGGTCAACAAAGAAAACGAACAAGAATTAGAACAATGGTTATCTGCTAGTCAAGGTAAGATGGTAGGCAATGCCAAGTTCTTAGGTTTCCAAAGAGGCAACGAACAATTCTCCAGTTTATGGGAGCTACAAGACCCACCTATTAAAGTGCAAATTGACTTAGAATTTGTAGAGTTTGACAAAGACGAACCCACTCCATGGAGCAAATTTAGTCATAGCAGCAGCTGGGATGATCTAAACGCAGGAGTTAAGGGTGTATTCCACAAGTTTTTAATTCAAAGTCTAGCATCATTAAGTAGAAAAGATTTCTTACTACGCAAAGCTGTAGGACGAGGCAAGGCCAAAGAAATACAAGATGTTCCTACAACTGATAACATGGTCAGCTTTGCAGTATCCAGTAAAGAAGGCGGCGGCCTACGTGCCAAATACGAACCAGTATTAGATGCAAACGGACAGCCTTTAATTAGTAACGGTATGCCAGTTATGCAGGCATTACCAGCAACTGGTTACGAACAAGACATTGGAAAGATTTTTGGATCTATCTTTGGTTCGAGATTAAATCCTAAACAAGCTGCACAATTAGAAAGCAAGTACTGGAGCTTTACTGGTTTAGTTGATGCAATGAATACGCTAGTAACTCCAGAAGAAAAGCAGTCAGTGTTGTCTGCATTTATTGACAAAATATTTGGCAAGGGTGCCCAAGGTCTTTACAAAGGCGATCCAGAGCGTGATAGTGCAGAAAAATCTGCTGCATTGGATTTAATGATCAATAAATTAGGAGTTCAGACACCTAGTGATCTTGAACAGATGAAGCAGCAATACAAGGCATCGTACAGAGTTACTGCTGAAAGTTTGCAAGAAGCAGAAGTTAAAGCACAGTTCCGTAAGAACATGCCACACCTACGTGATCTAAAGCCTATTGACTTTTTAGATCTATTGGACGAGATTCACGATGGTAATGGTAATTTTAAATTACAAAACATTCCGTTAAATGTTAAGATTGACGGATTTGGCGGACGTTTTGGTAAGGATGCAGAAGGCAAGCCTTTTATGGCTACCAGCAATACTCCTCCAAGATATAAAGCAGGATTTGTACAATATCATCAAGACAAGGGCACAACTGATCCTGAAATTTTAGGTCGTGCAGAAAAGTTTGATGAACTGTTTAATGAAATGATGAACGCTATCAAATTGGTTGATAGCAAGCTAGGTGCAGACTTTCTTGTTAATAAACAGGTCACCTGTGAAGTATTGTTCTTGCCGTTTGCAGCCGAAACGTCAGAGGGCAAATTAAAATTTGTAGGAATTCAATACGATAAGTTTCCTCCAGGTGTAGAATTAGTTCTTGTGCCGTTCCGTGTAGTAGATGCTAGTTCCGGAGAAGATGTACCTGATGCTAACGATGTTGTTACAAGTCTAAGCAAATTAGGCGGACAAGGAAGTGTTAGATTCCTTAGTAATAGTCTAGTACAAAAAGACGGACTTGATGTTACTGAGATTATTAATCCTTTAGATAATATCGAAGAACTAAAACAAATTGTATCTGACACAGCAGGCAAAAGAGATCGTGCCAGTTTGCAACTAAGACGCGAAGTAGAAGAAAAATTAATGCCTGTTAAGATTGCACTGGAAAAGGCAATTGATGCAGATCCTAACATTATTGGCAAAGATATATTAGGTCAAGACTACGAAGGTATTGTTATCAACAGTCGTCTTGGCCCTATCAAAGTTACTAGCCAACAACAAAAAGATATTATTACCCAAAAGAACGCTGCCAAAGCTGCCGCTCGTGCAGAACAGCCGCGTGGTGAAAACAAAACTGCGGTAGTTGCTATCGGTAGCTTTGTGGGACACAAAGGTCATCAACAGCTATTTGGTCTTACAATTAATAAGGCAAAAGAAGTCAGCGGCGATCCTTATCTGTTTATGGGCAGTGCAGTAGGTGCAGACGATCCTATTCCAGTTGCTGACAAAATTAAAACTTGGAAACAATTGTATCCCGAGTATGCAGGCAATATCAGTGCTGTAACACAAGAGGGCGGATCTTTGATGCAAAAGATCAAGCACGAGTTAATCAACCCGTTGCCAGGCAAGCCACCACGCTACGATAATGTTATTATTATGGTAGGTGAAGATCAGGCCAAGATGCCTATCGCACAGGCCCTAATGAAGGCAGTTAATAAGTTTCCTGGATACGAGCATGTTAAGGTACAATTAGAAGTTACTCCTAGAGGAACTGGCATGAGCTTTACTAAGCTACGTAACGTGTTAAAAACTGGAGATGAGCAACAAGCATTCCAAATGTGGAATGATGCATTCAATGGCGGCCAGGATGGAGCAAAACCATTACCGTCACAATGGATTAAACATTTAATGGATGTGTCAAAGACCGGAATGAGCACACCTCAACCAAAGCCAGCAGTTAAGAAGCCTGCTGTACTACCTACTCCGCAGACTGTTCAACAACCTGCACTAGGTGAAATGAGATTGTTTAATGCACTAATGAGTCCTAAAAAAATTGTAAATGAAAAGACTATTGAAGAACGTAAACGTAAAAAAAGTAAAGGTGCAGCATGGGGTCCAGGGCCATATGGTTGGTACGGATTTGATGCAGGTTATAGTGGTAACGGTGGAGATGGTGGTAGTGATGGTGGTGAGAGCATGAATCAAGAAAACTTTGCTGATAGTCGTAATCCACAAGACAACAGCAACAGTAAACGGCAAATGTTAAAAATTGCATCATTAAACAATATTAAAGATGTGAACAAAATTAATGCAGGGCAGATGTTAAAATTGCCTAACGGCACAACTTATAAAGTAATGCCTGGAGATACCCTGTCTACAATTGCGGCAAGACAAGTGAAAGATCAATCTTCTCCAATGCCCCAACCCTCAGTTAAACAAGGTCCAAACTCTAACATAGATCAAACGACAAGAGATAAAGCACAGGCATTTGTTGGTCAACAAAAACCAGAAATGGGTGGTGGCAGGGGGGTCGTTAATCCAGCAACCGTCCGGCCCGACGAACCAACCCAAACCGGAGTTCGAAGTGGTCCTAACACAAACATAGATCAACCAGCAAGAGATAGGGCCAAAGCGGCTGTTACTAAAATTTCTAGTGAAGACGATATCATGAATATGGTTAAAGATCATGAAGGTGTAAAAAATAAACCATACCAAGATACAAAAGGATTATGGACTGTAGGAGTAGGTCACTTAATTGGTGATGGCAAGACTCTCCCTTCAGAGTGGAAAAGAACATTTTCAGACGCAGAAATAATGAATCTGTTTAAAAAGGATTATCAGCATCATAAACAGGCAGCAGAAAAAATTCCTGGATTTAGTAATTTAAACATGAACGGACAGGCTGCTCTAATTGATCTAACATTTAACATGGGTCCAAGATGGTGGAAGGCTTGGCCTAATTTTACAAAAGCCATGCAAGCAGGAAACATAGATCAAGCAGCAAATGCATTAAAAAATAGTGCATGGTATTCACAAGTTGGTAGAAGAGCACCTAAAATTGTATCTCTTTTACAGAGCGGAGATCGATCTGTAGCAGAAAACTTTGCGGATGGACGTAATCCACAAGACAAGGGCGACAGTAAACGTCACGGCGTTCCTACAAAATCGTCAGTGAGCAATCTACGTAAAGTAGCTAAACAAGGCGGCCGTAAAGGACAATTAGCACATTGGATGGCAAATATGAAAGCAGGTAAAGCAAAAGCTAAGAATGAAGACTTCAACGGCGAATACGACGACGAAGCAGGAATGGCACAGAGTAATCTACGCACAATGGCTCGTGCAGTTGATGGTTTATTAAAAACTATTAAGAGCAACGATAACTTGCCAGAATGGGGACAAGAAAAGATTGCCAAAGCAGAAATGATGTTGGTCAGTGTCTGGGATTATTTGTTAAGCCAAAAAGAAATGGGCATGGATCCTAAGATCAACGAAAGCAAGGCTGTAGAAAGTTTAAGACAGATTGTCGCAGAGTTGTCCAATGAAAAATTAGGACAATATAAAAAGGCCGCCGGTGATCAAGCAACTGCCGCAGACAAAGCGGGCGACTATGCTAAGGGTCATAAACGTTTCAAAGGAATTGTTAAAGCAACTAACAAGCAGTTTGATAATGATGCTAAAAAGCATAGAGAGCAAGGTATGGCGGAGGCTGGCAGCAATGCTATAGATACTGTATCTAAACGCTTAACTGATCCTAAAGATGGAATGACAGCCAAACTTAGAGCAGCTGGTGATAAGAAACGCGATAGTCAGTACATGGGCACACAGATTGCTAAGAATGATCGAACCAGTAAAGACGAATGGGGCAACTTAAAAGAAAAGATTAAAGGTGCAGACGGCAAAGCCTGTTGGAAAGGTTATAAGTACGCAGGTACTAAGAACGGTAAAGACAAGTGTGTGCCAATTGGCGAAGCCTACGAACTTGAAATGACCCTGGCTATTCTAAAGCTGTTTGAAAGTAATAAATGAAGCAATATCGAATAGCAGGATTTCCTGTAGATACTTCAACTGATCCAGACTGTGCTCTAAGCCCAGATGATCCTATACATGCACTACAATCTAGTAACTGGTTAGGAGAGTTAGGTGCAGAACAGCGTATGCGTGAATACTTAAAAAAGAGAGACACACCTTTGCATAGTCAGCACGGTAATGAAAATGCTCGCATAATGCGTGAACAAGGAATTAAACCGGGTACACCGGCTTGGTTCGAACTTTGGTTTGGTAAAAAATAAATAACATTATGAGAGCAAAAGAATTCATCGCTGAAAGAAAAGAAGGTAAGATAACAAAACGTCAGCAACAATCTACTAGGGGTCTGCATCGTTATTCAGACGCCGAAAAAGCAGATAGCGGTTATGTTAGCTTTAGAGTAGGCATGGCCGCAGCTATGAGCGATGGAAAAAATAAATTAGACATCGATTCAAAGAGTTGGGCAGGAAAGAAAAAGACTGCACATCCTTACACTCAAGTGGAAGCAGACATGCTCAAAGCAGCATACAAAGCTGCCGGTGCCAGTTATGAAGATATGAATCACGGCGATATGGATAGTTGCGAGTTAGACTCGACTAATATATACGGGCCTGTACCAGATAGAAAGAAACTAACAAAATGAGAATTAAACAACTTTTAGAATCAGCAACTACTGGAGGCACAAGCTCAGCATCAGTAGCAACAGTTGCAAAAGGCAGTAAGGGAATGATTAAACGTCAGAAACCTACTGACAATGCATTGGATAGTGGAAAGTTGTTTCAAGAAACTAACGCTGCGGAAGGCAAGGAAGATAAGATTGCTCAACTAAAGAAAGACCATGACACCGCAGTGCATTGGAGCAAGAATGAAACAAGCCCACAAAAGCGTGAGGCTGCTCGTCAAAAGGCTGAAAAGATCAAGCGTCACTTAGATACACAATACAAGCAAGGTGTGGCGGAGGTTAGTGATGCTACGCTAACCAGTTATCTAACAAAATTAGATAAAGATAATCTTAAACACAGAATGGATCCCACAAAACGCAGTGACACAAAACGCATGAAAAGTGGTCCTAATTTTGTTAAAGCGTTTACCAAATTGGATAATAAAAAGCAAGGTGTGGCGGAGGCCACAGGTGACGAAAAATTTGATAAATCAATGAGAAAAATGACTGGAAAAATTACTCCAGGCGATGCTGACGAGATGTGGCCGACACAAGAATTTGAACCAGTTGATCTTGATCCATCATACTTGCCAAGTATGGAAAAATACAAGGCAAAATTATTTCCATTGGCTTACCAATACTGGACTGACGGCGACAATGCAGATGAATTAAGAGCATTAGGATGGGAACCCGATTATGGCGACGACTATGTTATGGTGGTGCTGTCTGGCATCGGACACGACGGTCACATTCAATACGACAAATATGATTTTGATGCTGAAGATGAAAACAATGAAGGTGTGGCGGAGGTAGCACCGCCGGGAGCCAAAGCCGAACGCATGGTCAAGCATATTAAAAAGGGATATGCTAAAGATGGTAAGTTAACTAAAACTGAAAAAAGCAAGGCATACGGTGCTGCATGGAAAGCACACAATGCCGGCAAAGTAGAAGAACAAAGTGTAGAAGAAAACAAGAAAGGTGTACGTGCTGTGAAACATGCAGTTAAGCCTAGAAACTTTGTTGCCAAGAACGCAGTACAAAGTGGTGCAGGTGCTCACAAAGATAAAAAGAAAGCACAAAAGCAAGGTGATGTAAAACACAAGGCTAAAGAGCCAGCTTACGAATCTAAGCTATGGGCAGCATTAGATCGAAGAATTATCAAGTAATGAAAATCATAGACCTATTAGAGGATGTAAATTCAAAACCTGATTTTATGAAAATACTTCAGGAGTTTCTTCCCTTTGCAGTCAATGAACTTAAATTAAAATCTGTTCCAAAAATTAAAATGCATTTACGTATTGGCAGCGTAGATGATCAACCTAGTTTTGGTAGTTTTAACAGTGAAACTAAAATAATCAATATTGCAATTGAAGATAGACATCCTTTAGATATTTTAAGAACTCTTGCACACGAGATGGTACATTACAAACAAAACGAAGAAACTGGACTGAAGCCAGGTGCGGGTGCTACCGGTAGCCCTGAAGAAAATCAAGCACACGAACTAGCTGGTATTGTGATGCGTAAATTTAATAAAGCGAACCCTGAATTTTTTAATACCGACGCTGTTAATCTAGAAGAATAAAATGAGTTTCTTAGTTGCAAACTTACCTCCGGTGCATTGTTTTGTACGCAAAGAATTTTTGTATGATTTTAAGTCAGGACAGGGCGAATACGAACCGTGCATATGGGTGTCAATCAAAAGCCTGCGTAGTCAAGCATTCCGTATAGAAAGCTATTTGCCCAGATACGGAGCACTGTACGACAAACTACCTTTACATGCCTATGTAAGCAGAAACACCGATTTAGAGCCAGACAAGTTTGTACCACTCGATACACTGCAAATATGGGACTGCTTCAGCTATGATATTGCTGTAATACAAAAGGCGTTCTTACGTAATCTTTCCTGCGAGTTCTATGCCAAGGATCGTCAGCTACACAAAGGCGACTATATGTTTACCGTAGACAATGCTAGTCCAGATCTCAATGTTATAGACACTAGCTACTCAGAGTGGCCCGAAGATCACAAAAGTTTTAACTTTATACAACTAGATAATGGACAATATGCCGCACAGCCCAATAATCGTTGCAGATTCTTTGATGCAGCCAGTAACCCTAAAGAAATGTTATTTCCAGATTTTAAAGTTGCTACAAAAAAATGGGTTGTAGAAACAAACCCCAAATGGCGATTGGGCGACTCCGATACAGTAACTTACGAATAAAAGTTTGACACTGTGGTTGCATTAGTATATACTTAATGTTCACAGGAGATTAATTTATGTCAAAAGCATTCGGTGCACCAGAGCAAGCAAAGATTAAGCAGATTGTCGCAGAAGGTATGACAGTTATGCAGGAAATTCAAGACTTAACAGAAGGATTGAATGAAACAATCAAAGCTGTTGCAGAGGAACTTGAAGTCAAGCCAAGCGTTATCAAGAAGGCTATCAAGATTGCACAAAAAGATACATGGGATCAAGTGTTCCGTGAGTTTGATGATTTGGAAACTATTGTTGATATTAGCGGTCACAGTTTTCGTAAGGAAGATTAATGGGCCTTGTCCAAAAAATATATAATTGGGCGAGAACTGATTATCGAGAGTGGCCAACTCGATTTTCATTAGAAATTGCTGCCTGGCTAATGAGTCTCGGATGTTCCTTAACATTGGCCGCAGGAGCAACTGATCCTTTATTTTTCTATCTATATCCTATATTCATTTTACAATGTGCAATATTCGGGTGGGCTGCTTGGACTCGTAAGAGTACTGGCATGGTTGCAAACTATCTACTATTAGTCACTATTGACATTGTTGGATACGTTAGACTATTAAATATATAAGAGAAAGGTTTGATCAGCCATAAATGATCATGTTGGTATTTGTAGGCCACAAACTACAAAGGAGAAAAAAATGAGCTACGTCGATTCAATGTGGGATCGCGACAAGGACGTTATTCGCGTCGTTGAGCGTGATCCCAAAAAAGGCAGAATCTTTCAAGATTATCCTGCCAAATATGTATTATACTACCCAGACTCTAAAGGAAAATATCGTTCAATTTACGGTGATCCTCTTAGCAAAGTTTCTGTCAAAAATTACAAAGAGTTCCAAAAAGAAACCCGAATTCATTCAGGAAAGAAACTCTTTGAAAATGATATTAATCCTGTATTCCGATGCCTAGAAGAAAACTATTTAGGCAAAGATGCTCCTAAGCTCAATGTAGCATTTTGGGACATTGAAGTAGACTTTGATCCAGAACGTGGTTACAGTACTCCTGAAGATGCGTTCATGCCAATTACTGCGATTTCTGTCCACCTACAATGGTTAGATACATTAGTATGTCTTGCAGTCCCCCCAAAGACACTGACAATGGAGCAAGCAGTAGAGCAGGTAAAAGACTTTCCTAACACAATGCTGTTTGAAACAGAATACGAAATGTTGGAAACATTCCTGGGCTTGATTCAAGATGCAGATATTTTAAGCGGATGGAACAGTGAAGGATACGATATGCCTTATACTGTCAACCGCATCATTAAAGTTCTTAGCAAAGAAGATACCCGTAGGTTATGTCTATGGGACCAGTTCCCCAAGAAACGGGAGTACGAGAAGTATGGAAAAAAGGCTATTACTTATGATCTTGTTGGTCGTGTTCATTTGGACAGTCTCGAGTTGTACCGCAAGTACACCTATGAAGAGCGACATACATACCGATTGGATGCAATTGGAGAGATGGAGGTAGGTGAAACTAAGACGCAGTACGAAGGTACCCTAGATCAATTGTACAACAATGACTTCCGCAAGTTTATTGAATACAACAGGCAAGATACTGCATTGCTGAATAAACTAGATAATAAATTAAAATTTATTGACCTAGCAAATACACTAGCACATGAATGTACTGTGTTGTTACAGACCACAATGGGTGCTGTGGCTGTAACTGAGCAGGCCATTGTAAATGAAGCTCATCATCGAGGACTAATTGTTCCGGGTCGTCCTAAACGTGATGATGATTTAGAAACACAAGCCGCTGGTGCGTATGTTGCATATCCTAAGAAAGGATTGCATGACTGGATTGGATCAATGGACATTAACTCATTGTATCCGTCAGCTATTCGTGCATTAAACATGGGACCAGAAACTATTGTTGGGCAGTTACGTCAATCTTATACCAAAGCTGAAATTGAAGGTAAGATAGCAAAGGGTTCTAGCTTTGCAGCCTCTTGGGAAGGCAAGTTCGGCAGTAACGAATACGAACTTGTCATGGCAAAAGATCGTGTAACTGATATCACAGTTGATTGGGAAGATGGCAGAGTTGATGTGCTAAGTGGGGCTCAAATTTATGAACTGATTTTTGAAAGTAATCAGCCGTGGGTTATCTCAGCAAACGGTACTATCTTTACCTATGAGAAAGAAGGGATCATTCCTGGATTGTTGAAACGTTGGTATGCCGAACGTAAAGAAATGCAGGCAAAATTAAAAGAATGTATTGCATCGGGGAATAAAGTTGAAGAAGAATATTGGGATAAAAGACAGCTGGTTAAAAAGATTAACCTTAATAGCTTATACGGTGCTATTCTTAACGCTGGTTGTAGGTTCTTTGATAATCGTATTGGGCAATCCACAACTCTTACTGGTAGACGGATCGCCAGGCATATGGCTTCGAAAGTAAATGAAGTTATTACTGGAGACTATAACTACACCGGCAAGAGTGTGATATACGGTGATACTGACTCTGTATATTTTAGTGCATACACTACTTTAAAAAATGATATCAATAAAGGGGTAATTCCCTGGAACAAAGAAGTTGTCGTTCAACTATACGATACTATCTCTGAAGAAGTAAATGGAACATTTCCACAATTTATGTTGGACGATTTTCATTGCCCAAAAACTCGAGGAGATGTTATTAAGGCCGGTCGAGAATTTGTTGCTATCAAAGGCATCTTTATGACCAAGAAGCGATACGCTATCTTGTACTTTGACAAGGAAGGTAAGAGGCAAGATATAGATGGCAAGCCAGGTAAAATCAAAGCCATGGGCTTAGATTTGAAACGTAGTGATACTCCTGAATTTATGCAAAACTTTTTAAGCGAGATTTTAACCAAAGTTCTTAACAATGCTCAAGAAGAAGAAATTCTAGAACGTATCGGTGAGTTCCGAAGTGAATTCAAACAGAGGCCTGGGTGGGAGAAGGGTAGTCCTAAACGTGCAAATAACATTGCAGAGTATCAGGCCAAAGAAGTCAAAGCGGGTAGAACCAACATGCCCGGACATGTTCGTGCTAGTATTAATTGGAATACTCTTAAACGTATGAACGGTGACAAATACTCGATGGGTATTGTAGACGGCATGAAAGTTATTGTGTGCAAGATGAAAGACAATCCATTAGGATACACTTCAATTGCATATCCAGTTGACGAAATGCGTTTACCGAAATGGTTCCAAGAACTTCCGTTTGATCATGGGGAGATGGAGGCAACCATTATTAACAATAAGCTAGAAAACCTTATTGGAGTACTAGAGTGGGATTTAGAATCCACTACACAAAATAATACATTCGGCAGTTTATTCAGCTTTGAATAAAATTTATTTGACATTATACAAATTTCTAAATATACTAAACAAAAGGATTTAAAATGAAAGACATTCTTCAAGACATCGTAGGTCACACACATAACCTTGGTTTCCTAAACATTGTGAAAATTACTGGAGACGATAAAAAGACCTCCGTTGACAGTATGGCAGATGACCGTTCAGTTATCATGTACGCCGAAACTGCTAACCCATATCCAGATATGATTGGCGTATTTGGTATGCCACAAATGAACAAACTCAAGTATTTGCTAGATTGCCCTGAGTATAAAGAAGATGCTAAGATTGAAGTTACTACCGCAGACCGTAATGGCGATACTATCCCAACTGGTTTGCACTTTGAAAATAAGACCAAGGATTTTAAGAACGATTACCGTTTTATGAACACTGACATCATTAACGAAAAGTTAAAGACTGTTAAGTTTCGCGGAGTTAGATGGGATGTCGAGATCGAGCCCAGCGTTCAAAGTGTACAACGTTTTCAGTTCCAGGCGGCTGCAAACAACGAGCACACTACATTCCTTGCAAAGACTGATGGTGGTAATTTAAAGTTTACATTTGGTGACCAAAGTACACACGGTGGTGAATTTATTTTTGCAACAGGTGTTACTGGTAGCCTAAATAAAGGATGGACATGGCCTGTTCAAAGTGTATTGAGCATTCTTAAAATTGCCGATGCAAACAATGCCAAAGTTAGTTTTAGCAATGAAGGTGCTATGCAGATTACATTAGATAGCGGTCTAGCTACTTACAAATATATTATTCCAGCACAGGCATGATAAAAGGGTTAACCCACAGTGGACTATACCTCCAGGTAACTGGAGGCAGTCCAATGAATCCTTACATTCCTTCCGGAAACCAATCAGCAGGTATGATGAGATATAATACCTCTAATCATAATATAGAAGTGTATGACGGTTCATCGTGGCAAGAGTTAGCCAGCAGCTATGCTAGTGTATCAATGACCAGTGAAGCAGTAGCATTGCTTGACTGGGCTCGAAAGAAGCGTGACGAAGAATTGCAACTTGAAGCATTGGCCCGAGAACATCCTGCTATTAATATTGCCTTGGGCAATTTAAAGAAGGCCAAGATACAATTAGATGCTACAATAATATTAAGTAAAGAACATGACGAAACAACAAGTTAACCTAACACCATTACAGAAAGACTATGCTGTCTATTTGCCAGCTATTAGTAGTTTCTATAGTACCTATGTTGCCAAACAACGACTAGAAGAATTCGTGCCTAAAGCTCGAGTTCCGGCAGGATTTGATCGTGGTATTGAAGGTATGAATTTTTTAAATCCTGAACAAGGATATTTCACATACAAGTACGGTCTATACTCTGCGGGTCACGCACAGTTGGACTTGAATAAGAGTATAACGCAGGAGTCAATGATCCAACAACGTGATCGCGGGAATACAATGATTCTGGGAGACTCCGGCGGATACCAAATTGGTAAGGGCGTTCTAAAGTTTGACTGGTTAGACTTTGAAGGTAAAAGTGCTACTAAGACACGCCAAAGTATTTTAGAATGGCTCGAGCTCACAGCCGACTGGTCAATGATGTTAGACGTTCCTACATGGGCTTGCGATCACATCCATAGTCCAAAGACAGGCTTAAAAACATTCGATGACTGTTTAGACAAGACTCGCTACAACAACGATTACTTCCTAATGAATCGATTAGGCCAAACTAAATGGCTCAATGTTTTACAAGGTTCAGATTGGGACACTGCTGAAAAGTGGTATGCAGGTGTAAAAGAATTCAGCGATCCTAAAGGTAAGTATGCAGGTCGCGAAGCAGAAGGTTGGGCCTTCGGTGGTGCCAATATGTGCAAGATGGATATTACACTCAAGCGTCTAATGACCTTGCGTGAAGATGGTTTGCTGAAGGGCAAAAACTGGATCCACTTCTTGGGTACAGCACAACTCGACTGGAGTTGTTACTTAACTTTGATTCAACGACAAATTAGGAAACATATTAATGAAGAGCTTACCATATCTTTTGACTGTGCCTCACCGTTCATCGCAACAGCACACGGACTTGTCTACACAAACGCAGTCCACACGCCAAAAAGGTGGAGTGTTATTATGGACAAAGCCCCAGATAACAAAGCACTTTCAGGATCAGATATCCCGTTCCCATTCGAATCGTCAATCGGTCGCAGACTAACAATGAAGGATATTGCCTACTATGATCTAGGCGAGAGAAAGACTGACGCAGAATTAAATGGTGCTAAGTTTGATCACTTAAATCCTGCTCACTATAACACTGTGCCGAGACTTAATAAACTAGGTAAGATTCCAAACAAAACATCGTGGGATAGTTTTGCCTATGCATTGATGATGGGTCATAATGTTGAGTGTCATATTGTTGCGGTACAACGTGCTCAACAGTTAATGGATATTGAGATTGCCAAGACTTCCGGCAAGCTACATTGGACACATTGGAAAAAAGTTAAGGGCTCTGATATGAGCGACGAACACAGTGACTGGGTTCCTAGAAATGTGTTATACTTTAATACCTTTGTAGAGGATCTATTCAATACTAAGGATAAAGCAGAAGCATTTGCAATGATCGAACAAGCTATGCCTTTCTTAAAGAGTTTAGAAGGTTCTCGCTTGCAAGGCGGTCCTGCTCAAAACAAGTTTAACAACTTATTCGAAATTGAAGAAGTTACTACTTCGTCGGAAGTAGATTTAGAAAATCCAGACGATGACGACCTACGTTCTTTAGAAGAAGGAATTATTAATGAATCGTGATTATGCAACGGGCACTAGTGATCAGGTAATTTTCTTTACAGGAAAAGAAATTGAACATACTGCGGCATATGGAATGGACACTTTGTTTGTAACAGGTGTCCAAAATCCAGCCGAAGTATTACTGCTTGCAAAACAAGAAAAAGTAAAACATGTATACTTTGGAGCAAATCAAAGTTTTAAACCAAGAAGTACAGAAGAACTCGAAAATTGGAAACTAATGATTATGGCTCTTTTGAAACAAGATTTTTGGTGTACTCTAGATTTTGATTGCAAATATGCAGAAGATATTTTGGAAACGGGACTGAATGAGCAAAGAAAATTCATTTCGATGATTTCTGTTAAGCTACCCTACTTGACACAGTTCAATTATAATGCTACAATAAAGCTAGACGACAAAGATTTTGAAGCAACTAATGCAGGAGTTTGGACGCATAGGTTGCACGACTTGTTGGATAGTAATAAGTTTACCGATTGGGATCAATATAAAGAGGACGAAATAGCAAAATGAAAGAGTTTACAGTTAAAGAAAATAAAGCGTTTAGACTTCGAGTACAAAGTAAAAAATGTCTTACTCCTACAGATTTAAACCATGTACAGTTTATTCAAGAATGTTTTAACAAAGATGGTGAAGTTGACTTTACTTCAAACTATCAATTTTTCCTAACCGATTCAGAGATTAAATCTCTTGCAAAGGAATTAGTTAATGACTGATCTTAATATGATTTGGGTTACCTTTCGCAAGGAAGGTGTTCATCTGTATCCCGCAGCGGCCACAGATCCTAAACTTAAAACAGGCGACATGTATGATGTTAGCTTCCTTGGTACTCCGCACCGTCATATTTTCCATTTTAAAATCTATATTCAAGTATTTCACGATGATCGTGATATTGAGTTTATTCAGTTTAAGCGTTGGTTAGAGCACTGCTACACAGATGGCACACTCGAACTTAACCATAAATCCTGCGAAATGATAAGCCGTGATCTTCACGGAACTATTTCTGCAAGATATCCAGGTCGTGAGATTTGGATTGACGTAAGTGAAGACGGCGAGAATGGCTGCTTCATTAAATTTCCTTCAACCCTTTAATTAGGTATTATAAAAATGGCACAGCCAAATTACATTCAAAAAACCCTGTTCATGAAACCCGAAGTTGAAAAGATCTTTGATGATCTCGATAAGTGGCTTGATTATTGCCGTTTCAACTTGTTGGATTTTAATCCAGCAGACTTGTATCGCTCTCCAGAATACAAGAATTATCAGCGTTGGAACAGCGGAGGTGAACGTCGGCCTCGCACTGAATACAAGGGTAAAAACCCTCGTCCACAATACAACAGAAATGACAGTTTTTCTCGTTGATTTAGAATCAGTTGAGACTAGGTACACGGGTCAGTGGAAGACTCATGTACCTAATCTCTTACGAAAGGCAGGACACAATGTTCAAATTATCTCTGGTCCCGCAGATATTCCTAGTGCTACTACCCCTGGGGCTTTTCTTAATTTTGGCGGCACAAACATCTACAAAGCTCGGCAGGTTGAGCAGATGGGTCGGCTATTTTGCGACGGAGCCGTTCATGCAGGTGATCA